CATTATTTCTCCGAATTTAACATTTTCTTCTTTTGCAGCTGGACTTCCATTCGATCCACATGCAGTTAATAACAACCCAGCCGCTAAAGCTATTCCTAACACTTTTTTCATTTCTTTATTCACCTCATAATTATGTATAAATTTATATTATCATAATATAATTGAGCGATACATATTTATTTTTGATGATTTTTTTGATATTTAAACTAGAATTATTCACTATATTTCCATAATTTATTTTCTAAACAATTTAAAATTCATTTTAAGATACCTGAGAGCTTATTTAAGAGACTTTAAATCTAATTTGGCATTATTTATCCTAAATAACTTATCGTCTCTCTATGGGCTTCTGAGATACCTTAAAACACATTTCCCTAATTTATCAAAATTTCATGATCAATATTTTAGAATATAAACTCACTTTTCATCCTACAATTCAATTTCAATTCATACATACCTCTGAGATCCACATAGACACCTCTAATTGCTCAAGAAATATCTTTTTGGTATTATTTATCCTAAAACTCATAAATGCTCTGTATGGCTCTCTAAATGCTTTTAAAATTGATTATGTTATATTTTGTTTCTGTACAAGTCATATTAGCCATGAATAAAGTCGTGTAACGACTGCAATTCATGAAGGGTGCTGTAACTGCGAAAGCTATGCTTGAGTAGTTAAGCAACCAACTTGAAGATATTAAAAATGTACCATAAAAAGTTATGTACATCCCTTGATACAACTGACTTCCAAATGGTTTTGTGTACAGTAATTTTTTGAGATTTTAAGGATGTTTTCTTTTATCTCTTAGAAGTATATTCTCTTAACAGATAATAATAATATATATAGTCTTACTTTTAGGAGATATATGTTTTTGTACCCAAATTGTTATTATTAATCAGACCAATCAATTACAAACCCTATTAAATCAAGCTTTTTGAGTGAATTTGATTTAATTTTTTATCGTAATTCCCAATCTTCTTATCACTAAAAATGATCGTAAAAAAGTTGTGCAGAACCCTTGATGTACTTGAGTTTTAAACATGTCTATGTACAGTAAAATTCACAGATTTTAAGGATATTTTTATCCCCCTTTTATAAGTATATTCTCTTAACAGATTATTATATATATAGTCTTACTTATAGGAGATATATAATAATGTCCTAAAAATGTTATTAGGGGTATACCACCATTATTTTTGGTAAGTACACCCCTATATCAAATATTAAATTTCCCTAGATAAATTCAAATACACAATACTAATTAAACCACCATTATATTTCTTGGTCACTTGATTTAATTTATAATATTTTTCACTGAAATTATCTCTTATCTCTTTATGAAATTTTCTCGTTGTTATTTCTGTTATACCTAAACTTGCTGCTATTTGACTTATTGACGTTTTAAACTTATCTTTGTCTGTTATATCATTGTTTCCAGTAATATCTTTTAAATAAGTTATGTAAAATAATGCTCCACTTGATAATTCACCAGTTAACACCTTCTCAATGGTGTTTAAATCAAACATAATATAGTCCACTGGATCAATGTTTAAAGGTTGTTGTTTAATTTGATAGCCTCTTCCTTTTTTAACTTTCTTGCCATAAATATGTAAAGTGGGTTCAATACAGATTTTGTATCTATTCTCATAGTTATCAACTTTATCCAATAGTTCTTCACGAGTTAAATCGTTAGTTGTTTTATGATTAGCGAATATGACTTCTTTATTGTCTTTACTTTTTGTCTTAGATAACTCATACCACAACGGTAAATAATTTTGATGAGTAATATAGCCTTCTTTTTCAAAAAAACCTGATTTAGTAAACTCTTTTCTAACTAATTTACTCCAACCAATATTCATAACGTCTAGAATATTTGATAAGTGCATATGATGTTTTCTGTATGTATGGTAAGCATTATGATAGCACAGTATTATACCAATATAAGCATATAGTATTTTACCTTTAGTTGATACACTCATTTTTTTATTTTTAAGGTAAGTTATGACACCTCTCGGTATCACAACTTTGCCATTATTTTTAAATATTTCTCTTCTAATATTTCTAATTTCTTCTTCAGTTAGTAAATGCTTTTCTTCCATGATTTATCCTCTATTATTTATTATATTTTATTTCTTTTAGTGTTCTAAAAATTCACTGATAAAGCATTTTCTAGTTTTTCCTTTATCAGTTTTAATCGAATAATGTACTGCTGATGTTTCAGCAAATAAGAAACATTGATTGATCGTTCTAGTTAACATCGTGTATAAGAATTGTCTACTTAGTAACATGTAATCACTAAATGACAATGCACCAACCAATGTTTTAAACCCACTACCTTGTGAACGATGACAACTAATTGCATAACCTAAATCAATTATACCTATCTCGTTAGTTTTCTGAGTATGTTCATAGAATACTAATTCTCCCACACCCTCAAATTTAATCAACATTCCTACACCACTTGCACATTCAATGATTTCTCCAAATGTACCGTTAAATACTTCAGTTTCTTCAAAAGTCTTATCTTCCAATAACGCAAAACCATTCGCTACATCTTGGAAATCACTATAACCTAATGTTCTAGCAGCGTATTTGTTACCTTGTTGAATAACTCTGTCACCTTTTCTAAACTCATAAACCTTACCAGTTAATGTATTTTGAACTATTTTCTGAGGGTTAAATAATTCTTGTAATTCTTTATTCAAATTAACTACCGACAATTCTCCTTTTTCTTTTAAGCCAGTAATAACTTGAATATCATTAGGGTTCATATCCTTATTGTTTAAATAACGTTTCACAGTATGTAATAAATTATCTTTAATGGCTGCTCTATCTTGGAAACCAAAGTAATAAAAATCTTTGTTATCACCATAAACAGTTAAACCATAATCAGTGTAACCATTAAATTGAGTACCTTCACGTATCTTGTTAGCAACTTGTAATGTACCAGACTCTTTTGCTTGTCTATGTACTTCAGTTAAAGTCACATGTTCAAATTCTGTTGTATCAAGTAAGTTGTCAAATACTGCTCCTCTACTGATCGAAGGTAATTGTCCACTGTCTCCTACAATCATTAATTGAGAACCACTTGCCACAGCTTTAATCAAGTCTAAAAACAGTTTGTTATCAACCATTGAGGCTTCATCTAGAATTACAACTTTCTCACTCAACGGGTTTTCCTCGTTATGTAAAAAACCAAAATTCACTGGATCAAATCTAAGTGTTCTATGTATAGTTTTTGCTTTTAGTCCGTTTTGAGATAGTACGTTTGCTGCTTTACCACTCAACGCACAAGCAACATGTGGTAAACCGATAATATCAATTGCAGTTTTTAAACTCGAAGTTTTACCAGAACCAGCGAGTCCATCAAGGATAAATACTCCGCTGCTTACAGCTTTTCTAATTGCTTCTTTTTGCTGTTCGTTAAATGTGAAACCTAGTCGATCCTCATTCATTTTGATAATATCTTCAAGCTCTTTCGTGTCATACGAGGTGAAACTATCTCTTATTCTTCTTAAATGTTCTACAATTAATTCTTCTTCTCTTCGATATCTCTTTAAACTGATATATCCATTGTCGTAATATACATTTGGATCGTTGATAATCAAACCAAATGTTTCATCGTCAACTTCATCAATTTCTAATATGTCACACAAGTTTTCTTCAAATTTATCAATACTAAGCTTTGTATCTCCAAGTGCTACCATTTGCTCTATAACATATAAAGCACCAGCTCTAATTCTTTGCGGTGAGTCAATACTAATTCCTTTTTTCAAACCATACTCATCTATACGCTTAAAACCAAACCCTCCAGCTGATGTTAAATCATATATGTTATTTTCTATGATATGTAATAACTTTTCTACTGAACCATAATGATCGGCTAATGAAACAACTGCTTTAATACTCGCTCCTAATGGTGCTAACTCTACAACCGCCTTGCTATACTTGGACATCTCAGTAAGCTTTTCTTTAATGGATAGAGCAGTAGCACTCTTAATTCCTTTTACTTCTGTAATATCAACTTTGTCATTAAGAATATCTTTTACTAACTCATCTCTATAACCAAATTCATCAATAATTGCTTCCGCTTGATTATCTGTCAATATTGCTCTTAAAAACTCTTCATTAGCCTTTTTGCCTGAAATACCATCTGACTCCACTTCAATAAAAGTATATGTATCAATTTTTCTTCTTTCATCGTAACTCTCTTTAAATCTAACAGTATAAGCCTCTCCCTCTACTAATGGTTGAACATTACCAGCAATAGAAAAGTTTCTATATTGAGGATGAACTGATATCTCTGGGTTAATTTCTCCTTCAAAACTAAAACCATAAGCACCAAACATGCTACTATCATTGTAGAATAGCTGCTTACTTACTACTAATCTTTCTCTAAATTCTTTAAATTCTTTTTCCATTTACATTTCTCCTTTTTGGGTATTAAATTTAAAACCTAATACAACTATAAGAAATAAAATATAAAAAGTCAACCACTTTACAAAAGAAATAAAATATAGTAAAATAGTTTTATAACTTTGAAAGGAATTGAAAACATGATTATTACAAAGGAAAATTTACATAAGTATATAGATAGCTTAGGCTACTCTATCGAAGAATTAGAAGGAATGAAAATTGGAGACTCGTATGAAATCTCTACGACTATTAATAAAATAAAAAGAACTGCGTTAGATGAATGGTTATTTTTACGATTTGACTCAGTTAATACTCATATACATAAAGAATATCCTTCAAACCAGAATAATAAGGAATTGTGGGATAATTTTAAAAAATCTTGTGATTATGCTTTAAAGTATGGAGAAGATAGAAATAATGCGATCAAAGAAAACTTTAACGATGATCAAGCAGCAGAAATTGTTAGTACAGTAACGTTTATGAATGAACAAGTTAAAACTACTTCAGCTCAATTATCTGGAGAGTCTGGTATTACAAAAACGCTAGAAAAAATTGCAGATTATATTGTATTTTCTAAATTCAACAATGCAAAAGAAGAAGAACAACACGAAGATGTAAAAAAAGAAATTATGCGTCTTGAACGTATCAAAAAGAAAAAACGTAAAGAAGCTGAACAAAAAAGAATTGAAGAAGCTAAGTTAGAACTTAAAAACACTCCATATAACCATACTAAAAAATTATCAGTACCACCTTCTCATATGAATTTAACTAGTCTTAGTCAAATTCATGATAGCACTATTGATGAGCGTTCAGTTGGAACTCACGTTAATTACACAAGAGTAGACAGACAAATGGAGCAAGGTAAGTTTAATGAAGATATGGAGGCGTTCTGGGAACGTTTTTCTCCAAGTAAACCTAATTCAATTCCTCATTATGCTAAAGAACCAATTAATTATAAAGAATTAGCTTACAGTACGATGAAACAATATATAGATGAAATCGAATATCTAGAAAGCAGACCTTTTTCTCCTGATCGTGCAAAACAGATTTCATATTTAAAAACAGAAATGCGAACTGCTTTAGAAACATTAAGAAAAGTTATTCATATTCAACCAACCTCTTCTATTGATGAAACAATTCCTATGGACAGTTGGAATAGATTAAGTTTAAGAAACACTGATACATATATTGCTTTATTATTAGGTTACTATGACGCAACAAAGAAATACGACAATAAACCTTCAACTAGCTTTTGGGCTTTACTTAGAACTTTTGAGCAAATATTAAATAACACAATATGGACTAATGAAGAAAAAGTATTAATTGAGTTTATTCTTGAGACAGGCATTACTGATCAAAAACAAATCGCTTATGAGCTAGAAAAAGAAACAGGTAGTATCATATCGCAAAGTCAAATATCTAAATTAATCAATAAACATATACCAAATAAATTACTTTATACATACGAAAAACAATTAGAAGACTGGATATGGACTTATCGTAGAAAAGGTTTATATAAAACATGTAAGCATTGTAATGAAGTTAAGCTTGCAGTAGACAATAGATATTTCAGTAAAGACACTAAAGGAATATATGGTTTAAAAGCTAAATGTAAGACATGTGAAAAGAAAAAATAATACATATTCGAGAAGTTTGGAATAAAAAATGACTTCTGTTGACAATACTTTATGAAGAGGCATAAACAATCGTTGAGATTTAATTTATTTCCCTCTAAAGAAATAACATATAATAATAACAATTTAATAAAGTTCGTGAAAGCTACCACTTGATTGGAGGAGTAGTCTTTCACGTCTCATTCTTATGAGACTAATTAACATATCCAATCACAAAAAATTAGGGAAGCCTTTAACAAGGCAAAAAGGAGAAAAATATATTATGACAAAATTAGCTAAAAAAGATTTAATTAACGAATTACAAGAAAAATCTCGTGTACGTGGTTTAGAAATTACTAAAAAAGACGCTGCAACATTATTCTCAGCATTTGAAGATACAATGATTGAAGCAATTCATGCTGCTGACGAAGTTGGTTACGATAGCTTCTCAACAAACTTTGGTACATTCAAAATCGTTGAAGTTCCAGAAAAATCTGGTGTATCACGCTTAGGCGGAGAAGAAAAATCTTGGACATCACCAGCACACAAGACAGTTCGTTTTAAATTAAATAAATCAGTTAAAGATAAATTAAAAGCAGAAACTTCTAAGTAATATAATATAGGAGAGGAATTTTATCATGGCACAAATTACTAATTCAATTTCATTTAAAAACGCAATTATCGACCTAGAAAATAATCAAATCATCGAGCTTAACAAAGATACAGAGCAGCAATATTCATTATCAGAAGTATTTAGTCGTTTCCAAGACAAATATGTTTCATTAACTATCAAAGAGAATTCAGAATTAGGTTTTGAAGGATAATTCTCTCAATGAGTTTAAATATTACTCGTGGTGATAATGAAACTTTAGCTCAGTATCACTTCAGACTTTATAAAAATAAAGAAGAGATGGGACTCAGCAATATTCAGATTGCTGACCTTCTCAATTCTGAATATGGTACAAATTACGATGAGTCTAAGTTCCGAAAAGAATATCAAGCTTACATTAACGTTTGGAAAGATATGATCGAAGAAAAGCATAAAGCTTCATTACCAAATGGTATTGTTGAAGAACTTAGATATGAACGAAATGAACTTAAAAAGGAAAAAAATTCGCTTTAGTGATCAAAAACGTGAATTCAATAATATTCTTAGAAAAATGGCACGTTTAGAACACCTACAAGATTACCTTAAAGAAACAGTTGAACAATTAGAACCTGTGAATTTAAACATTCAGCCAACTCATATTGGTGTTAAAGAAGCTATGGTAGTCATTAGTGATATGCATATAGGAATGCAAATTAACTCTCAATTTAACGTTTACAATAAAGACGTTGCTAAACAACGTTTAGAAAAACTTTGCAACAAAACATATGATAAGGTTCAAAAAGAGAACATTACAACATTACATATTGCGTCATTAGGCGATCAGATTAACGGTTTAATTCATTCAACAACTAGAATTAATAATGAAGAGAATGTAATTGAACAAATTATTACAGTTAGTGAATATTTAAAACAATTTATTAAAGTTTTCTTAGATTTAGGCATTAACGTTAAATTTTATAATGTTGTTGGTAATCATAGCAGAGTGGTTGCTAACAAAAAAGACTCTATTGGTACTTCTGAGTCTTTCGAGAGATTAATCACAACAATCTTAGATACTTCTTTTGAAAAGTATTCTAATTATCACTCAGAAAGCGATACTGAAGGTTTTATAGTAATTAATATCTCTGGTAAAAATATAGTCTTAGCTCACGGTGACTTAGATAGAGGTGCTAATTCGATTACTAAGCTTTCACAATTATTAGGAATTCAAATACATTACATATTTACTGGACATGTCCATCATCATTTTGTTAAAGAACATGGTTTAACTGTTCAGTATGGTGTTGGTTCATTCTGCGGACTTGATCAATACGCTATTAGCGGTAGATTTTCTGGCCGCCCTTCTCAATTACTTGTAACATTTAATGAAGCAGATATTGAAGAAACAAATACAGTTTATTTAGACTAATTTAAACTGGTTCCTGAGTACGAAAAACCCTTTATCCTAAGCATGATACGTCTGCTAGGAATTCTTAAAGGTGCTATTTGGTTACAGGTTTCGAATAGCTTTACTTTTACTTAACGACAACTTTTCTACATTCAGATGTAGATTTTTATTCTCGATATTTTATATCGACTTTCAGTTAATAGCTGAACTCATTCGACCATTGCAATTATAATGGTTTCAAAAAGGCTTTGCGAATGTGCCCGTTGAAACATATCGTATTAAAAGTTGCTGTTTCTAGAGCAGCAACCAGTCATTTGTTAACTTTTGAAAGATTAGTTACTATCTCGATTTTGAAAACAAAGAACAGATTACCAGTCTGGTCGAGATATAGTTATAAAGTGTTGAACTTACTGGTTTGGTAAGCCTACTTCTTTTTAGGAGAAAGTTTGAGCGACTAATCTTTGCTTGAAAACTGTATCTAATAATAATTAGGTATAGTTTTGAAGTATAGTTTCCTAACCAACGCCTCTGTTTAAAGCGAAACACGGTTAGGCTTTTTACTTTTAAAGGACTATACGTCCATCAAACAATACATATAGCGATTAACTCGCAGCATTAAATTGCACTATGCTAAGCGTAATTCCTATTCCTTGATCGCATGCACTTGCTTGTAGGTTGAAGGCATAGAACCGAAATAACCTATATGGTTGTAGACTTTGTTTCTTTTGAAGTAAAGTTGAGTTTTTATGGTCATTTAATTGAGACCTAACTTTATTTATCTTGCTAATAAATATTGAATTATGTTTCATTTATTTGACCGCTTCACCATAGGATATATAGCTCCTTTAAGTCTATAAGTCAAAATTAAGTGATGTAGTAATTGCTTAGTTCCCTGTTAATCTTAGTTGATGACTAAGGTCGCTTTTGCGATATGGTTCAAGCTATGACGAAAAGACCTAATCAATCGTTTCCTCATAGATTGCAATAATGATGTACACATTGATTGCAAAAACCTTTATTGGTAGACGTATCAATAAAGGCACTTATTAAATGTTTCTGTTTGGTAAGTGTAGGGCGTGGCAAAGCTGCCACCATAAATATAGCTCATTGATTGACTTTATTTAAAATTATGGAGTTTTATGGTTCTCTTAAAAACCACTGTATATTCGAGTTCGTGATCCTCCCCAAAATCACACTGATGATCATCGTAAGAGAATTAAAATTAAGAAGTCCAGTATTATAAGAAAACTTACTTTTTCGGACTGAAGTTGCTGGTTATAAGTCCAGTTTTTCTAATTAATAAAAGAACAATTTTATTATAAGCGGTTTTCCTAATATGGTAGGCTCAGTTGGTTCGAAACCAAATAAACCGTCCCCTCTCTTATTTTTATTTAAAAGGGTGAGGTTACTCTTTTTCATAACTACTCTCTATAATTCCTCTTTTCTTTTTGATACTTTTTTGACACGCCTCCCTCATATATAAACACACTCACCCTTTTAATTGATTAATATTGTAATTAGAACCTAAACACAGCTTGGGTTTTAATTAGAGTGTTAATCACTCTCATTTTCCTTTCCATGATAAATTCCTTTCAGTTCCGACCTTCTCACAGGTCGGTTTTTTTGTTGGTTAGGTGAAGGTTTTTCCCTCTCCTAATCCTCTCCTTCCTTCACCTACCGAACAAAATTAAATTGACAACTAAAGATAGGTGAAATTATGGCAATAAGAAAAAAAGCTGAAAAGAAATTAACTTGTATGTGCTGTAATAGAAACCTCACTCTTGATTTGAACTATTATCCATTGAATGATAACAACCCAGCATTTCCAAACGGATATTATCCAATATGCAAAGATTGTTGTGCTGATATGTTAAAAGATGAGGAAAACGGTTATAAATCTTTTATTCAATTATTAAGAGTATTAGATTATCCGTTTAGATATGAAGCATTCGAACAAGTTAATTTTGATTATGTACGATACATGAATAAAGCTTCAATAAGACGTAACGCTTCTTTCATCGACTCAGACGCTCTAGTTAGTTCTAAAAGTGAAACATTAACTGAAGAGAATATCATGAAACTTACTCCAGATGAGTTAAGACAATGTAAACTTTATTGGGGTGAAGGAGATTATACTGAAGATGATTATATTTACTTAATCAGTAGATATGAGAGTTACTGTAAGACATATGATGTTGATAGTCCAACCTTTGAGAATATCATCACTCAAATATGTCAATTAGAGCTAGAAATTCGTAAGAAGCGTACTAAAGGTTCACAAAGCACTAAAGAAGAAACAAATTTAATTCTTAATTTAATGAAGAGTGCGGGTATCTCCCCTAACCAAGAAAAAGAAAGTAAGACTAATGATAAAGAAACTTTCGGTGTTTGGGTTAAGCGTTGGGAGAATGACAAACCTGTACCTGAACCTTTAGAAGAGTTTAAAGACGTGGATGGAATTGAAAAATACGTTCAAAATAACTTCCTTTCACCTATGAGACGCTCACTTGATTTAGATGACAATTTCCATGATCAGTATCAAGAGCATATCGACAAATATGGTATCTCTACTGAAGAATTGTTAGGTGTTGAAGATGAGTAAGTTTGTTAACTCTAATAGTCCTTATAAAAATACTATTGATTTATTCAAACTAAGACGTAATAAACGTAATACTAAGTCTCGATCAGAGCAAACGATGGAAAACATAGCTGTTTGGATATCTTTTTATAGAGAGAACCCACATCGTTTTGTTTTAGACTTTATGAATATTAACTTACGTCCGTTCCAATGTGTATTACTTTGGGCAATGATCCATCATCAATATTTCATGTTCTTAGCGTCAAGGGGACTTGGTAAGACATTCTTATCTGCTGTATATTGTTTAACTCGTTGTATTTTATATCCGGGCACTAAGATAATTATTACAGCTCCTACCAAGTCTCAAGGTATCAACGTATTAGAAAAAATTGAAAACGAATTACTTTCTCCTCTTATTCATAGAGAGATTGAGTCTATAAATACTGGAAACCAGAAACCTATGATTGCTTTTCATAATGGTAGCTGGATAAGAGTAGTAGCTTCTAATGATAATGCTCGTGGTCATCGTGCTAACTTATTATTGGTCGATGAGTTCGTTAAAGTTGATGAAGATTTAATAGATACAGTATTCAAGAAAATGTTAACCTCTCAACGTGAACCAGCATTCTTACATAAGGCTAAATATAAAAATTACCCTCGTGAAGAAAATACTCAAATGTATTTATCATCTGCATGGATGAAATCGCACTGGGGTTACGACTCAATGCGTTCGTTTACTAAACAAATGCTCAAGAAGAAAAGCGAAGACGACTTAAAGACATTTGTTTGTCATATCCCCTATTACACAGGTGTTATGGAGAAACTTTATTCTCATAAACAAATGAAAGCCGAAGCCCAAGCAGAAGGTTTCAATAAGATGAAATTTGCTATGGAGATGGAGGCAGTTTGGTGGGGAGAAACCGAGTCAGCCTTCTTCAATTTTAATACAATTGACTTTAATAGAAAGCTTAGTCAAGCATTCTATCCTAGAGAAGTTTTAGTTCAAGCAGATATAAATAACCCGATCAAAGAGCCTAAAGAGAAACGTCTCTTAGCAGTCGATGTTGCTCGAATGGGTGGTAACTCAAATGACGCTTCTGTGTTCAGTTTGATTAGATTATTACCTAAAGGAAAGCAGCAATATGAACGTCAACTCAACTATATGGAGGATATGGAAGGAATTGACTTCCAAACTCAAGCAATAAGAATTAGACAATTATTCGAAGACTTTGATTGTGATTATATTGTACTTGACTTGAAAAACGTTGGTGCTGGTATCTTAGATAACTTGAGAATACCGTTAACCGATATTGATCGTGGTGTCGAATATGAACCACTGAACGTTTCAAATGATGATGATTTAGCTTCTACTTGTAAATATCCAGAAGCACCAAGAGTTATTCACGTTATTAATGCAACTAATGAACGTAACATGGAAATGGCTAACTTATTAGCTGATAACTTCATGCGAGGCAAATTTAGATTATTAATTCGTGAAGAACAAGCTGAAGAGTTATTTAGACAAGATAAGAAACTTAAATATCTCAATCTCAACCCTTCTACTCAAGCTCTACTTAAATATCCATATCGGCAAACTGAATTATTTATCAGTGAAGTCATGAACTTAGAGCAAGTAAATATGGATAATGGAGCATTTAAACTCGTAACTTCTGGCAGAGCACGTAAGGATAGATATTCTTCTGTTTCTTATGGAAATCAATTTGCTACTATTCTTGAAAGAGAATTAGCTCGTCACACAAGAAATATTGATTTCAAACGTTTTGGCTCGGTCAGAAAACCTAAAAATATTATATAGAAAGATGTGATAACACGTTGGAAGATAAAAAAGCTCCAGTAAATGAAGACTTTTTAAATTACATCAAAAACTATGCTGATGTAAGAAACATACCTCTTTCAAGACGTAAGATGGCCTCGTTGTTTCACACTTCTAAAACTGCAATTGATGATGTCTCACAAGAAAAACTAAATACTTGGTTACGAAAACCTGATAAGTTTTACGTGAATATTATCGAGCTTTCTAAAGACTTATATTACAAGTCTGGTGAATATCGTAGCTTACTTAATTACTTTATTGATATGGCTCGTTTCTATTATGTGATTGATCCATTGTTTAGCAGCGATAGTAAGATGAGCAAGGAGAAAGTCAAAAAAGACCTCTCTAAAATATCTTTACAACTTAATAAAATGAATTTAAAGCATGAGTTAGCTAAAATTTACAAAACATGCGTACTTGAAGATATTTTCTTTGGTTATGAAATCGAAGATAAAGACAATTATTTCATGTTAAAACTTGATCCAAAGTATTGTAAATTGGTTGGTATCTCTGACGGGATGTATACATATGCTTTCAACCTGTCCTATTTTGACGGTAATTTAGATTTATTAAAAACATTCCCAGAAGAGTTTCAAAGAGCATACTTAGAACGCTCTATTGATAAACAAGCTGACTTAAATTGGTTTATTCCAGACTTCACTAAATCAGTTGTTTTCAAAATTAATGAAGACGATCCTACTATTTTACCTCCTTTTTCTACAATGTTTGAACCTCTATTAGATTTAAACGATTATAAAAAGCTTAAAAAAGCTGGAGCTAAAATTAATAACTACATGTTATTACATCAAAAAGTGCCAATGCATGATAACGCAAATAAAGATTATCAAGCTGATAACTTTGCAATTTCAGCTGAAGCAATGGACTACTTCAGTGAGTTGGTTAACGAAAACTTACCAGATGAAATTGGTTCTATCGTTTCTCCTATGGAAGTTAACCCTATTAAATTAGATAGAGATGATAAAACCGACAAGGTGCTTGAAGCTACTAGAGATGTTTATAACGCTTCTGGTGTTTCTTCATTTATCTTTAACAATGATAAAAACTCTACTGGTGGTTTAACTTACTCAGTTCGTAAAGATGAGTTATTCGTAATTAATTTCTATCGACAAGTTGAAAGATGGTTAAATCGTAAAATCAGATATGGCAATATCGTAGCCAAAAACCAATGGAGAATTTCTCTATTAAATGTAACTGGAATGAGTGAAGATACTTACTTAGAACAATTAACTAAGTCTGGTACATTCGGTTTCTCAGTTAGAGGGCGTATTGCTGCATTACATGGTTTAGATTATCATACTTTATCTCAAAGTTTAGAATTAGAAAACAACATCTTAGATTTAGATACTAATTTAATACCTCTTGCTAGTTCTCATACTGGCGGTTTAAATACTGCTGTTGAACAAACAAAAGGCAAAATAGAAGACTCTGGTGGCAGACCTACTAAAGAAACTAAAGACTTGTCTGACAGTGGACAAGCAAATCGTGACTCTAGTAATTCTGAGACAAAATCTTTAGAAGGTGGTGACACTAATAATGAACAAATCAAGTAATTCTATTCCAATGTCTACTCAACTTTTAGAAGAATACACTTCAGAAGAAGGTGATATTCGCTTCACGAAAGTTAAGTTATGGCTTATGCATACCGGTCTAAATTTAAATGGTTCAGTCTTCAACAAAGATGTAGTAGAAAAAGCAATTCCTACTTTAGCTAACACACCTATTATGGCAAGTGTTTCTTATAACTTTGATGGAGAAAAAGACTTCGAAGGTCACGAAACTGATATAGAAATCACTGAAGACGGTGAAATAAAATTAATAAATTCGACTGTACCTTTTGGAGTTATCCCTGAAACAAATAATGCAAAATTCGAAACTCGTCTTGGAGACGATATGGTTGAGCGTGAATATCTGACTTGTGAAGGTATTTTATGGAACAAGTGGGATGACGCTGTTGAGATTTTGCAATCTAAAGGTGGAGTAACTGGACAATCTATGGAAATCTCACCTAATTATACTGGTTATTTTGATGGTGAAAATATGATTTTCGAGACTTTCAGTTTCTATGGTGCTTGTCTATTAGGTGATGATGTTACACCAGCTATGAAGAACAGCACAGTAGAAATTAAGTATGCAGCTAAGACTGATGAGTTAATTAAAGAAAAGTTACAAGTGTTTAACAATATTGTTTACGCTAATAAAGGAGGAAAAGAAGTGCCTAAAAAAGACACAGCTGTTTTGGAGGATCAAGAAGTGAAAGAAAAAGCTCAAGAAGAACCTACTTCTAAAACAGAAGTAGTTGAAGAGCCTGAAACTAAAGCGAAAGCTAAAGTTGCTTCTGCTAAAGAAGAGAAAGTTCTTGAAACTAAAAAACAAGAAAAAAAAGAAAAACCTTCAGAAGAACCTATTATTGACGCTCCACCAAGTGTTGAGGATCAAGTTGTAGTTCAAACTGAAGAAGTTGATGATGTTATCGACACTCATAAAGAAGTCAAAGATGATATCGACAATTTACCTGAAGCTGCGGATATGATCACTATTTCTGGTGTTGAATATTCAGCTGAAGACATTGCTGAAAAACTTACTGAGTTAGCTTCTGTTAAATCTCAATTAGCAGAATATCAAAGCAAGTTTGAAGCATTACAAAAAGAAGTTCATGCTGAAAAAGTTGAACAATTATTCTCTACTCATAAAGATAGTTTATCTATTGAGTCTATCGAGAAGCTTAAAGCTCAAGCTGATGGTATTACATTGCCTGAACTTGAAACATTAATCTATGCTGAGATTGGTAGACAAAATTATTCTGCTAAACCAAAAGCTGAGACTAATGCTACAAACTTCTCGCAAGTTGCTATTCCAGTAAACAAAACTAGTAATAACTCTTTAGAAGATATTGTTGCTAGTTGGAAATAAATATAAAATCTTTGGAGGATCATATAAATGGCAAAATTAAATTTAGACCGTGTTAAAGGTCACTACGTGGAATCAATTAAAGCTGACAAAGAATATGAAAACGGTTCTTTAGTTGGTAAAGGTTTATTAGAAGATGGAGAAATTCGTCTTTACAAAGCTGCTGAAGCTACTGCTGAAAACTGCTTCTTAGTTTCTACTCCAGAGCTTGATTTAGCTGCTAAAGCAAACGGTCATGGCTCAATCGACTTTGTTAACCCTAAAGGTTCAATCATGCGTGCTCACCAATTAGAAGTTGGAGATACATTTACAGTTGAACAAAAATTACATGGTGAAGGTTTCGTTGCTGGTGACGCTTTAACTGTTACTGCTGGAAAATTCGCTAAAGGTGAAGGTGCTTTCGTAGTTGAATATGTAACTACTATTGGTGCTGACCGCCGCCCAGCTTATTCAATTCGTAAAGTTAAGTAATAAATTATAATAACACAAATGTATGGAGGATAACTTAAATGCCTAAATTTAGTAATGAATTAAAAGAAGTTGCTATCCAAGCTGCTCATGGTGCAACTACTACTCAATTTTCAAATAAAGACTTATCGGACGCTGTTCGTAAAAAAATGATCGAGGAATTAGGTTCAGATACTTTAGATTATTCTACTTATCGCCGCCGCAAACATGATTTATTCGAATTCATCGAAGAAACTGTTGCTCCTATCGTAAATGATCGTACTGCTGAAATTTTCGGCCAATTCGCTGAATACAAAAACATTGCTTTCGGTGATCAAAACAAATTCTTCATTGAAGATATTAAATTATTCCCTGTTGCTACTATCTCTACTGGTAACGGAAACGTTAAACGTCAACGTTTAGATAGCCAAGAATTAGTAGTACCAATGCACACAATCGGTGCTGGTGTATACGAAGAGTTAGTTCGCTTCTTAGCTGGTCGTACTGACTGGGCTCGTTTAACTGCTCGTTTAGCTGAGTCATTTGTAAATGATATCGCACAACGTATTGGTGACGCTCTTTACAAATCAGTTGACTCTGTTGGTTCTACTTACAAAGCTAACGTTAGTGGTAGTAACGATGAACTTAAAGCTAAAGTATTAGAAATCGCTGACCACGTTGAAGCTGCTAATGGTCAAGCAGTAATCGTTGGTACTAAAGCTGCTCTTCGTAAATTAAAACCAGAAGATAGCTCAGATTTACAAAAAGGTGCTAAAAACGAAGTTGGTTACTTTGGTTTCGTTGATGGTGTTGAATGCATTGCTTTACCTCAATTCCACAAAGCTGGTACAGATGAGTTCGGTCTTAAAAACGATGTTATTTTCGTATTACCTAGCTCAGATGAAAAATTAGTTAAAGTTGTTCAAGACGGTCATTACATCGCTCGTGAAGAAGGCGGATCAGAAGGATATCGCACAGACTTACAAATGAGCTTAGACGTAATCACTCGTGTTGGTGTAGCTGTTGTTACTGCTGCTCGCTATGGTGCTGTTGAATTAAGCTAAGCTTAATATAATTAAAGTTTGCTCCCTATTCATTTAGGGAGCTTATTTTATTTGGAGAAAAAGGAGATTTTTAAATGGCTATTAAAAAAACTACAACTACTGAGAAATCTACTAAAAAAACTACCAAACCTACTGAAAAGAAAACAACTCGTACTACTAAACCTAAACGTAAAGAAGTTGACTTATCTCAATCAGTATTAGTTATTAATATGACTCAAGGTTCATTAACTTATGTAGCTAAAAAAGGTACAGGTTATTTAGAATTAAGTGAATACTTAGATAGTGATTATTTAACAGTTGAAGAGTTAAAAATCATGAAAAGTTCAGCTAGAGGCATGTTCGATAAAGGTTGGTTATTTGTTGATGATGAAGACGTAGTTGAATTTCTTGGAATTAAGAAACAAATGGACGCTATCTTATTACCTGATGAGTTAGATGACCTATTCGAACTTCCAGCAGATGAACTTAGAGAGCGATTAAAAAGCTTATCACCTTCAGTGAAAGAAACGGTTCATTTAGCTATGAAGAAAAAATATGAAGATGGTGAACTAGCAAACGCTCACGTTATTCGTGCTATCGAAGAGTCAGTGAATATTGATAATAACGTTTCAATTCTAAATATCTAGTTGGGAGGCAAATTCTCTTGACAGAATTTACTTTAATTTATGACAAATTTTTATCTAAACTAACAGATTTTTCTTTAGCGAGATTAGATAAAGACGTTTTAGAGTCAGATTTACAAGAACGGTTAATAACTGCTCTTTCAGATTTTGCACAGTTACCCGAAGAGAAAACTGAAGTTGATTTAAATACAAAAACTTTTACTAATGGTCTAAGTGTAGAAGAACAAAATATCATCGCAACTTTAATGGTTATCAATTATTTAGATAAATATATTTTGTCTGAAGATAACATGAGAATTCTATTAAACTCTAAAGACTATAAACAGTATTCACAAGCCGCTTTACTTAAAGAGCTTAAAGCTACTAAGTCTGAATATCAATCAGATGTTGACGCTAAGCTTAATAGTTATAGCTTTAGACAAAAATTCCGAAAGAAAAAGAAAGATGAACAGTAAAACTTATACTATTTATCTCACGGAATTGAAAAATAGAGTTTTCAAGATATTGCCTTTATGTGAAGAAAAGAATGACTACATAGATAAGTATTTAGAGAATTTGATCATTGAACTCAAAGGGCTTCCTAAAGCATATCCTGAAGTGTTTGATAGTCAATCTGCTTGGTACGTTAGAGTATTAAGCTCTTTATTTACTTTCTATGAAGACTTTTCTATCACAGAATTACATAGTGTTGATGGAGTTCAAAGAGTAAGACGAATTATTCTATCATTAGTAAATTTGATAGATAAGGAGGTAGGACGTTAAATAATGGACTACTTTGAAAGATATAAAAATATTAATATGCCTTATGGCACAGATTTAAGTTCACATGTCATTAACGCAAGTAAAGACAGTGCTTTGAGAACATTTCTCTCTTCCCCTACTCTATCTGATATTTATGTTGATAGTATTCCTACTCAGTCAGTTGTAAGTAATTATTCTGGAGACTTTTTTGAGCGTACGTTCTTATTTGAGCCAGACTCAGACTTAGCTAAAGTAGGTAATTATATTGAACATAGAGGCTATACATATTTAACTATGAAAAGTAATGATGATGATATTTATCCTAACCTACACGCTAAGTTATGCAATGAAGATTTTAAACTTCCATTAAATATTACTAAGAAGAAGGTTTCTACTGGTCGTGGTGGTTACACTTATGTTGATCAATTAGAGACCAAAGATATTCCTATTGTGGTTGATGTTAAAGGTTACTCAATTGCGGATAATGCTATCTTACCTTTAACTGAAGGTCGAGTAATTATCTATATGAAATACAGTAAGGAATACTTAGAAAAAATTAAACTTAACTATGAGTTTGAGTTATTTAATGATAGTTATAAAATCACTGATATTCAAACAGATAACATAATTAATCATCAAGGTTATATTGTATTATCTGCACAGAAAGTAGTTGAAACAAATGCAACTTAGATATAAAACTTCTGGTCGTGGTGATATCTTACAGAAGTTTATTAAGGTAATGGCAAATGATGAACACTTATTAAGATTGCTTTACTACAACCCTATTGATGAGAATGGCAATTATATAGAGTTCACAGACGCTTCTTTACCTAATATCACTGAGATGGAAGAAGAGAAAAAAGACCAAATAGTAAATGATTTGATTAGAACGTCTCAAAAGAGTGACGACATAATCGAGATGAAAAAGACAGTTATTTTTGTATTTTATGGTAAATCGAGACCTAAGTATAACAATCATACTCTTGTAGACAGAGAGATTATTTTTATGATCCTATCTCATAATGATTTCTCATTTGCTGATAGAATAGAGGAAATTTGTGATAGATTAGATACTTTGTTCGTTAATAAGCATATTGGTGGCATTGGTAGAACAAACATCGGAATATCATTCCCTGTTGAAGCTCCAAAAGAATACCTTGCTTTTGAACAAAAATACACTATCACTGATAAGCGGATGTGATTTAAATGGAAGAGTTATTAGAAAATCTATTTGATGATCAGAGTATTCAAGATAAAGTTATCTTGAATTTGCCTATCGAAAGTCCATTTGGTGAATTAAAACCACTGAGTATTCATGATTACATGCAACGACTCTCTTCTATTTCAGTAATATCTCTTAACAAGAAATATTTACTCGCTGAGTATGGTAAAGGTTATCAAGAAGAAACTGGTCAAACTGATAATGAAATTTTCATAATGTTGAAAGACTTGAATGAAAAATATTCATTATTCTACTTTTTAAGAGAGATGTTTCAAGACCTTCTCCACCACTATATTATTATAACCCGATACGTTAAGTTCTACGATTATCAATACGATAAGAAAAACCCTCAATCTAGAAAAGACATTGATGAAAATAGTGAAGACGATACGCCTTTAAGTGAAAAAGAATTTACTGAGGTTATCTTAGAAAAATGTATTCAATTTGTATTTTCATTAGATGATGATCAATTTGAGCTTTATCGTAAATACATATTACAACTTCATGGACAATCTGAACCTAGAGCTTTCTTAAACCCTAAGCTTCAACGTAATGAAGAGAAATCTAAAGCTTCAAAGCTTAAAAAGAAGGACACTACGCCAACTTTATCTACTATGGTTACGAGTTGTGCAGTGTACATGGGCGTTGATTACTCAGATATTATGAAATGGAATGCTTTACAATTACAACATTCATTCCAACGAATTTCACTATTCATTCAAAATAACGCTACAACGTTGTTTGCTACTGTTACTTCTGAGGTCGATTTAGTTAACTGGTCAGAAAATATTACTGACAATGAGAAAAAAGAAGATATGACTTTAGATACTTTCAGACAGAATGTAAGTGGAGTTTAGTTAGAATATATATAAATTATTTTAGGAGGAATTGGAATATGCCTTTATATATCCAAGACACTGCGGACGCAGTATTAGAACGTAAATCGGACAAATTTGTTATCGCTACTGGTACAACTCAAACTGTTACTTTGAAACAAAAAGTTGACGAAGAAACAGTTAAAGGCGGTATTGGTAACGCTGCTCAATTCACAATCAAATCTAACAAAGAGTTAGAAATCACTATGGAAGACGCTTTATTCAACTTCCAATGGTTAGCTGCTACTCAAGGTGTTAAAGTTGTTAACGACAAATTAGTTGTTAAACGTACTGAAGTTGCTGAAGTAGAAGAAGGCGGAAAAGTTACTTCTGTTGACTCTAAATTAGCTGGTGACTTAGTTGTTATCGACACTTATGGTAAAAACCTTAAAGCTAAATTCACTGCTGGTTCTGCTACTATTGCTGACTTAACTTCACAAGTTGGTAAAAACGTAACTATCGTTACTGAAGAAGAAGTTCAAGGTGAAAAAGTTTCTATCCGTGCTGACCGTTTCGCTGAGAAATATCGTTTGCAATTATTCACTTATGCTTATGACCAAGATACTGAGTCAATTGCAAAAGACGTATTCTTAACATTCGATAACGTTTCTCCATCTTCTGAGTTTGACTTAAAACTTAAAGCTGGTGATCCATTATCTCCAGAATTACAATTGAAAGCTACTGCAAACCCAAAAACTAAAGAAATCGGTTCTTGGATGATTGTTGATCATCGTGAAGATGATATCACTAGTGGCGTTTCACGTTCTAACTCTGGTGGTTTAAATTCTGAAAGAACTGCTTAATAAATAAGCTACAAGAGTGGGAGATTAGTTTCTCCCCTCTTTTTTATTTATCCAAATTTATAGAATAAAAGGAGAATTTTATCATGAAAATAAACGACAATAATAATACAAATGTCGAACAAAATGCTGTTGTTGACTTAAAAAATGTCTTAGAAATGGCTAAATCTTATGATGAAATTGAAAGATACACTTTATCAAACGGTGAAGACATTGAATTCTATCCCCACTTCTCTCGTACAAAGATTAAAGAAATCATTGAAGAGTATAAAGGATATTTAATTTCTGAAGATAAAGATGATATGAAATTCATGGATATGGTTTCTAAAGATGATGTAAGCTTAGTCCTTTTCTGGTACTTCTTAGCTGTTAAAAAATTCACTCATTTTGGTGAGTCTATGAAACGTATTAAGAAAGTTAAATCTTTAGCTCCTTATTACAATGCATTATTAGAAACAGGTATCTTAGAAGAAATTTGTAATGACGCTTTTGCTTATGAAGAGTTATCAAAAGTTACTGAGATGTTTGCAAAAGAAGCTGCAATTAATGTAACTGCTAATGAATTTGTAAACAAATATGAAGATGAAATCGAAGTAGCTCGTGAAAAATTTGCTAACACTTATTTAAACAAGAGTGAAGATTAATGCCTCAATTTAGTGATTTACAAAGCCTTAATAACTATGTACTTAGAGCAATAACTGAAGTAATGAGAAACGAAGTTGCTGACGCAGTTAGACAAGAATGGATAGCTATGATGGAAAAGAATGTTTATGGAGTATATGAACCTTATTCATATGAACGTAGACATAAATATGGTGGTTTAGCTGATCCTCGAAACATTCAAATTGTTTCAGAAAAAGTTGCTGCTGACTCTGCCGCCATCGTAATGGAAAACTTGACTAAAGGTCAAGGTTGGGATCATTACTATGGAGATTTAATCAATACGATGATTGAAAGTGCAGATGGTTTTGCTGGTAATTCAGCTTTAGGAATGCCTAAACGTCCTTATACTGAAGAAGCAGTTGATTTCATGACAAAAGGAATTGGTAGAAATACTATATTGGACGCTCTCACATCAGGTTTAGCTAGAAGAGGTATTAATATCAATATTAAATAGAAAGTAGGAATTAGTATGGCAATCGAGAAAAACATGCTGAGAGAGAGAGCCAAAAAGCTTCCGACAATTACAGATGAAATGTGGGAAAAGGTACATCCTGTTTATAAGGAACTTTTAAGTGAGTATTTAGGCTCAGTAGATTTATCGAGAGACACTAAAAAACAATATACTTCAGCATTGAAACAATTTGGTTGGTTTGTTGCTGACAGTTTAAACAATAAACCCCTATTCAAATTAAAGAAACGTGACGCATTACGTTACATGAACTATTTAAGAGAAGACCGTAAGATGTCATCATCTGGAATTAACTTAAAGAAATCTGCTGTATCTGCTTTCTGTCAATGGATAGAAAACTATATCGCTGATGATTATGAAGATGAAAATGGAGACTTGGTATTTGAAACATTTCGTAATTTCATGACAGGCTTGCCTCCAGTTGTTAAAAATCAGGTATACGATAAGAAGAAAGTTACTTTCGAAGAGTATCAAGAAATGATGAAAGCTCTAAGAAGTGATGAAGATTATTTAGGTATGGCTTGGTTAGCTACTGCATTTAATGTTGGTGCAAGACGTAGTGAAATTATCCAATTTAAAACATCTTTATTTGATCATGAATGGAATGAAGAAGGAAACTTCTTAATGTCTCATAACGTTCGTGGTAAAGGTCGTGGTGAAGATGGTAAGATACTTCAATTTATGATTAATGATGAAGCACTTAAATATATGAAGCTTTGGGTAGAAAAACGTGGCTATGAAGATGAATACATCTTTACAGTTGGAAATGAAAAAACTCATAGACAAATGAGCAAGTCTTGGGCTGATTATTTCTGCGAGCATACATTGTCTCACATCTTAGGAAGACGTGTTAACCCTCATATTTTTAAAGCTAGTTGTGTAACTTATTTACTTGAAGTTAAAAGAGTAGATATTAAACACGTATCGAAACTAGTAGCACATCATGAGTCAGTTGAAACTACTCAAATATATGATTTAAGAGACTCTGAAGAAGAGAGAAACTCTATCTTTAGTTAATCTAGTTTTGAATTCTTGTGGGAATACTTAGTTCTCATAAGACTTGAATACTAGATTTTTTATTATGATTTCGAGAATAAAAGGAGTGAATAAAGCGTGGCAAGTGATTTTAATATAGGTATATTATCTACCTTAGAGATAGACTCTAGCTCCTCAAGAAAAAAGATTAATGACACACTTAAAAATATTGAAGCAAATATTAACAGCATTAAAGCAGATTTAGAAGTTTCTGACACAAAAAAATCAGAAAACAATGCTGTAAAAAGTGCAAACAACGTAATCAGAAACATCAATTCAAATGGTAATTTAAAGAAATTAAATGTTGAACTAGATGTAAACTTAACAAAAAGTAGACAAAACATTCAAAGAGCATTATCTACTCTATCAAAAGATTTTAAGAATAAGAAAATTGATGTTGAAGTTAATGCTAAAGCTAATAAAAATTCAATCGGACAAGTTAAGAATTCTATTTCTAAAGGTGCAAGTCAGCCACTAGAAATTAAAGAGTCACCTAGTAGTAGAAGCACTAGTAGAGACATTAAAGAGCAACAAGCTTTAATGACAGGCTTAGCAAATTCTTATAAAAGCTTAGATGATTTAACAAGAGCTTTAAATACAAACACATCTGAAGGCCTTAGAAAAACTGTCAAAGAAATTAAAAATGCAGATAATTCATTGAAGAGTTATCAAGTTACTTTGGAGCGTGTTAATCAAGAAGGTAAAAAATTAGGTTCTCAAAGATTTGATTATACCCCTTCTGCAAATGGTTTGAAGTTAAATAAAACTCAATTAACTGATCAAACAGATAAGGCACGTAAAGAAGAAAATGCTGCCATTAATAAATTATTAGAAAATGAAGTTTCTAAATATGATCGTTTATTGAATAAAGGTAAAATTGATATTAAACAACATCAAACTTTACTTCAAACTCTTAGACAGATTACTAATGAGAAATCAAAAGCTAATCAATTTAATCGAACTGATTTCAATAGAGTAGCGAAAGCCGCTGCTGATGAAGCAAAAGAATATCAATATCAAAATGATATGCTTCGAAAGAAATTAGCCCTTACCTCTCAAATTGAGCGTATTGAAAACAGAATGGCTGCTACAATTGATAAACAACAAACAAATGCTTTGAAAAATCAATTGAATTCTTTAGGCAATAATAGAACACCATTCGGTAAAGAAGCTGCCTTCCATATGAACCAAATTCAAGATAAGGTTCGTCAAATCTCTGCTGAAGCTGAAAGAGCAACTAGAACTCAGTTAAGTTTTGTTGATCAGTTCAGAGAAGCAATGACTAAATTCCCAGTTTGGATGGGTGCTACTACCCTATTCTTTGGTGCGATAAATGGTGCTAAAGAAATGCTTGATGTCATTACTGAGATTGATGGAAAAATGATTACTCTTGCAAAAGTTACTGGTGATGAGAACTCTCTTCAACAAACATTTATTGACGCAAATAATGCTGCTTCTCAATTCGGACAAACATTAGGAAGCGTATTAGATGTATATGCAGAATTCGCTAGACAAGGTGTTAAAGGTAATGAGTTATCTCAATTCTCAAACGCTGCATTAATTGCCGCTAACGTTGGTGAGATTGACGCTAAACAAGCTTCTGAATATTTAACTTCTATGTCTGCTCAGTGGGAAACAACTGGAAACCAAGCCATGCGACAAGTTGACTCACTCAACGAAGTTTCCAATAAATATGCTACAACTGTTGAAAAACTAGCACAAGGTCAAGCAAAAGCTGGTTCTACTGCTAAGTCAATGGGACTTACTTTTGATGAGACTAACGGTATCATTGGTGCATTAACAGCGAAGACTAAACAATCTGGGGACGAAATTGGTAACTTTATGAAAGCCACTTTACCTAAGCTTTATAGTGGTAAAGGTAAATCAACTATTGAAGGTTTAGGCATTAATATGAAAGATGAAAATGGACAATTAAAATCTGCCATTTCTCTTTTAGAAGAAGTTTCTCAGAAAACTAAAAACTTAGAAAAAGACCAAAAAGCTGCTGTTATTAATGGTTTGGGTGGAACATATCACTACCAACGTATGCAAGTATTATTAGATGATTTATCTAAAACAGACAGCTTATACAAACAAATTAAAGAAAGCTCTGAAAGTTCAGCTGGCTCTGCATTACAAGAGAATGCAAAATACATGGAGTCAATTGAAGCTAAAGTTAACCAAGCAAAAACAGCATTCGAACAATTTGCATTAGCTGTTGGTGAAGCATTTGCTAAATCTGGAATGCTTGACGGTATCAGAATGGTTACTCAACTTTTAACTGGTTTAACTCATGGAATTACTGAATTAGGCACAACTGCTCCGATCTTCGGCATGATTGGTGGTGCTGCTTCATTAATGAGTAAGAATGTTAGAAGTGGTTTTGAAGGTGCTAGAAGTAGTGTTGCTAACTATATTACTGAAGTAAATAAATTAGCTAAAGTTAACAATGCAGCTGGTCAAGTTGTTGGACTTCAGAAGGTTCAGACTGGTACAGCTTCACAACTTCAGTTTAATAAAAATGGTGAATACGATAAAGCTGCTTCACAAGCAAAAGCTGCTGAACAAGCAACTTACCAATTCTCTAAGGCTCAAAAAGATGTATCAGCTAGTTCAATGATCGCTTCAGGTGCAATCAATAAAACAACTGTTGCTACCACAGCAAGCACTCTTGCAACTCGTGCTGCAACACTAGCAGTGAATGGTCTGAAACTTGCTTTTAGAGGTCTGTTAGCTGCTACTGGTGTTGGTTTAGCTATTACTGGTGTTTCGTTTGTATTAGAAAAAGTTGTCGGTAGTTTTAATGCTGCAAGCCAAGCTGCTGAACAATATAAGCAAAAGCAAGAGCAAACAAAACAAGCAATAGCTTCTATGAGTAATGGTGAAATTAATTCACTTATTAATAGTTACGACAAACTACAACAAAAAATGAATTCTGGTAGTGCGTTTAATACAACGGAAGCTGAAAAATATAAAGATGTAACAAGTCAATTAGCTAATATCTTCCCCGATTTAGTTACTGGTGAAAACCGTTATGGTAAAGAAATGGCTGGTAACAAAGAGGTAATGAAACAGAAGATTGCGTTGATCAAGCAAGAAATGGAGCTTGAAAGACAAAAGAATGCTATCAAACAAAAAGAAGAGCAAGACGCTTACATCAAGGAGCAAGATAGTTTAGCTAAGAAAAACAAAGGTCAAAAATGGTATCAGCTTGGTCGAACTCCAGAGATGAAACTTCACGAACAAGTTCAGCCTACTGCTGCTTCTGATAATAGTAACATCAACAAAATTAATGCGACTATCCAAAAAGTTAAGAGTCAAGCTCAAGCTGAAAAAGCTTTAGAACAAGTGGATAAACAACTTGCTCAATCTCAAGCTAAGAATAGACAAAATGAAGTTCAGCACTTACAAAGAGTTAGACAAGCTTTACAAGATTATATTACTAAAACTGGTCAAGCAAATCAGGCAACAAGAGCTGCGGTATTAACTGCACAACAACAATTTACTAACCAGATAGCAACAATGAAAAAGCTTGGTACTACTGGTCAACAAGTGATGAACACTATTTCAAATTCTGTTGCGAAAACAGCAAAATCTGGTAAAGCTGCTCAAGCAACCTTTAAGTCATTTGAAACTTCATTAGTTAAAAGTTCATCCTTCAAGAGTAAGATGGCTAGTTATGAAGCTTCTGTTAAGAAATTTAAAAATGCTGCTAATCAATCTGCTAAAATTGCTGCTCTAAAAGATGTAGAACGTGACTACTCTAAAGTTGCTAAAGGTATTATGCAAGCTGCAAAAGCTGCAAACATGAGTAAATCTCAAATGAAAGATTTGAAAAAATCTCTTCAACAAAATATCCAAGCAGAAACAGGCTTTAGAGCTTCAGTAAGTAAAGCTGGTAAAGTTACTATTGATCAATCTAAGAAAATCAAGCAGAATACTGCTGAAACAAGACGTAACTCTAGTGCTAAATTACAAAACGCTAACGCTTCAGACCAAGCTTCTGAAGAAAACAAAGAATTAGCAGACTCAATGCGTGCTGGTGTTGAGAGTTCCCAATTACTTGGAAAAGCAATGGGAGAATTACAATCTCAAGGAACACTTAGCACAGAAACTTTAATTGAATTAACTGAGAAGTATGGAGATGAAATTTTAGCTGTTGCTGGAGATCAGGAAGCTTTAAGTAACTTCATCATGCAAAAGCAAAATGAAGAAACTGATAACTACAACAAAAACCTTAAAACTAAATTAGAAAACTCTTCATCATACTATAAAGCGGTAGCTGGAGCTGACTCTGCCCTATCCAACTACTTAATGGAAAACTATGGCATTGATACTAAAAACTATAAGAGTTTAACAGAAGTTAAAGCTAAAATTACAGACCTTTACTACAATGGCTCAGCTGAAGAACAAGCTAAAGTAGTAGACGCTATCGCAAAAGCTTACCATATTGACTTATCTAACTATGGCTCTCTGAATGAGAAAAAAGAAGCATTAGAGAACCAATTGATGAAAATCTTAGGTAGTAAGTGGAAAAAATATATTGGTAGCGTAGCTAAGGATATGAAATCTCTTGGTGTTGACGCTGGTGAGGTTGGAGCAGATGGTTTTGATGACAGTAAAATGTTCAACCCGGGTGCTCTTATCGGTGCTAACAATTTCCAAAACGTTTCTAATCTAAGTAATATTAGTAATGTATTTAATTCGCTTAATGGTGCGTTTAATGAAGCTAAGAATGAAGCTGCTGGTGTTAGTAGAGGCTTAGATGACGCTGCTAGTGGGTTAAAAGACGTTGGTGACAGTGCTGGTTCAGCTGGAGACGGGTTAGGAAAAACTGGTAGTGGTTTAGGTAAAACTGCTAAAGGTGCAGATAAAGCCTCTGACAGTTTAGATGACACTAATAAAGAATTAGAAAAAACAAAAGAGAAAGCTGAAGAAGCTGGTGTCACAGTTAAACAACTTTATAAGCAATTTACAGTTACTACTTATGTTGCTGATAAATTAAGTATGGCTTTAGATAAAGTTAATAATAAGTTAGAGAAACAAAAACTTTTAACTGAGAAATATGCAACTTGGTCAAGCAGTTATCGTAACTCACTTAAAGCAGAAAATAAATTGCTCGATGAAAAGACAGCTAAGATTAAAAAACAAATCGAGTCAATGAAAGAACAAATTGCTCAAGGTAAAGTTATTGAGTATGGCTTGGTTGGTAAAGACATTAATGTTCCTTACTATGAATATACAGCAAACAATTTAGATGATGGAGAAACTGGTCGTATCTCTCGATATACTGGTAACTCTACTCAAGCTAAAGTTTGGAATTTCTTCAAATCTAAAGGGTTATCTGATCATGCTGTTGCGGGTATCATGGGTAATATGGAACGTGAGTCTAGATTTAAACCGGGTGCTCAAGAGCAAGGTGGTACTGGTATTGGTTTAGTACAACTTTCATTCGGACGTGCTAATAATTTAAGAAATTATGCTGCCAGAAAAGGAAAAAGCTGGAAGGACTTAAATACTCAATTAGACTTTATTTGGAACGAGTTGAATACTACTGAAGCTAACGCTTTACGTGGGCTCAAATCAGCTACTTCTGTAATTGGTGCAGCAAACGCTTTCCAAAGATTGTATGAACGTGCTGGTGTCGTAGCACAAGGTGAACGTAACGCAGCGGCTAAAAAATATTATAACCAATTTAAAGGTACTAATGGTTCATCTGGTTTCCTAAGCGGCGGTGTTGTTGCTGGAACAAACGGAAAACCACTTACTTCAGATAGAAATGCTTATATTTTAGATAGACAATTCGGACGATATAATGGTGGCGGTGCCCATCACGGAAGAGATATCACAAGTGGTACTATTAATGGTTCACCTATTAAAGCTGCTCGTTCAGGTGTAGTTACTTTTAAAGGATGGACTGGTGGTGGTAATACACTATCTATATTTGATGGTAAAAACACTTATACATATATGCACATGAAGAACCCAGCAAAAGTGGTAAAAGGACAACGAGTTAAAGCTGGACAAATTGTTGGTAACGTTGGTACTACCGCTGATAGAAGCTTAGGTGGCTTTTCTACCGGCCCCCACTTACACGTACAGGTAAACTTAGGTAAAACTCCTTCTGGTACGTTTATGAACACTTTCAATGGTGCTCATAGAGCAGTCGATCCTGTTAAATATGGATATACAAAAGTTACTGGTGGCGGTGGTTTAAACTTAGGTTCATTAACTTCTGGACACTCAGCAATGTCTGGTTCTATTAGTGCTGCAATGGCTGAGGACTTAAATGAAGCCGAACAAGAACGTTTGAACAAAATTGAACAAGCAATCAACGCACATAACCAAGCTGAAGAAATGAAGCAAAAAGTTGATGAGCTTAGAAAAACGTTAATGGATAAACAGCTTGAAGAAGTTCAAACTGCTAAAGAAAAAAGTGAAAATCTTTATAATATCCAAAAATCTCACGTAGAAGAATATGATCATTGGAGAACATTACAAGAAGCCCGCTCTGCTAAAATCGAATACGAGTTAAACAAAATCGAATTCGAAAAAGGTAGAAATACTAAAGCATGGCGTAATAAAAATAAACAACTTCAAGCTTCTAGACAACTTGAAATTAATTTCGAAGACTCAAAAATACAATATATTAATAAAGCACTGAAAAAGAATGCAAATAAAATATTTGGTAAACACACAGTAAACCGTGATGAATTCGAAACAATGAAGCGAGACGCTCAACAAAATATTAGAGATTTAAAAGCTGGTATTCAAACCGCTTCTGGTGAAATTGCTACTTCAATGATTGATCAAATTCTTGATGAGTATGAAGACCGTGTAGGTAATGTTTCAGCTAAAATTGAAAGAATTGGTAAACAAAAAGAAAAACTTGATTTAGCCGATAACAAACAGGCTTTGAAAAGTTCATCGCTAAGTAGACAACAAGCTAAAGACTCTAAGTCACTAGCTAGTTACATTAATTTCTATATCAAACAACTAGAACGTCAGTTAAAATTAACAGGTAAAAATCATGAATTACAACAAAAAGTAAAAGAACAAATTAAAGAAATGAAAGTTGCTTATGATGACGCTACCCTAGCTGCTCATCAATATATCACTGAAGCTGCCGAAGTTGATACTGAAAGACAACTTCAATTAAACGCTATTCGTTTAAGAGACGCTCAAGCTGAGATGTCTAAAGCGGACTATAAAGCTGGTTTCATTTCACAAGAATATCAAATTGACCTATACCGACAAAATCAAGAAGCTAAGTTCAAAGGCTACTTAAAAGAAAGAGAAGCACTTGAACAAAACAAATTAGAACTTGAAGACATGTATGAGATTTATAAATCTGTACCTTCACAAGCCCAAAAAATCAAAGAAGCTCTAATTGAAACCAAAAATGCTATTAGAGATAACAATAAAGGTCTCTATGATTTGAAATATGATATGGCTAACAGCGTCATTAACGAAATCAAAAACATCTACTCTAAGCAATTAGAAATAGCACAAAAAGCTTATGACGATGAGTATAAAGCATATGAGAAAATGATCAACAAAAAGCTTAAACTTATTGATGATGAACAAACTCAAGAGTCATTCAATAAAGATGTTCGTGATAGAACTGAAGCAATGGATAAAATTAGAAATGAAATTGCTCAAAGAAGTGGTGACGATAGCTTAGCTAACCAAAAGAAACTTAAAGATTTAAGAGAACAATTAAAACAACAAGAAGAAGATTACACAATGTTCCTTAATAATAAAAATCGTGATGACAGAAGAAAAGCTTTACAAGATGAGCTAAGCGATAAAAACGAACAAATACAAGAACAAAAAGAAGATTTAAATAAAGCTTTCCAAGACTTGATTGGTGATACTCGAAGATTTAATGCGATCCAAGAGTCACTTATGGAAGGACAAATTGATAAATACAAATCTCTAATTGCAGACTTAACTAAATACGTTAACGATAATATGAAAGAAATTGGGCGTTCTACTAGTGAAGGAATATTAGATGGTCTTGCTGCTTCATTTAAAGGCTTGTCTTCTCTATCTAAAGAACTTCAGAAACAAGAGAAGAACAAATTAAACCCAGTACCTAACTCAAAACTAAAACCTACTAAAGTTGATGAAGCTACAATCGCTGCCATTAAGAAAGTTAATGGTTTATCCCCTACTACTATACTTCAAGGTTTAGATATTAAACCTGTTAACCTTCCTAAAGATGTAAAATCAAGTAAAACAGTTACTAACAATAATAAAACGACTGCTAAAGCATTAGTTAACATTGAGAACTTCAATGGTACGAAAGCTGAAGCAGATAAACTAGCTAATAACTTAGCAACTGCCATGAGAAAACAAGGCATATTATAAGATTGCGAGGAGATGAGATAAGTGCCAGATATATTCTCAATGGAATATACAGAGCTGAGAAATGCTCCCCACTTTATTTTTAACGGTTATCATACTCGTGATTTCAATGTAAAAAATGTACAAGTAGACAACGGTTTGGCAAGCGACACGTTCCTTGCTGACCGTACGCCTACTATTGAAAAAACAAGGTTCAGTGAGAAGACTTATTTACTAGGTTATACTGAAGAACCGCTTAAATTTAAAGTTAGATTATTATTTGATGAACATAAATTCACATTGAATAATATCATGACGTTAAGACGAATGATTGACACTGCTGGCTTTAAAGAATTTAGATTTGATAATGAAGAAGAGTCTGCATTAAATATTGTAGTTTATGCAATGATCACTGGAGCTTCTAATCTAACTCATAACGTAATCAATGATGGTTATGTTGACTTAGAATTCCAAACTAATAGTCCAAGAAGATATTCTGAAATCATGGTTGATGAATACGACTTTAGTCGATCAGCTTCAGATAGATTAATTACTGAATTCAAAAGTGAATTAAATAGTATTGTTCAATTAGAAGAAACTTTCTCTCATGAAATTAAGCAATACACTGCTAGAACAAACTATGCAAATATTGAAGAATTTTTTGAGGATAAGAATAAAGATAGTATTCCAGATGGTTGGAAAATTATCGCTGGTAATAAAAGTGGAATTGTTCTAAATAAAGACAAAAGTTTATCATTAGCTAATGTAAAACTTAGAAAACGTTTCTATCCTATTAATAATAGAAATTACTATATTAGATTTCATGGTAATGGTGGAAAGTTTAGAATTCATGAAAATACTTATAAAATCACAGATGGTTTAGTTCATGAATTTAAATATAGAAGAAACCTATTAGGCAATAGTGGTACTTTTGATTTAGATAGTTCTAGCGATGGAATTGGTGAAGGTTGGACTCAACAAGGAGATAAAGGTACTTTTACTATTAATAGAGTAAGTGAGTTTCAACAAATTACTGATGGTGGTATTTTAACTTCCCCTATTTCCATTCAAAAAATGCAAAAATATGTAGTGATTGCAGACGATTTAAATAAAAATTCTACTATAAAAATCGGTAGAAACACAGTGACCAATACTACTTCCCTACTTACAAAGATGAAGTTTATTGGTAGTTTGTCAGATCATGATATCACTATCAGTGCAGTCACTCCAACTAATAAAGCAATGTTATCACATATTCGAGTATTTGCAGTTACAGACGATGAGTATGCAGAATTCGATACATTGACTGACCAACAAATTAAAGATAAATACCCCCATACTGACGCTCACGATTATTTCGAATTAGATTTTCTAGATACAGCTGGAAAAATTAATTATATAGATATGTGGGAATTAAATGATGTTAATAAAAAGAAATTAGATAAAGGAACTAAAATAGAAGATATTATTTATACACCATATAAAAAATATCAAGCATTCCTTAATAAATATAAAACTAATTTCACTCGAATGAAGGTTGAATTACTTGATAACTTCGCTAAAGTAAGTGAAGATCCAACAATTAACTTCAGACCAATTCGGGATAAAACAACGATTTTATTGCAAAAATTCAACCTACTTTTACAGAGTTTATCGTTCGGTGACGATATGAAAAAGTATCAGTGGGCTGACTTACAACCATATTATCACCAAGTTTTACCAATCAAAGAGGAAACTGCGAAGCTTTTACCAGATTTGATCAATTTCGTTAAACTGAATTCGAATAAAATTGATTTAATTTCAAACTTAGCTAACAGTAAAATTACAGTTTATAACTTTGGTGATAAACCTGTTTACCCTACTTTTACATTTGAGTCAACAAATGGCTCAGATATATTAGTAAGAAACTTAGATACCAATCAACAAACAATCATCAGTGATAATCTTGCTGGTGAGACAATTACTATGATTGGTGCAAGCGAACAAATTTATTCTTCTCGACCAGCTCCATATTTTAAATATGACGCACATGACGATAACTTTATCAGATTGGGTATTGGAAGTAATGATTTAGAATTCGCTGGCAATTTTAAACTGAAAATTAAATATCAATTTGTATTACTATAAAGAGTCACTTTTGTGACTCTTTTTATATTTGAGTTTTTAAGAATATAAGGAGGAAACAAAATGACTTTAAATAACCATTTTGCATATACATTTGAGGAGAGACCTACCCCAAAATTATGGCTTTGTAAACCAGATGGAACCAGAATTGAAAGAATTGCAGACTTTTCAAAACTTGGTGGGACATTCAAATTCACTAATGTGAACACTTTGCATTTTGATTTACCATTGCAAGTATTTAGTGAAGACACTAAGCAAATTGAAAGAAATAAAGTAGTTGATTTAGTAAAAAATAAATACTTAATTGATTATAGATATAACGGATATAGAGATATCTTTGTAATTGATGATATTAAAAAATCTGCTAATAACTCTGACTTTATTACATTAAATTTAGACTCAAGAGCGTCTGAATTAAATAAAAAAGCTGCAAATGAAATTGAATTATTAGGTTCTACTATACCTCAAATGATGAACAAAATCTTATCAATTTATGCTCCATTATGGAAACTTGGACATGTTGATGGAAAAATTATTGATGTTAAACGTGAGTTAACTGGTTCTAATACAACTGTTAACGCTCTTATTGATAATATTTGTTCTCTTTTTGACGCAGTTGCTATTTATAACAACATTGATAGAACAATAAACTTCTATTATAAAGACAATGTTGGTACTAATCGTGGTTTAAGAGTTAGGGAAAATAGTTATTTAAAATCATTTGAAGATCAATTCGTTTCAAAGGATATCGTTACTAGATTATATCCATTTGGTCAAAGCGGTTTAACAATTCAAAGTGTTAACCCAGCTGGCTCTTCTTATATTGAAGACTTCTCTTATTTCATGTCACCATTCAAACGTGATAATAACAGAAATGTATTACAACATAGTGATTATATGTCTGATGAATTATGTCACGCTTTGTTAGATTATCAAGAGTTCTACGCTAGTAAGAAGGATCAAGCTGGTGAATTATCTAAACGATACAGTGAAATTCTTAAAGAACATTCACAAGAAGACTTCAGATTAAATCAATTAAGTGCTACACTTCAACGATTAAATGAACGTGTTGAATTAATTAAGCCTAAATCAGAATACATTGACTTAGGAACAAAAATCAAAAATTTCAAAATCACTGTACCTAAATCTTCATATTATTTAATCATGATTAGAAATGACGGTAGTCTCGCTAGAATTAAATTCAATAATAAGCAATACAATATTCCAAGTGGTGAATGGTTGTATATCAAACTTAAAACTGGCAAGTTCAATGACGCTACTAAGTTTGAGAAACAATTAGAATACCCTCTTGAAATATTAAGTGCAAACGCTAATTTAAGAGTAGTATATACTCGTTCTTCTGAAGGAGATTATGAAGAAGAAGATACTAAGAAAATCGAAGAAAAATACAACTTAGAAAAATATAAAACTTTAGTAAAAGATCAAGAAAAAGTAGTTGCTTCAATCGAAAGACGATTAAAAGCTTTTGAAGACCAAAGAGCAAGTGTAACACGTTCAATGAATGCTAAGAATTTCTTATCTGAAAAACTTTATAATGAACGTGAGTTATATGTTTTTGAGTCTGTTTGGACTGAAGAAAATCATACAGACGCTCAAGAATTATATGATGACGCTGTGAAACAAATGAAGGAACAAAAGAAAATCAATAGAACGATTACAGTTGATTTAGTTAACTTCATTCAATCACTTGATCATAAAGATGATTGGGATAAATTAAATGTTGGAGATAAAGTTATTTTCCAAAACAAAATCTTCAATACTAAAATCAAAGCCTATATCACTGAAATGCAATTAGATTTCGAAACTAATCAAGTAAAAATTACTATTAGTGATATTTTTGATTACAAAGATTTAGACACAATCATCGCTGAAAAATTAGCACAAACTACTTCTACTTCTTCTCAAGTTAATTTTCATAAGCAACAAATCAGAGAACAAAATGGAAGAATTACAGACATGACTCGTCTTATCGAAGGTGAGTGGGACGCAAATAAAAAGCGTGTAATGGCTGGTAATGAAACAGTTGATATTGGTTCACATGGTGTTAAAGTCATTTCAAAAGATAACCCTAACGAATTCGTAATCATGGTTGGTGGCGTAATTGCTATGACTCGTGATAACGGTGAAACATTTAAAACTGGTATTGCACCAGAAGGTATCAATGCTGAAATGCTTATCGGTAAGATGATCGTTGGTGAAACTTTAACTTTTGAAAATGAGTCTGGCACAGTTAAATTCGACAAAGATGGACTGTACATTAATTCTAAAAACTTCCACCTAGTTTCAAATGATGGTGAGGAAAACTACTTCGATAAATTAAAACGTGAAATGTCTGAAAATGCTAAACAACAAACAGACAGAATGTTAGAAGAATATAAAAAAGAAGTCTCACAAACTATTTCTGAAGCTACTGACGTTAGAAACATTGTTGATAATGCAGCGGATATTCTTCAAGCAGCTTTTGCTGATGGTGTTATTACAGATGTTGAAAAACGTTTAATTTCTGAAACTCTTGCTCAACTTGAAAAGGAAAATAGAGAATTCGAAGATAAAATCAACTTAGCTTTAAACCACCCTTATATCACTGAAGAAGACACTATTGAATTAAATAATTCTATTATTGAATATAGCTCAATGTATGAAACTCTTATTATTTCTATTAACGAGAGCGTTAGTGACAAGATGATCACTCCTCAAGAGTCAGAAGAGATTAATCAAAATATCGTTAACTTTAGAGAAGAAATCAAAGATATCTTGTCATTAGTAGAAGAAGTTATTGAACGTACGAAAAATGCTCAACTACAAGCTACTTTAGAAGAAGCAAAAGATTATACAACTAGAGTCCGTGATGATATTAAAGATGAATTAAATGACTTAAATAAATCATTTAAATCTTTAAATAGTACAGTTGAAGAGTCATTAAAAGATAATATCTTTGACGCTGCTGAATTAGAAGCTATCAAAACAGTTGTATTAGTAACTAAGTCAGAATATCAAGATATTACAAATAGATATTCTTCAATGGCAGTAAATACAGATTTAAATTCAGAAAGTAAATCAGATTTAACAAAAGCTTATAAAACTTTAGATACTAGCTTTAATGATTTTGTTAAATATATTGACAATATGACAATGGATAGAATTGCTGATGAGTCTGAAAAAGCTAATTACAAAACGAAATATGATACTTTACAAAAGAACTTATCAGATTATATGAAAAAATATGATAATTGTATTTTAGAAATATCTAAAAAGTATTCTAAAGACGCAGCTGATAAAGTATTAGGTGATTTCACAGCAATCGCAACTGAATTACAAAATGATTTTCAAGATGTCAAAGATAATTGGGTTGAGTTTAAACAAACTACTCTTGAGTCATTTAAAGACGGTATAGTAACTGAAGCAGAAAAAGCTCGATTAAGAGTACAGCTAGATATGCTTGATCGTGAAAGTATGGATATTGAAGAGCGTTATAAGAGTTTACTTGCTAACCAATATACTGATACTAATATTAAAAACCGTTTGGCTGCTTCACGTTCTCCTTACCTATCAGCTCATGCTAGTTTAAGACAATCAATTGAGCAAATAATTGCTGATGGACAAGTTGATGAAAGTGAAAAAACTTTAGCTAATAATTCACTCAATACTTACAACACAACATTAACTGCTTATTCTAAAGCTATTCAAGAAGCTTTAAATACATTATCACAAATCATCTCTTCTGATGTGGCAAGTAAAAAAGTTGAAGAATTCAATGGTGTAATAACTACAATTTCTTCAGATGTTGACACAATCAAGAAACAAAGAGATGGATCAGTAATCACTTATTATTATAGTGGTGTACCTACATTATCTAATGATCCAGCTAAAAGTTGGACTAATAATAAATTAAAAGACTTACATATTAAAGATATGTATTTAGACACAAAATCTGGTTATGCATATACTTTTACTAAATCTGGTACTAGTTATTCTTGGAAACCACTTACAGACCAAGTTATTGTTAGCTCATTGGAACAAGCAAAAAATGCACAAGATACAGCTGATAATAAACGTAGAGTTTTTGTAACTCAACCTACCCCTCCTTATGATCAAGGAGATATGTGGACTCAAGGTTCACAAGGAGATATTTTTGTCTGTGGAACATCAAGAACTACTGGTTCATTCGTAAGTAGTGATTGGGTTAAAGCAAGTAAATACACTGACGATACAGTTGCTAAACAGGCAGCAAAAGATTTAAAAGATTATAAAGTTAAAATGACTAAAGACTTCAAAGATTTAAATGATGGTGTATCTACTTTTAAAGCTGAAGTAGTTAAAGACTTTAAAGATGGAATTGTAACTGAAGCTGAGAAAACTAGATTGCGTGTTCAATTAGATATCTTAGATAGGGAAAGTCAAGATATTGAAGAGAGATATAACAGTATCTTTAATAGTCAATATGCAGACACTCAAGTTAAAGCTACTATTTCTAATGCACGCTCTACTTATAATAACTCTCTTACTAAGTTAAGAAACACAATTCAAACCGTGATTGAAGATGGAAAAGTAACACCTACTGAGAAAACTACTGCTAATCAAACTTTAGCTACTTATAATAATGCTTTAACAGGTTATTCAACTGCTATCCAAGAAGCATTAAATAGTATGTCAAAAGTTATCGCTCAAAAAGAAGCTACTAATCAAGTAAATCAATTTAATGAAGTTATCAATAATATAAATACAAATATTACTGATATTCAAAAACAAGTTGATGGTGCAATTGAAACGTTCTATTACAGTGGAGTTCCAACACTTAAAAATATTCCCGCTTCAGATTGGAAAACCACTAAAAAACTTGAAGCTCATCTAGGTGATTTATATTTAGATACTGCTACTGGTATTGCTTACCGTTTCTTGAAAAAAGGAACAACTTCATCCCCTACTTACTATTGGTCAGCAATCTCTGATCAAATTATTACAGACGCATTGAATAGAGCAAAAACAGCTCAAGATACTGCCGATGGAAAAAGAAGAGTTTTCGTAAATACACCTGTTCCACCATACGACACTGGTGATATGTGGACGCAAGGAGCTAGTGGTGACATCTTAGTTTGTCAGACACCTAAAGCTAAAGGTGGTATTTACTCAATAAATGACTGGGTAAAAGCTAGTAAGTATACAGATGATACAGTGGCAAATAGTGCTGTTCAACAACTAAACGAATATAAACTCACTAATAATCTTGATGTCGCAAACTTAAAGAAAAAAACTAGCGACTTTGAGAAAACAGTAGTAAATGCTTTTGACGATAGAGTTGTTAGTATTTCTGAGGCCTCAGCCATTAAAGGACAACTTACTCTACTTAATCATGAAAAAGATAGATTGACTAGACAATATGAAAATATAATTGGAAATTCTAATCTAGTTGGAGCAGAAAAAACTAAACTATTTACTGCATATTCAAATATGAATACTAAGCTTAGTGATTTAAGTACCACTATTAATAGTGCAATTGTTGATAATAAAATTGTTGACGCTGAAAGTAAGTCTGTAACTTCAAAATTTGAATTATATAAAACTTCAGTTAATGAATATCAATTTGCTTTTGATAACGCTCTAAATTCAATCATTAGAGAAATCGCTTCTTCTCAAGCTAAAGATAGATTAGATGAATGGAAACGTACAGAATTTAGTACAGACTCAGACGGTATTATTGAAAGAGTAGCTGGTGCTAAGTTTGACTCAAAATGGACTGATACTTGGAGAAATACAGTTAACCCAGCTATTCAACAAGTGAGTAATATAACATATGGAAGTGAAAACCTATTACTTAATAGCGAAAGTCGAAATGACGGTGCTAATACCACGACACACTCTTTTATAAGATACTATCTTACGCACCCTTTAGAGATAGGCAAAACTTATACTTTAAAAGCAGATGTTGTCACTACTGACGAAAGACAAAGCGGACAAACTAGCGTATATCCTTATAACCCTAGAGGAATAAGAGATACAGTAGATATTAAAGATGGTAAAATTATTTATACATTTACAGCACAAGTTGAAAGCACAGAGTTTCTTATTTATAAAGATGTAGTAGGTCAATCTGATGTAGACTTAAATGTAACAATCGAGAAGGCTATTTTAGTCGAAGGAAATAAAGTTACAGGGTGGTCTCCAGCACCAGAGGAGACTTCTTCTGCTTTACGAGATTATAATACTCGTATCTCATCAGCAGAAACATATATTGATCAGAATAAAGATAAGATTTCTCAAATTGCTACTAAATCTGATGTTGACGCTTCACTTAGTAAAGTAGCTACTTATGAAACTCAATATAATGTTTCTAGCGGAACTAACTATCAAGTCCCTCTTCAAGAATACAATGGCTCATTCTTTACCGACAACTACACTTATGAAGTTGTGGCTAAAAATAACTCTTTAAGTTCTAATAACGTGGCAACTGCTGTATTCGTAAGTAAGGGTTCAAACAAGGGATATGAATTAGTTGAATTAGACAACATGTCTAAAACTGGTGCTAACCCTAGATTTGTTTTAGACAGTAAAGGTAGACCTTCTATTTCTACATTCTCTCCTCAATCTGCTTCTCAAGATATTTCAGTTATCTACACTAAATATTTAGGTAGTGCTTCAGCAATCAACACAACTAAATCATTGATCGAACAAACTGCTAGTTCTATTGAATTACAAGTTAAGAAACTTACTGCCGAAACTGAATATAACAACATATTATTAAATTCAGATTTTTCTTCTGGCTGGGAAGGTTGGATATATGTTGATCCTCAGTTTAGTATCGTTAATAAGAATACTTTTGGTTATACACGTTTCGATACTTTAGAAAACAAAACTAAAAAGTATAATACGATCAAAATGACTTATAACAAAAATACTAACTACCCTTCTGTATTCTCTAATTTTATTTCTGTTGGAAAAGGTCAAGAAGTGGCAATTGGTGAAGATTTAACATTGTCTTGTTATGCATACATCCCTTCTTCTTCTAAAGGTCAGCTTACAGGAAACGTTTATATTGAATTAAATGGTTACTTCGATAAAGACCAAAGAAACAACCCTTCTCTTGCTAAACACTACATTAATACAGAAGACTTTGAGTATGATAAATGGTTTAGAATGACTGCGACTACTACTATTCCAGCTACTATTCCAGACGGAAGAAAAATGAACTACATCAGAGCTGGTTTAAGATATAGTGCTAAAACCCAAAGCGTTAATGACAAAGCAGTATTCTACTATGCCTTGCCTCAATTAGAACGTGGATCAAAACCAACCGAGTGGTCATTATCAAGACTTGATGTGTTTAGCACCGAACAATTAGCTGCTAAAATCGCTTTAAACCCAGAAAGTGTCGATATTATTGCAAGAAATATTGATTTCAATACTGACTCAATGAAAATTTATAACTCAAATGGTACTTTAAACATTTCTGGAGATACTTTAACAATTAGTAACAGTAAAAGTTCTAATGAAGTAATCATTAACCCAAATGGTTTTACACTTAAAAAAGATGGAATAGTTAAATTTAAAAATGGACTAGATACAAGCGACTATAACGTACAAGCTTATGAACCACAGTTTAGTTCGTGGAATGACCTTAAAGCTACTCATTCCGCTGCTTCTAGTAAGTATAATTACGTTCGACATATTGAGCCGGGTATGAATGGTTATTATACCGTAAATACTGGTGTTTATAATTTTGCAGCACAATATAAACAACTAGTTGAGTCTAGTGGAAAGAAAAATGCGAGAGTTAATAGATATACATATCTATATAATAAGCGTTATTTAAAAGTACAAATGTCTGCTTCATCAAAAGGAAAAAGTAAACTGTATATTAGGTTTCTCTCTACTACTGGAGGAACTTTGTTCCATGAAGAAGTTGTTTCTTCTACTTCAACAACTTTCCCAGATGTCACAATTGATTTACAAGCAAAATTGGGATATCCACCTAATAATAAACCAGACTTCTTTGAAGTTCAGGCTGGTATTGCTTATGGAGAAGATAACTCAGTCAATGGATATTTCAGAATAAGACGAATGGCTTTAACAGATACACCTAATGCGGAGGTTTAATAAAATGGAAATTATAAAAACTTATGACTCTTTAATAAATCAAGAAACTGGAGATTACTACACGGATCGCTATGTATTAGCTGTTCCGTATACTTCTATAAATTCAGAAGGAAAAATTATTGGAGATTTTGCTTTTGGTTCAACTCTACATACAGTTGTTCCTTGTGCAACTCTTATTATTGATGAAAATATTTACTCACAAATAGAAAATTTAAGACTTAAAATTATTAATGGTGTATATAAATTAGTAGCACCAGATGATTATAATTTTGTAACTATCGAAGAAACTGAAAGCGAAGAAGACCGAGAAATTCGTGAATTAGAAGAAATGTTAGCTAAATTAAGAGCTAAAAAAGGAGTTAGATAATAATGAATGAAAATGATTTAAATTTACAATTACAAAGATTACAAGCACAAAATGAGAAGTTATCAGCTGTTGTTGGAAATCAAGCAAATTATATAGCTGAACTTGAAGTGACGAATGAAATGTTGTTAGCTCAAATTCAAAATAATGATGAACAAGAAGCTCAAGGTTAATACCTTGAGTTTTCTTATGTAGAATACAAGGAGTGTTTTAATTGTCATATTTTAATAATGTCTATACGTTAAAATTAGATATCAAGCAACAAAACCCTAACCCAGTAATTCGTATTGTTCAATATGACTCAGCTGTTTTCAAAATAGAGTTATATGATAATGGACGTAAAATTGATATTAAAGATGGTGAGAGATTTACAGTTAGCGTAGAACATGAGGCTACTGGTGAAACTCATTCTGGTATCGCTAAATACGATGGTGAACAATTTGTTGTGTATGATTTAAGAAAAGCCGATATGAAAAATATTGGTACATATAGAGCAAGATTTGCCTCTTATAAAGATAGAAACCGTGTTTCTTCATTAATGTTCAGATATGAAGTTTATGAAGATTATGAAACAGTTGGAGACGCTAGTGAATTAACTATGCTCCAAGAACTATTCCAAGAGGTTGAAGAAGTTGGAAGAGTTACACAACGTCAAGGTGAATATGCTGAGGATCGTGGAGATTATGCAAATGCAGCTGGTGACTATGCAAACCGTGCTGGAGACTCTCATATTATGAATTGGCTACCTTACGTTAAAACTTTAGCTGAAAGAAATAAACTTTATCCAAACCCGGAAAACGGCGATACAGTTTATGTTATTGATGAAAATAAAGTATTCAGATATGACGGAATTGACGCATTAGACTGGGAAGCAATTTCTGGATATGACACTTCAGTTATTCAAGATATTTATAATACTAAGGAAGATAAAACAGTTGTTGCTAAATTAAGAGAAGATTTAAACTCATTAACTGTTGGTGCTAGAAACTTACTTACAGGTACAGATTTTGAAAAACCTATGAGTTTAAAATATTCTACCCCTACTTTTACCTTCACTCAGAATAAATCAGACTCTTCTATGACATTAGCTCCTACTGATCAATATGTATCATCTTCTGCTGCCTACTTTAATTTAGAAAAAGAGGCTCTCGAAAATAATTTCTTTACACTTTCATTCAACGTAAAAGTATTAAGTGGTACTGCTTCACTCAAGTTTAAAGTTGGTGACTCTGCTTATTCTGAACCTGTCACTTTAAAAGCCTCATCTAATTACCAACGTGTAGTATTAACTACTTCTACTCAAGGCTTAACAAAGAATAAAACTAACCTTTTATTGCAAACTACGAGTGCTATTGCTATCGAAAAAGAAAGCTTTAAAGCAGAAATCGGTAATAGAGCAACTACTTGGACACCTTCTTACCTAGATGTAAAAACAAAACTAGATGACTATGGTACTAGAATTAAAGGTTTAGAAGTTGAAATGAACACAAACGTAGTTAAGAAGATGGTTTATGAAGCTGATAAATCTAAAAATGAAGAAAAATTCAGTAAAATCATTCAAGACGCAAATGGCTTATCTTCTATCGTTGCTAAGAAAGTTGAAAAAGGTCAAGTTAAATCTATGATCAACCAAACTGCTGAGCGTATCAGAATTAAAGCAAGTAACATTGATTTTGATGGAGCAGTTGTATTTAAAAACAAAAATAACAAGATTGATCCTAATGCCTTTGTAAGAATTAACGGTGGAGAATTAACTGCTAAAGGTTACTACCGAAGAGTATGGCGTGATGGTAAAGCTCGTAACCGTGTTCAAGTTGTTCAACTTACAGACGGAATGGTAAGAATTTCCGATCCAAAAGGTGACTTGATTGACTCAACAAAAGATAGAGACTATCGCTATGATATTGATGTTCATGGTAAGAGAGTTTACAGTACAGTTCGTTCTCTTTATTATTCTTCAGATGGTGTCTCTACTTACCGTGACGGTTCCGGTAAAGCATTTAATAAAGACGGTAAAGTAGTTTCTTCTGGTACTATCGAATTCTTCTCACATGAGTATTCTAGAAGTCGTGGTTTAACATTATATTCTGCTGGTGGTGCAATTGGTTTACAAGCAGCTAAAAATGCTATCCATATTGACGCAGCAGCTACTTTATATAATCGTTCAAGACAAGCTAATGTAATCATTCGACCTCACGAGAATGTTCGTAAGGGTATCAATGATTTCAAATTTGGTATCAGTGCTGATAATACAGGTAGACTTGTTTATGGTGATGAAAGTAAACGTTTAGGTGTAGGACTTAGATTTTCTAAATCATCTAAAAATAAAGTAATTACAGGTATTGACTCAACTGGACGTGCTGGTTCAGATGTACGTTTAGAAATTGGTGAAGTAAGAGCTAACAAACTTTTATCAAGAGATGGTAAAGAAACAGTTTACTTCAACAATGCTGGTAGTGGTAACTTAACTCAATCAGCTACACTTCGTGCTGGTGGTGTTAAAACTAATGCAACTAACTTCTATGTTGGTGTACGTGGTGAACTACGTGTTACTAATACTAGAGGAGCTAACTTTGGCAGATATATTGGTTACATGCCTATAAGAGCAAGTAAATTTAACTCTGTATCTAGTAGAAAATATAAAACAAACATTCAAGATTTAAAAATTAATTCTTTAGATGTTTTAAATTCTACTGATATTAAACAATACAATCTTAAATCTGATTTAAATGACGGTATCGACAAAGTTAAATATGGCGTGATCCTTGAAGACTCTCATGACGCTTTAAAAGAAGGAGACGCAATTGACGTTTATACTATGACTTCTATCCTTTGGGATGTTGTTAAAAAACAACAAAAAGAAATCGAACAATTGAAAAAATAATCTCTAAGGTGGCTATTTATTAGTCACCTATCTTCTTTATAAGGTGGTGATAACCATTAGAAAGCTAAATGAGTTAAGAGAACTGTTCAAGAAAAACTTGTTACAGTTAAATATAGCCACAATTGGTTTTGATGTATTAATCATAAGCACAAGTATAATTGGTATGATCAAATCAATAGAATTGATCAATAAGAACACTAGTGAATTAAAAAATGCTTCTGTATTCTACTATAATATCTCTGGAGTTGTTGATATACAGATAATGGGATGGCTGCTTTTAGTATCATGTTTCTTATTATTAATTTCAGTATTCATTAGAACACCAAATGAATTCAGACTTATGATTTTAGGTGGCTTGGTATCAGGCTTGGTTTATTTTGCATTTGGCATTCTTGCAGTGGATAACGCTTCTTTATACGCAACATATTACAATAATCTTATCAATGGATGGGTTCAAATAATAATAGCAGGAATGGGTGCAATTGGCATATGGAAAACAAAAGTGTAATCGAGGTGCAATTATCTGGTATTAAGGAAGATGTAACAAAACTACAAGAAGATCATGACAAAACAAAAGAGCGTCAAGATAAACTTGACACTAAAATTGAAAAAACTTTAGATAAAATGCAAAAGTATCAAGATATGAACAATGAAAAGTTTTTACAATTAAGTATAAACAATGCTCAAATGTTAGAGATGACTAAAAATGTAGAAAAGAATACTGAAAGAACTGCGGATATAATGGAAAGAATGGTTGAAGATGATAAAGAAACAAAGGCTTCAATTGATAAAAAGTTTGCTGAAGTCGATGACGATATTAGTGACTTGAAGTCAGAAATTCATACTAAAATCAATTCTATTGAGACTACTAGTATTAGTGAGGATGGAGAGTCGAGAATATCTGGTAAGACTTGGGGGACAATTTTGATTGCCCTTTTTGCACTTATGGAAACAATGATTAAGGTAGTAGCTCCCCTACTAGCTCCATTAATCACAAAATAAATTTAAAGGAGATAAGATATAATGATTAAACTTGATAAAGGATCACTTGTTAGAGGTGTTTTAGGTTTGCTTGCTTTCGTAAACGTAGCTTTAGAATTGTCTGGTCATAACCCTATTCCTATTGATGAAGGTGCAATTAATACATTTATCACTCTAGCCTTCTTAGGTGTTACAACTATTCTTGGTTATTATAAGAACTTCAATGTAACTCAAGAGGCACATATTGCTCAAGCTAACTTAAACGCTTTGAAGCAACAAAAGAAATACGCACAAAACACAGGTGGAGTAATCTCAGCGGTTATGGCTGATGAAGATAATCTTCCTAACAAACATTTAGATCAAACTATTTAATCTAAGCCGAGTTATCTATTAACTCGGTTTTAATTAATAAGGAGTGCAATAATGAGAAGAAATTTAATTAATAATTATCGTTTCTTAGATTTCCCACAAGAGACTTCTATTGAAATTAAACAAGGTGACTTTACTCCTATCACTGTTAAATTGGACTCTACTGAGACGATCAAAGATGATGGTAAAGACGCAAAAGTTATTTTAATCAACACTGATAATGAAAAAGTATTTGAGACTAGTGTTCCAGCGAAAGATAGAATTATTGAGTTTGCTATCAATAAGAACTTACCTAAAGGAAGATACTTTTTAGAAATCGTCTATAATCAAATGAAGTTTCCTTCTAGAGATTATAAAACTATCATTATTAATGGATCAGCTTCATCAGGTAGTTTAAAAGAGATTAATATCATTAGTACAGATGATATTAAAAACAGGTTTATCTCTGAAGCTAAAAAAGATTTAGCTATTGAAATTAATCGTACTATTGATGACAAATTCAATACCTATATAACTGAAAATCAGGAAAACTTTAAAGGTCAATCTGTTACTATTGCTAACCACGAATTCGATGAAAAAGGTAATTTAAATATTACTTTTAGTGATCAAACATTTATTCAAATACCAAAAGGAAAAGATGGCATTAATGGTATTGATGGAAAAGATGGTCACAACGGTGAAAATGGTCGAGATGGCTTGAACGGAAGAGATGGTCAATCTGTAACCACTATTACTGAACGTGGAATTAGTAATAATAGCAGTGGTATCTTTGTTCGTACATACAAAGTTGATCATGAAGGTATTAAACAAGAATTAATCAGTGAAACTTTCGTTTCTGATGGAAAAGATGGAATAGATGGTAAACAAGGTAAGGCTGGTAATGACGGAAAAAATGGTTCATCTGTTAGTGTTGATCATGTTGAATATGATGAATTTGATAATACAGTAATTCATTTCACAGATGGAAAAACTGCCACCATCAAAAAAGGTATTCAAGGTGAGCAAGGAAGAGATGGTCTCAACGGTAGTGATGGTACGTCAATAGGTATTAAGAATATTGAAACAGATAATTCTGGTAATAATATTGTAAACTTTACTGATGGAAAATCAATGCAAATACCAAGAGGAGAACGTGGACTTGACGGTAAAGATGGTACTAATGGAAAATCATTCACTTATTCCGACTTTACTCAAGAACAGTTAGAAAGTTTAAAAGGTAAAGATGGAATAGATGGCAAAGATGGTAAATCTTTTTCTTTTAATGATTTAACAGAAGAAGATTTTAAAAAGATTTTAGATTATGGAATTAAAAATAATTACTTTAACTCTAAAAGTGAAACTGATTTTTTAATCAGTAATAACCCACCTTTAGATAAAAATAAAATTTGGATAGATACAGGAGTCGATGAATAATGAACGCAATACCTAAAATTTATGATGAAGAAAAAAATGAATGGGTTGAATTAATAACTAAACCTATTGCAGAAGAAGTTGTAAGAATTATGAAAGAAGATTTCATGAAAAATAAAGGTCAAATAAAATTATTAGAATTACCATACGGTACAGGTAAATATGGAGAAACATTTTCTTATAGATTATTTTACAATTCCAAACTTTCTCAAAGTGCAGTTGATTATTCTAGCGGTATTATTACTGGTATTTTAAAAGATATGTACAATCAGTTAGACGATAAAAGAGAACTAACTTACTCAGAAATAATATCCAATAATGATATTAAATCTTTTTTAGATGATATTATAACGTTAAATTTATGTTATCAAGATGAATGGAGTACCAAATTTTTCTCAAGTAAAGATTTAGGAAATATTAGTATTGACTCTGGTGATTGTACTGTATCCTATATCTTCAATGATAACCCGATAGAAAAAAATCAATTCGTAAACAAGGTATATTAATTAAATATAAGTTACATACCCAAACAACTAAATCTAAATAAAATTACAATTTTATCTTAAATAATCTCACAAGAAATAACATATAAGAATATTAAAGAGCTAGTTAACACTAGTTCTTTTTTTATTACATAAATTTAACTAAGGAGTGTTGTTCTTTGAAAACTCAAAAACAAGTTGCTGAAAGATTACGTGCTTACGTTAACGGTACTGTTGATAGTCCATATCGAGTTAGAACTTGGACTCATTATGATGATAATTTTGAAACGATGGAACCGGGATGTATTGATGTAGATCATAGCTTTCACGCTCAATGCATGGATCTCGTAATCGACTATTGCTTATGGATATCTGATAATCAATTCAGAATTCGTGGTAATGCAAAACAAGCTATTGATAATGCACTTCCTAAAGGTTGGAAAATTATTCCTAATGAAAGAGCCACAGTGCCGAAACAGGGCTGGATAGGTGTTAATACAAGCACATATTATGGTCATATTTGGCTCGTTGATAAAGGTGCTACTCAAATGACTATGCCTGTTATTGAGCAAAACTGGAATTCGTTAGCAAACTTAAAACCAAAACGTAGACTTGATTACTACTATGGTTGTACTCACTTTATCGTTCCACCAATCAGCTCTAATAGTGCTGTTGTTAGAGCTATTAATAACGTTTTACCTAGTCCTAAACCTATGAAAGTATTATTAGTAGCTGGACATGGTAAAGGTGCTTATTCAAACGATCCCGGTGCAGTAAATACTGAATTAGATATTTGCGAAAGAGATTTTGTTAGACAAAAAATCGTTCCTAATGTTGCTAAGTATCTTAGACAAGCAGAAGTTAATGTACAATTGTATGGTGGTTCTACTATGAACCAAGACATGTATCAAGACACTAAATATGGTGTTAATCTTGGAGATACTAAGAGATATGGAATGTACTGGGCGGCTCGACAAGGTTTCGATCAAATTGTTGAATTCCATTTGGACGCAGCTAGTCCACAAGCTTCTGGTGGTCATATAATTATTGATAACAATGTATATAAAGATAAGATTGATGAAAGACTTCACAAAGTTATTGATAAATACGTTGGTACAATTCGAGGTATCGACAAGCGTGATAACTTATTAAATGCTAACGTATCTGCTGAGTTGAACCAAAATTATAGATTAGTTGAATTAGGTTTCATTACTAATAAAACAGACGTAAGAAACATTGAGAAACATCTTGAAGATTTCACTAAAGAAATAGCTGAAGCTATTGTTGGTAATGTTATCGGTAATAACTTAGGCTCACAAGATATTAAGCCTTCTACTAAAAAAGGTAGTAAATCTAAACCTTCTAAGAAAAAACCTAAACCTCAACAAATTGAGTGGAAATGGTCTGGTACTTTCTACCCTAATACATTGATCAAAGTTAGAAGAAACTGGGGACTTGATGGTGAAGAAGTTCCTAGAAAATTCTGGCTCAATGGAGAAAAAGATTGGGTATATATCCATTCTGTTATCAAGGACACTAAGAATAAATTATGGTGGGCTAAGATGACTTACCCTCAAAACAAGGAAATTAAATACTTCTATTGTGCTTTAGGTAAAATCACTGATAAAGAAGGTAAAATTAAAAAAGAAAAAGAATTATATGGTAAAATTAAATGGAAATAATCATTTAATATTATTATAATTTATCCCCTCTGACTATTTATAATAGTTGGAGGGGAATTTTTTTGTCTAAATTTTATACTAGCTTTAAATTTACTGCTTGTGCTAATAAACAATTTGTTACTATCGTACTTGTCTGTAAATCAGTTAGTCTTATAGTATAAGAACCTTCTTCAGTTCTTATAACGATCATTACGTCTTCAATTTTTTCCGTTTCGATATCTGGAATAATTAGTCCTTGTGTAGCTTTACCAATAAAATTTACGTTCATTTCCATTCAAACATTGTCCTCCCGTTGTATTGTAAACGTAGTAAAAATGTGAAACTACTTGTAACTATGTAAACCCTTCTTGATACTTAGTTGATAACTCTTAACTTTTATTTAAGAGCTGGTGTAAGAATTAATAAATACATAACTAGATAATTTAACTTAGTCAGAAGAAAAATGTTTATATAATTACTAAAAAACTTAATTGTGTTTCCCAATTATTTACACTCTTAAATGCATAATTTGAAATCGCTAAATAAATATATCACGAATACAAAAAATATAGTATAAGTAACATTTACATAAAATTTACAAAAGTAACTTATTTGTAGCAATTGTGTGTATTTTATAAAATTTTTTTATATTCCCTAATCATTTCTTTTTTAAACATTTATATTTCTTTAAATTGTATATTAAAATCTTTTGTACTTTTTATAACTATTGTTCTCCCCTCTTCATTCGCTCTAAGAACTGTAACTATATCAAAAATATTTTCATTAGAGAATTGTAGCAGCTCCTCTTCTGTGAAATCTCTCTCACCTTCAATTACAATTCGATATTTTTTCATAGTACATCATCCTTTCGCAAAATTTAAATATGAGAACGTTTGTTCGGTATTTATATTAAGGTAATATTAGAACGATGTCAACAAAAATAAAAAGCTCAATGGTAAATAACCAAAGAGCTTACTAGATATTTGTTCTACTATGACTTATCTTCTACCAAATATTCTACTGGAATTTTGCTAAGTATTAAGTCTTTTGATAGTTGTTCGTCATATTTAATAATAATTAGTTTCACATCATTTTGATCGCAAAGTTGTTGCTTACGTTTATCTCTAGCTTGTTGTTTCTTTAAACTTTCTTCTCCTCCCCAATGCTCAACTGGTTTATAGTGTTGAATACCATTATACTCAAAGCCTAGTTTTAATTCTGGTATATAAATATCTATTTCTAAACCTTCAAGGAAAATTGGTCTACAATGACGTTCGCACTCATAATCTTCAAATATATCTTCGACAATTCTAAACATCATAGTTTCAGATATCCAACCTTCTCCTATCTTAGCTACACCATATTCTTCCCTTAGAATATTTTCAGCTTCTTTTCCATAGATATCGTTATTTAAGTTATTTTCTATTTGAACTTGATCAATATACCAACCATGATACTTCCTAAATTTACTATCATTACTTGAATATATACGATTAGGAGTTGTTTTATTACATCTAAAGCAGATATTATCTTTGAATTGAATTTCATTAATTATGTCAGTATTTTCATCATTTAGATATGCTTTAATCACTGGAGGTAGACATTCTTTTACATTTAGTTTATTTACTTTTAATTTATGTAAAGCTTTTTTAGTACAACTACACATATATGGTTCTCGATCAAATGAGTCTCTAAATGCAAAGAATTTTGTCTGATGGTCTAATGGATAATAAGTTATATGTGCTCTATTGTCATCATTTAATACAAAATCAAAACTATCTCCATAGCTATAATTTAATATTCTCTTAATTCTATTTTCGGTATGTGATACAAATTCTCTGTATTCGATTAAATATTTTTTGTATATCTTTCCTTCTAAATAAATTTCTTTATTTTTCCAATTCTTAATTAAAAAGAATATATTTTCAATGTCATCTCTATGTTCAAGATATTCCATATCGCTAGTTACTTTTATACTATATTTATTATCTTCAAATTCAAAGTTGTCGAAACGCTTCATTAAATTGATTGCAGTCTCGAAATACTTCGATTTACTTTTAGATATCGTAATTCTTAATAAATCTTTTTCTTTATTCAATTCGTCTAACTCATCTAAGTTAGGTTTGTATTGGTTAGGGTTATCTAACAAAAGTCCGTCCAAAGCTCCATAATATTTACCATTTATCTCTACTTCCTCAAAACGATCATTCAAAGGATGTAATTCTGGTCTATTATCTACAAGAGCCTCTTCGATTATATTATGAATATGATTTTGAGTATCTCTACCTCTCTCAATAACATTAATAATTTCTTTGGAGTCCTTGATAGTCCCAATACTAATGTAATTTGTGAAACTTCTTTTAGTATTACCATAAGTTATTCTAATAGGTTTATTTCCTAAAGTTTCATCTAACTCTACTTGAATAACATCTTTAAAAGGAATTTTATATGCAAAGTCTTCTTCTTTATTTACCATATAAATTGAGTCAATTGATAAATAAAATGAACAATATATGTTCCTATAATTATCATTAGAAGTGTACTCAAAGTTACAAACAGTCTTGTAATAAATTTCAATGTTTCCAAATTTCTCTTCTAAAAATTCATCGTTTATTTTTAAGTCATCATATAAGTCCATTTCCTAAGTCTCCTAATTTATTAATTATATTATCTTATATTTTACAATATTTTAATTATTAATGAACAAAAAAATAAGCTCTTTGACCATAAATTTGATCAAAAAGCTTATTCTGAATATATCATGTATTCCTTGTTATAACGGGGATAGGACAACTTTTGGTACTCGTTTATAAATTGACTTAATTCAGTCCAGTTCCACCTAAAGATAGACTAAATAAAGTATTATTATAATTAGGTTCCTTTTCCAAAAGTCTCCTTAAAGTCCTATCCCCTTAGAGAAAATTTACTTTTATTTTTGCTTCATTCTCATCCGTCCGATCAACTATTATTTCTTTAATAAGAGTTTTATAGAAACGATTTATTTCTTTTTCTGACTCAGCCGATTGAACATCACTTAGCAATCTTTCAATTTTAGTTTTCTTAATGCTATTATTTACTGTTTTAGCATTATCAATTTTCATTTTGATTGCTTCTATTTCTTTTTCTTTTTCATCAATTTCTTTTTCTTTCTCTACCTTTAATTCAATAGAGCCTTGTTCATCATATAGTCCAATTAAGAAACCTTGAACAATTCTATTCTTAGCTTTCTGAATTGTTTCAAGCTCGTCTTCTTTTTTCATTAATTCCTCTTTTAATTCTTCTACTAAATCTTTATTTTCATTTTGGTCTAATACACTATCAAGATAATCTTTAACTTGTAGAATAACTTCTTTAAGTGTCTCATAAACAACGTTATATGATATACCTTTATAGATTGATGAGTCTCCATGTTTATTTTTCTTGGGGAAAAGATATAAATCATCATCTGTACCTTTTTTACCTTGTGTTACTCTCAATGTCTTTCCGTCTGGTGTCTTACATAAACCTGTTAACGCATATGTTCTCACTTCTGATCCTTTATGAGATTTTACGTTGCTTTCAAAGTATTGTTTTATTCTATCAAATTCTTCTCTTGAATATAATGGTTGATGAGCATTATAAACTCTTCTCCATTCTTCTTCTGGTAATCTTCTGTAAGGTGTTATAACTCTAGTTTTACTCTTTGAAGGTTTCTTATTTCCAACTGATTTATTATAAACAATATTACCAATGTAAACCTCATTTTGAAGTATATTTGCTATTGATGATGATCTCCATTCAGTAGCTCTTCTTGGTTTGATTTTACGTTTATTCAATTCCCAAGCAATATCAGATGTTGACTTACCTTCAAAGAAAAAGTCCTTAATCATTATTACTACTTTAGCTTCTTCTTCTGATGGTGTTAACTTTTTAGTAGTCTTATTTACTTTATATCCATAAGGTGTTACAGAGTTTACCCACTGTCCTCTACTTTGAGCTAACTTTTTACCTTCCCTCATACGTTTATTAATCTGTTTGAATTCAAATCTAGCAAAGAAACCTTTAAATAGAATTATCTCTTCATCTGACTCATTGTTAGCGTCCAATACTTGATAAGGAGACTCAACAACAATTAATGTCTCTGACACTTTCATAGAATATAATATTCTATCGTTATCTGTACCATTACCTCTAGATAATCTATCTAAGTCCACAACTAATACAGCGTCATATAAATTCTTCTCAACATCAGTAAGTAGTTTTTGCATTACTGGACGATCATCAATTGTTGAACCTGAACCAATTTCTTTATATAGTTCATAACTCCAATTATTTAATTCACATCTATTTAATAATCTAGTTTTATGGTTATCTAATTCACTCTCATCTTCTCCCCTAGATAATCTTAAATATACAGCAACATGTTTGATTTCTTCTTCTATATTATGGAAGTTATGTTCATTAGTTCTCATCTATAATTCCTCCTCTTACTCCATTCTTATTCAAAGTAAACGTAACTGATAAATCTATTTCGTCTTCAATATCTACGTCTGTTGCTATCCATTGATTTCTATTTACAGCTTTTACGTTATGTTTATTTAATACATCATAAACGCTTTTATGTGATAAGTTAGTAAGTTTCACAATATCAGAAGTAGTATGTGTTTTTGCTAATTCAATTATTCTCTCTTCAACCTCTTCTGTAATCTTACGTGTAGGACGATGTAAATCTAATTGAAATATTTTCTTCTTAATAGAAGTACGTGACCTTCTAGGTAATAGTTTCATTAATTCTGGCCACTCAATATCATAATTATCTTTTAGTATTTGTTCCTCTTCTTCTGACCAACGTTTAGAAGGTTTAACATGTTTCTTTTTTGTTTTAAACATATAGTCATACTTTGCACGTACTTGTTTATTTGTTCTATTTGGAAAAAAGTCTGCTATATCATTCAAAGTAATATTTTTTTCGTATAATTTTTTAAGTAATTCTTCTTCTGAAGAAGTCCAACGATTAAAAGTTCTTTTACTTTTCTCACTCATTTTGTAATTCAGCTCCTATTCATAATATATGTTTATATTATACCCTAAATACAAAAGAAAACCACCTAAACAGGTGGCTTAATTTAATTTATTATATTTTAATTCCATTGAGTGTATGTATTTGTTCTTGTGTTACGTTAATATGTATATTTTTAAGTTTATCCTTCACTTTCTTGGAAAACTTAACTGATTTTGCTTTATTCATATTTTCTTTTCCTTCCGTTTATTACATGAGTACATTAGGGTATCTTCATCAAACGAAATTTCTTCTTGTATTTTATTCTCTAATGCTTTCTTGAGAATAGAACACGATCCATTTCTATACCTTGTACATCTTTGACAACCTTCTAGGAAGTCATTATATTCGTCTTCCTTATCAAAAATTCCGTTCCAACCAGTTTGAGTGAAAGTTAGTTCTACTCTAGGGTTGCTTGGATCAATATATACTCTATTAAATCTAGGTACTACTTTCTTATCGTTATCAAATACTAAACCAGAAGCTTCTATTGAGTCATTTAAAGTCTTCAATGTGTTATCTAAGTCAACATTAACTCTAGTAACATATGCCTCTATATCCATATATATGTAATGATCCTTAGTATATTCATAGTCCCAGTCAATATTAATAGGTAAAGACATCTGACGCTCAACGTTAATCATTATGTCCTCTCTATTTTCCTTACCAGCTTTAGACAAAATCTTCTTACCTGTAAAACGTCCTCCAGAAAATTGTTGTACATAAAGCTTATTCAATGAAGTAGGTAATGGTAACGATAATCTACATTGTAAAGGCATGTTTATCACCATTTTTAGTTAAGTTTTCTTTAATTTGCCTAGATAAATCAAAGTTAGCATTAGCCACTTGTTTATTACTTAAAATATTCGTACTTCTATTTAAAGGGTTTTGTCTCATACCATTTCTTGATCGTTCAATTTCAGAAGTCACTTTATTAGCAAAGTCATCTTCACCTAAAGGTCTTCCTCTATCTATATCAATGCCATGCATGTCATCTTTAAATGTAACTTGTAAGTTAATAGTTTTAGTACCATGTAAACCTTCAGTATATGTATGTATTACTTCTTTAATATAATTATCAGAATTAAGAGCTAAAGACTCGATTGAGTCAATAGCTAATTTAATTTGTTCTCTTTTAAATTTTTCAGAATTCATATTAATTACCTCTCTTACGTTCTGCATTTTCAATTTGTCTTTTAATCTCTTTAGCAATAAGAGGTTCTGGTTTATGATTTGCTTCCCAGTTGGCTGGTTTCATAATCTTTTTAGTAACTGGATCAATAATAGGTTTACCGTCTTCTCCAAGTTTAGACATATTAGCTTTTTGAATGATTTCAAAGATAGGTTTAGGGTTCACACCTGTCTCTACGATTGAGCCATAGTTAATGTAGTTAATATCATTAAGAGCGTCTGTTTGATTTAATAGAATTTCTTCCTTAGGGAATTCTCCTTTACCGAAACATTTATTCTTAGCTTTATGAATTGAATGAATTAATTCGTCTACTAACTTATTTGTTTCATGCTCGTTACCAGCCACAGATGACCATAAGAATTCTACTAACTCTTCCACTAAGTAATCAGCTCTTTGTGCTGCTCTCTCTTTACTGATTGGTTGAGGTACTTCTGCTACTGGGTGTCCAAATGTCTCATGGAATTTCTTTACATCAAAGTATGGAGCATAAGGTTTCTTCTTTTCATTAGTAGGCTTGAATGGTCTAGCATTCATAATTGGTACTTTGATCAATTTAGTAGTACGTGTATTATCTTCCTTATTGTGATTAACAATAACTTCTACTAAAAGGTCTACACCTTTATTGTTTTTAAACTCTCTTCCAATTACTTTTCCATATTGCTTAGTTACTGTGTCGATTACGATTTGTCCTTTTTTAATTTGTTGAAACATATGAATTCTCCTTTATTGTTTATAAATTTGTTGATTGTGTATCTTTAAATATAAATTTCTTAGCTTTGCTTTGTGATATGCTTTAAAACACATATTCTTAATTCCTTCTAATTCGTTCAATTGCTTGATTGCATAAAATATTTTCCTATCCAATATTCTTACTGATATTTCATCAAGCCCGTGAGTACGTTTGTCGTACTCATAGGCAATGAAAATTCCTTCGATAATTTCCTTCAGTTTATTTTTCTCCATGATATGTATACTTCCTTATTTACTTTGTTCCTCATCTACAAATTTCATAATTTCACCTTGACCAACTTTAGTAGCAACCTTCTCACCATTAACGAACTTAATCATAGTTGGTGTTGACATAACCATATGCTCTGCTGCTAAGTCTGGGTTCTCAAAAACATCTCTATATTCAAACTCAAAGTTCATTACTGGTAAAATTCCTTTTAAGTTTTTACATGGCATACAAGTTGGTGATCCAAATAATAAGTATTTTGTTTCGTTCATAATAGAAAATCTCCTTTAATATATTAGTTTATTATTATAATTTATTTCTTTAAGATAAATTCTTTTAAAGCTTTCACACGTTCCATACACTCTTCTTCGTTAGTATGAGTAGTAGTAATCGTGTAATCTGCTTCAAATGTATCAATATAACTTTCAGTTTCATGAGTTAAATCTGTAATATCAAATTTATCATTAATTGCTTTCATTCTTTCAAGTCGTACAGCGTCATCACACTCAACCTTAACAATGATAAAGTTATTATCCTTACAGAATTGATATTCATTAGGTTGTCTTAAATCTGTGATAACATTGATCACATTCTTAAATAGAGAACTAAAGCTTTTACTATGATTAATATTATCTGCTGCCATTCTTATCCAGATGTCCTCGTCTTGAATTCTCATAGTTTGTCCAAACCATTGATATAAGTATCTAGGTTTTTGACCATCAGTAAATTTATTAGGGAATAGCTCTTGTGCATATTCCTTTAATGCGTCTCCAAAACCAAACATTACTACTCTTGTATTACTATCGTCTTCAAAAGCTTTTGTTAATTGTTTCGCTACTGTATCTTTGCCTGAACGCATTTTACCTGTTAAGGCAATATTAATAGTATTGTTGTTAGTTGGTTGTAATAAAATCATGGTTTTATTCCTTTCCTATTAATTACCTTATTGTAAGAATTTGTTAGATAACTCGTATGAAATAACATTGTTGAAATCAAAGTCTTTGTCACGTAAAGGTACTTGATTTAATGCTAATGTATAACCGTCACCTTTAACTGAGAAGAAGTCATGGTTAGTTGTATCTGTTCTTAAACCATTTTCTACAATAGGGTTAAATGGCTCTGGGTTAAATACTGTCTCCCAACCTAAGTTCATTAATGCACGATTACCGTTATATTGAATGTAACGAATAACGTCTTCAGTTAAACCTAACTTATCGTATAATGAAGCTGCATATTCAACCTCATTGAAGTAAAGTTGATCAAATAGTTCCATCAACTCTTTACGAATATCCTCTTGCTCTTCTTTACTGAATTTATCAAAGATAACTTGAGCTGCATATCCTGTACCACTACCATGAATAGTTTCATCTAAGATAATCTTACGAATGATTTCTCCACTATGAACCATTTTACCTTGTCCAGCTAAATATAATGGATAGTAGAAACCAGAGAAGAACAAGAATGACTCTAAGAAGATTGATGAAGCCATTGCTACATAAATTTCACGATCAGTAGGGTTTGGTTTAAGTAATTTATAGTAGTTAGTTGTAATCAATTTTGTCTTTTTATTTAGATATTTATTTGCTGGTACCCACTTTTTTAAGTAGTAATGAGTATCTTTTCTCTCAAGTAGTGAAGTAAAGATATGTGAATACGACTTATGATGAATATTCTCCATCATAGACATAAATGCAAATACTCCTCTCCAAATCTCTTCGGGATAGTGGAAAGCCAATAAAGGCATTCCTTCAGTTCCCTGTGTTGTATCTAAACCTGTTAAACCTGACAGTGCTTTAACATAAGTTTCTTGTTCATCCGCAGATAATGTCTTCCAAACACTTAAATCTTTAGAAGGTTTAAATTCCTCTTCAGTCCACATTTGTTTTACATTTTGTTTCCAATAAGTTAACGCTATTGAATTATCTTTGTCCCAGTTTGTTGCTCTTGCTTTAATTTCTCTTGTCATTATATGTATATCTCCTTATTAGGTAGTTTTTGTTTTTAATATGTATTAAACTGCACAACTTGTACATTCAGCGATACTGATAAGTTTGTTTCTTGTGTAATAGAGTGATTTAAGTCCTCTATCATGTGCATATGCATATAATCTTGCTAGTTTGTTTGTCTCAATTTCACTGTTAACAAATAAGATTGTTGATACACCTTGATCTATCCACTTCTGAGCTACTGCTGCTACATTGATGATATGTTCTTGAGGAATATCAAATGCAGTTGGTGAATAGAACCACATTGTTTCTGGTGATAAGTAAGGCATTGGATAATAAGTTTCTGAGTTACCATATTTACGTTTCTCTACAACATCTACAACTGGTGTTAATGCTGAAGAGCAGTTTGTGATATAACTTATTGATTGTGTCCTTTATGTTCAGTTAAGGTCGTTAATCTTAACCCGTCAATTTTTGACAGCTTATATTTTCATATAAGAGCAGACTATATCACAACTTACTTTGAAGTAAGCCATCTCCCGCTTCCACTCACTTGAGTGTACTTCCCGCAACGGAATAGTCGTTGAACTCTCCTTTTAAACGTATGATGTAATTAATAATTAAAATAAATTCTAGAATATTCTTCATGACTTATTTTCTCGATTTTATGTATATTATATTTCTCTAATAAATGAGGTAATTGGTTGACTAGAACTCGTTGAGCTTGTGAATGTGTCAAACCAAACTCTTGAGCATAAGTTTTGATAGTGCCATAATATTTAATCTCATTATTTTTATATGTTATTTTATAAGGGTTCAAAAACTGATAATCTATTTTATGATCAAAGGCTATTTTTCCTACAATCGTATCTTTCGGTATTTCTTCTACAACTTCTAGATTTAATATGTTAAGAAAGTTACCTTTTTTAACGTCTTTTTCTGCCCTACTTCTTCCTATTTTAAAAGCTTTAGCCATCTTTGAACATGAACCATAATAGCTGTACAACTCTCCATTTGGAAATGAAGCTTTAATTATTTTACTAGCCTTACTAACTGAAGCTCCTATATGATATCCATGCTTAGTATTATATGAGATTGTTACCCACTCCAAATTTGATACATCATTGTTGTCTTTTATATTATCTTTATGGTTTACAACTGGACAGTTGGAAGGGTTAGGAATAAATGTTTCTGCTACCATTCTATGAACTCTTGCAGTAGTTAATGTACCATTCAGATTAGTTAAACCTACTATCAAATATCCATCTTTATCTTTTCTAGTTTTTTTATTGATCCAACGATTGTAACCACCGTGCCATCCTTTTATCCTTCCAAGATTACTTACTAGGTAATTTGGGTTATTAGGATAACTCAGCCATAACTCGTTTAATTTTAATTTATTACCTTCATGTATTATCGCTATTGGTTTCAAATTCATTTACATCATCCTCTTTAAGTATTTCATACACTTAAAAGGCTTAGCTGCGTATTACCCAATCTTTAAGATTATTACACTTTGGTACTTAAAGCTCTAAGGGTTTCTTCGCAATTCAAGAGATTTATCAATAATATTAATTTATTACCGCCCTAATCAATAAGGTGCAATAGACAATCTGTATGAGTTATATAAACCATTTTTATCAACTTCTCTAGCTAAACGTTGCCAGTCTTCTTTAGTAGGAATGTAAATACCTTTAAAAATCTCTTTAACTTTCGGAGTAATTGGTTCTACATTCTTAGTTACACGATTGTTTTTATAGAAGTATTCTCCAAACTCTTTTCCATCTTTAGCTTTATAATCTGTTTGATCAAAGCCATAGAATTTGTCATTTCTTTCAACTGCAATCTTCATTGACTCGTCTAATGAATAATAGTCCATCATCATGCAGTAAACATTTAGCAAATCAAGTGACTCTTCTGAACCATATCTGATTTTGTTTTTAGCACACATACTATGGAATGACATTACACCTAAACCAACTGCTCTATTGTTCTTATTTGCTTTATGAACTGTTGGTAAATGTTCAATACGTGAGTTGTTAGCTACAAATGTTAAAGCTCTCATTCCAGTACGAATTGACTCTTCGATTGCTTTCTCTTCGATTGATTTAACCATATTAAGAGAAGCTAAGTTACAAATAATATCTTGACCTAATTCATCTTGCTCGTTGTAATCTTTAATGTCAGAAACATGCATGTATTGGAAAATCTCAGTACATAAGTTAGACATTTTGATTTCTCCAAGCTCATTTAAAGCATGGTTTTTATTTGCGTTATCTTTATACATGATATAAGGATAACCAGATTGTAATTGAATTTGAGCGATCAGATTTAACATTTCTCTAGCATTAATTTTGTGTTTGATAACATTTTCATTCTCAACAAACTTGTCATACCAATCATTGATATTAATGTCATCTAAGATTACATCTTTACCGAACTCTTCTTGAATTGAGTATGGCTCAAACATATATAAGTCTTTGTCTTCTTTTGCCAAATCAAAGAATAATGAAGGAACAATTAAACCGATTGAAAGTGTAGCTAAACGTGTATCTTCATCTGCATTAACTTTCTTAGTGTTTAATAACTCAATTACGTCTGAGTGGAAGATATTTAAGTAAGCAGCTCCAGCTCCAGCACGTTGACCTAATTGATCAGCATAACTAACTTCACCTTCAATTAATTTAGCAACTGGTACAATACCTTTACCTACATTCTTAACACCTTTCAATGTAGCACCACGACCTCTTAATCGTGTTAAGTTAACTGCTACACCACCAGCAATCTTACTAGCTTGTGATACTTGACTTCTAATGAAGTTGATAGAGTTTAATGTGTCATCCATCGTGAATAAGTAACAAGAAGCTAATTCTCCACGATGTTTACGACCAGCATTTAAATATGTTGGAGTTGCTGTTTGTACTGTTTGAAGTGTATGAGCTTTAATGTATCTCTTAGCTAAATCGACATCTCCGCCAGCTAAGTATAGAGAAACGATTACGTTATGTTGCTCAAAGTCTTCAAGCCATTGTGACTTATCTCTAGTTTTTAATGCGTATGTATCATAGAATTTGCTTGCTGCCATGAAGCTTTGGAACTCAAAGCCGAATGAATAAGCATAGTCTAAAAGTTCTAATAACGTTTCTTCACTATAATCTTTAAATACATCAATGTAATAATCTTCTTCTACTAAGTAACGTAATCTTGCAATCTGATTTGAGAATTGCTTTGTTTTACTCTTTATGTGTTCTAAATATAACTTAATTGCTTCTTTGTCTTTCGATAAGCTAAGTTGTCCTAACTCATCTCTTCTCATGATTTCATTGTTTTTTTCGATCCATCTACTCAAATCATTTACCTCCAAATATTTTTATATTTCATTTCTTAAATAATCTTCAAATTCTGCTTCAGACATTAACCTAATTCGTTTAACGTCTTCAATAAACTTTCTTCTATTTTCGTTCATCTTATCTAGAAGCTGATCAATATCTCTCTTCTCAGCTAAACCATCTAGATAATCAGATACTTGTTGATTTACACTAGGCTCTTCATCACGTTCTAATAAACCAACGTTACCGCCAGTGTAATCTCTATCTACTGTTTTAGTAGTTGTACTTGTAGGCGTGATTACTTCATATGAATTACTTTGATCCAATAGTTTCATACTATATAAGAAGTAAAGCGTCTGAGCAGCTGCCTGTAAATCTTGATGTCTATTTCTCTTCCTTAAATTGTCTTTAATAATATCATCTTGCATATCAAAGACTATTCCAAATTGTTTATCGAACATATCATTAATTGTTTTCTTATGTTCCATTACATCACCCTTCCTTTAATATAATCGACTAACTTATTTACATCGACCATATTTCCAGCTAGTTCATACTTTCCGATCAACTCTACGTTAAATCGTTTCGAAATCGTATCTCCAGCTATTGCAAAATTAGTTCCCCAATTACGATTGCCAGACGACATAACTGCAATCAAATTGTTTTGGTTTGTTTCATTCTCTAGAAAAGTTTCTACTGGTGCTGGAACCTCTCCAAAATCATATGTTGGTGTAATTAACACATATGAATTATTTATTTCTAACGGTTCATCTTTTATTCTATGCACATCTATTTGAATTTGTTCCAGAACTTTCTCCATAAATCGTTCCGTTTGTCTTGTGCGAGAATAATAAGCAAGTGATAGTTTACTAGGTACTGAAATGCTTTCTCTTTTATCCACTGCACTATTCATCTTCCTTTTATTATATTTTATTTCTTATCGTAAAAATTATAATCGAGATTTTCTAAGAAATCTTCTGTTGTATGTATAGCTTCATTGAAGTCTTGTGTATTATCATATGTATCATTGTCTTCCAAATAATCGAATGTTGCGTTTTTGTATGCTGCTTCTAATGCGTTCATTAAATTTTCCTCACAGTATCAAATTATTTTAACTTCAACTTCTTTTCCGTTCTCATGTGCATAGTTTAATAAGAATTGTAATTTATATCCATCAACGGTTACTTCTTCACCATCAAATTTACCAGACATTTGTTTCAGAAAAATACTTTCCACTGTTTTTTCAACTAACTCAATATCTATACGTCCTTCTTCATCACTCGGAATTGAGTCTTGATATTGTTCCTTAGTCTTTTCATCAGTGATAGCAATAACTACTGCTCCATCATACATATTGCGTTCAGCTTGAACAGTCAACACTAAGTTTTCACTACTAGTCACTCGATCAGCAATATATTTTTCATTTCCTTCTTTAATTGCTCCTAAGATTTCAATTACTTTATCAAAAGCAATAATCGAAGCTACATTAACTGACTTGATCATATTATCAATTAATTCTTTTAAAGGTTCAAATTCTAATGGCTCATTATTACCATATGAGTTATATTGAACTCTTCGGAATACCTTACCTTCATGACTTGGACTATCTAATTGAATATGAACTTCCTTGTCATTTAAACCTGTTGCTTGAAGGTCAAACTCTCCTTCTTCCCACTCTTTAACTGCGTGTAATTTCTCATACAATTCTCCAATTGGAGTCTCAGTATTCAAAGTGGTTTTAAACCAATCAATTGCCTCTTGCTCGTTATCAAATCTTAAACCTTCATTTGTATAAACTGGCATTTAGCTTCCTCCTATTTAATTAAGATATTCTGTTTTACTTCAATTTCAGCATAATCAATAGCTTCTTGTTCTTCAGTTGGTAAACTATTGTAGTATTTCTTGAATGCTGCTTTATCAACTTTCTTCTCAACTTTTTCAGTGATGTATTCTTGAGGTAATTTGCTTTCATCTTTGATGTTCATAACTTTACTATTTCTAATTGAAACAGTTAATGTTGGTGAAGCAACTTTCTTCATATCTAAGCGTGACATTTGAACTAAGCCATATTGTTTTAAGTTATCAATATTTCGTTCAGCTTTCTTCTTGAGTTCATCAAGTGCTTTCTTACGCTCACTAATGACTTTAATATCATCTTGATACTTTTGAATTACTTTACCGATGTTGATGACTTTACCTTCTGCACTTTCTTGAATAGACTCTAAAGTGTCTTTCATTTCTTCAAAAGAATAATCATTTTCTTCCATAAAGTTGATCAAGTTTTGGTATTGATCAGCGTAATCGTATAACTTCATATCTTCCATTTTATTCTCTCCTTATTAAACAGTGAGTAAGGAGTTGTAGATTAATTTACATAAAATTTACGCTCAATTAATCTACTTCATAATAATACTTCCTCGCTTACTCAATGTCAACTGTTTTTTTATATTTTATTTCTTATTTTTTGAGTAAACTTTTGCTAATACAAAACATGTAAGTAATAAACAAATATTAGCAACTTCTGTAATAATAATATGTATAGAAACACCTGTTAAACTAAAGATAGTTACTAGCAATGATAAACCTATTGCAAAGAATAAGTACAGTAACGGGTTAGCTCCTTCACTTGTTTTCTTCCTAATAAAGTGAATGATTTGATCAATGTAGGCTAACACAATAGAAATTGTTGCCACTGTTTGACTTACTTCTAATGATAAATGGCTAAAGATTACCAGTGCTAATAGTATGTATAGTAATGAGAATATAACCGCAATTGGTTTTTCTAATCTCCTAAAGTTGATCCAAATTACAATGATGAGTGCTACACCAGCGTTAATAAACTGTCCTAAATAGATATACCATTCAGCATTACCAGTTCGTAGTACATTTAATAAGCTAAACAAAGTTGAAAAGCTTACTAAGTACCAAAACATAGATGATATTCCTGTAAGATTTTTGGAATAAAATATTGATTTTAACTGGTTATAGTACGCAGTCGCAAATATCAAAACTACTAGTAAATTAAGGGTTAAAAGTAAAGTTGCCATTATTGTCCATGCTCCTCTAATGTTTGTTTCGCTACTTTATTGCTTAATAGCAACGTAGTTAAGACACTATATCCAATTATTGATTGATGAATTACTTCTTTTTGAGAGATAGCAGTCTCTACTAAATTTGTTCTTATCAACATAACGATTTCAAAGAAACCAAATGTTAAAGTAAAGAATATAGCTCCAAAGAATATTGATCCTATGATTGTTAAACAAAGTCTTTTCATAATTAATTCTCTCCTACCTATATAAAATTGTTCCGTTATAACCTGTAAATACTTTTGCGTTCTCTTGAATATGATTGTACATAACATCGAATGCTGGGTTTGGTACTAGTTGAATAACTTTATCGTTGTTGGTTTGTACTGCTGTCATATGGCTATTTTTCTTGTATTTTAATCTTACTAATTGTTCTTTATCCATTTCTAATTTCCTTTCAAGAATTTCTTAATGAATTCATCTATTTGATTGGTTCTTCTGCGTTTATCTTCTTGAATATGATCCATTTCATTATCACGCTCTTCTAATTGCTTTTTGATTTCATCAGTATAATATGTATTAAAGTTGATATTCTTCTTCATCAGTTTAGATACAATACCATTTGTCATAACAATACTTACTGGTAACTCACATTTAGTTGTGAAATCTAAAGTAACTTTGTTCTTATACTCATTGATATGTACTCGTGATAAATTCCATTTCTCATTGATTGGATAATCATTTTTGTATTCTGTCATTAATTTTTCTGTTGCTTCATAAAATAGTTCCAAATTCTTCATTTGTCTACCTCTTTTTATAATTTATTTTTAAAACCAAGCTTGTAAAATTTCTAAGCTTTCTATGTCAATATACAAATTTAAATCGTGATATGTATAATGTCCTACAACATTCCTACTTGGATAACCTAAGTCTTCTCCGTTCCAGTCTGATTGCCAATGTAGCCTATTCCAATCGAATTCGTCTGAATCAAACAATTAAGCCACTTCCAATTTTTTCTAAACGCTTCTTCACTTCTGACCAACTAATGAAGCCTTCTCCATTAGTTAATTTAAGAATTACACCATAAATAAATTGATTAGTTGAAAATTCAGCACGGTCTGGATCATCATAAGGTTTACCATTCCCTTGTCTAATATCAGAGCAGTAACAAAGCACTGGTTTATTTAAAATTCTTAGCTGCTCTTCTAATTCATCTTGAATCTGATAGTATGCTTCGGTTTTATTACCAAATTCGTCATATTTGTTGGTTTTTGAAATTTCTCTCAATCGTTTAATTGTGTTTTCAGCTTGTTGTTTCATACCGAGAATAATATTTAATTCTGCAATCGTTCCTAAGCCTTCATTTAAAATGTCTAAAACATAAACATCTGAATTTTCCATAGCAGTGAAATCATTATTTAAAATTCTTTCAGCCAAACCTTCTTGAACCGCATTAGACTTGTCATTAATTGATTTGTCTTGATGTGGACTATATGGTTTCACTCCCTCGATTTTGCTAATTTCATTATGTTGTTTTTCTCTATATCCTACCATTGCTTCATTTAAAATATGACCAGCTAGATAGATGATTTTTTCCAATTTAAAACCTCTCCTTTAAGTTTAATTTTAATCTATTGATTATTATGTAAATTATTTGCTTTTCTCTGAAAGCTCATTTTTATGTATTTTAATGCGTTCAAGTATTTTATTATAATAATCACTATCTAATTCATAACCAATATAGTTTCTATTAGTATTAATACAAGCAATAGCGGTAGTACCGCTACCCATACAGTTATCTAAAACAGTGTCCCCTTCATTAGAATAAGTTTTAATTAAATATTCAAATAAAGCTACTGGTTTTTGTGTTGGATGTATTTTATCTTTTTGACTAGCATTAGAATATCTTAATAATGTTTTTGGATATTTATGTGTTCTAAGGATTCTTTCTTTTTCTTTTGTAGTAGTTCCGCCCATTATTTGAGTTCTTGAGTATTCAACACTTACATCCTTTCTAGCTTTTTCTCTTATTTCCATGATAGGATAGTAATTAATTTTACCTTTTCCAAATACACATATATCTTCAGTTTGTTGCATTGGTCTATATTTTGCTACTAAATGTCCCTTAGCTGTTACTTTATCCCAAGTCCAACTATACTTAAATTTCTTTACATTACTCATTACCAAAGCACTCGTAAAAGGTTGGCTCCCAAATAAAACAATAGCACCGTTATCTTTAATAATTCTTTCATACTGCTTCCATAAAGGCTTAAAAGGTATAATAGTGTCCCACTTACATGCTGTTGTTCCATAAGGTAAATCACAAAGTATCATATCTACTGATTTAGAAGGTATATTCTTCATTCCCTCTAAGCAATCTTCATTATAAATCTTATTAAGCTCCACCTTAACACCTCTTATTATTATATATTATTTCTTGTTAATGTATTATAATTTTTAAATCAACCACTCAATTTCTGGTTTTCCTTGATATCCGTGTTCAAAAACAAACCAAGCAAAACACATTGTACTAGCCCACTTTTTACCATTTTCGTCTGTTGCTTTACCATTTCGTAAAGGGTTTTGTCTTTTAGAAAAAACATATACAGTTTTTAAAGGTGCATTTTTGAACATTTCATACCTTGAAACACCCTCTAATAACTGAATTTTGCAAAACATTGCTACTTTTTTATTCGTAACTTTTAATGATTTTTCAATAAATTCTTTTGCATATTTATATGGCGGGTTTGTAATTATATTATCTACTTTTTCAAATTCTTCTGTTAAAAAGTCTAGATGAGTTTCTCCATAACCTCTATCAATTAGATCATTAGATTTTACAGTGTAACCCTTATCTTTAAGTAATTCAGATATGTGTCCTTCGCCGCAGCACGGTTCCATAACACTTCCTTTAAAGCTTTCAACCTCTAATAGTTTTTTCACACTTTCTGGAGGTGTAGCATAATAATCATTATCTACTCGCTTTCTAGTTAAAGAAGTCCCTGCTAAAGCACTTCCACTTAATTTAGTTGTCATATGTATCTTCCCCTTTTAATATTATATATGTATATTACTGTTTTACTATTTTAATTGTTTGAGCTGGTTTTGAATTATCATAAACAATTAAAGCACTTGGAAATGGTGCTGAACCTGTCCCGTCACCAAATTTAACTCTACCTTTTATAAACCGAATTTCTGCGGCCTTGTTAAATATCCAATCATGCCAGTATTTAGTATCTGTTCTAGCCGGAATTAAACAAACCACAATAGCTCCTTTAAGACTTTCGCTATAAGCTTTTTCCATCCAAAATTTTATTTCTCTTGAATAAGGAGGGTTCATAAAAACAATATCATTTGACCAATCTTGTTTAAGGCCATCGTCCTCTATTGTAAAATATTTCTTGCATTTATGATTTTCATGTGTACTACACGGATCTAATGTAAAATTGAATTCTTTATCTAATTTATCAAATAAAGCCTGAGGTGTTGCCCACTCATTTGTTTCACTACTAAACAAAGCTTTGCTTACCATTTTTTATTCCTCCTAATATGTAACTAACACTGTTTTCATATATGTATCTAATAAGTTCTTTTCTGTCTGCAAATAAATTGCCATTCAATATGTATATCTTTTGATCCTGATAAAGTGGTGTTCCATAAAAACTAATGTCGTAAATGTCTTGCGTTAAGATTTCCATTAGTCTTCATCACTTTCATTCTCTAAGAATTCTATTTGTTCTTTAAGCTCTTCATTCTCCATTCGAAGATATCCATAATCTACTGATAAAGCATGATACTTGTCTTGATATGTACCAACATCTTCTTTTTTGAGCCATTCAATATCTTCAATCAGTTCGTTTATAGTGTCTATCTTGCCAATAGCTTGCATAATTTTTAATTGATCAATAATATCTTGTAAATTTAATGGTCTATTGTATTTAACTTTCACATCAATTACCTCTTTTTTATATATTATTTTTTCTTGAAATCAAGCTGCTCAAAAGTAATATCTCCAGTTGAACTTTCTATTAAAGCGTATCTTAGGAAGTCATGAATACAAATAGTGTAAACATTTTTCTCAACATCTGGATATTGTACAATTTCTTCAATATCAATATCATCTACTGTGATATTATCCAACTTCTTAATTGTTTCAGCGAGAAGTTTTTTGTTTGATTGGTTCCAGTAGTGCTCTGGCAATCTTGCTAAAAGTCTTCCCATTTGATTTGTTTCAACAACAAATTCTTTAATACCTTGCTTATTTAGGTTCGGTAACATCTTTGTCATTCTCTCCTTTTAATTCTTTAATCTGCTCATCTAAATCTGCAATCTCTTGTGTCATGTCAGTAATGATTTGCTCTGACGAAATTCTTGAAGAGATTAATTCAAAGATGAGTTTTGAAGTAGTTTCTTTATCCCACTCTTTTTTAGTTAATGAGGTATTGTTTTCTGTATAAACAATATCTTCAATGTTATTGTCTTCTTTTGAGATATAAATTTTAAAGCTGATCAATTCAACTACATAAGTGTCTTTTTCTTTATGCAATTACTTTCTCCTCCAAACGTTTAATCTTAATGTTATTTGTCTTTAAGATTTCGTTAATTCCTTCTAAGTCAAAGTCATCTAGAACAGGCTCTCTAGTGATGATAATATCTTTTGTATGTTCAGTTCCATCAATATATGTATTAATGATCATATGTGTATATTCATTTTCATCTTTCGTGAATTTGAAATCTACATCATGTGTTTTGTTTGCTTTCGCTATGTATAATTGGTTATATGCTACTTTATATAATTTACTCATTTTCTCTCTCCTAAATTTTTTGAAGCATTTCATCCGACTTAATACCGATGAATTCTAGTGCTTCTTCCATTCCTTCTCCAGATTGTAGTGCTTCTTCAGCTTTGTCATAAAACGTTGTTAACATTGTTGCTATTTGCTCACGATGTTTTAAATATTTTTCATATTTCATTTGTTCGTAACTCATATCTGTCTCCTTTTTTAATTATTTAGGGAGCTTATCAAATGAAGCTAACGTTACTAATAAGCTCCCTATTTTTTATAATTTATTTCTTATATAAGAGAAAATTTAATTTCTCTTATTATCTCTCAAAAGTAATTACTTGTTTATCCTCAGTTGTAAGATACATTGTTTTGTGATCATCACTAAACTTTACGTTGAATGTTGCTTCTGGTTCGTCTTCCATATTCACAACCAAGAAGTATTGATCTGTTTTACCATATCTTTCGATTTCATATGTACCATACTTAATGTCAGTACCATCTGTGTTTTCACTATCAACTTCTCCATCTTTGTCGAAAGTAACATATTCTTCAGTGTCAGTTTCCCACGAATTCACTATATATTTACTTTCATCACTAAAAGGTTTAATCACTGCAATTAATATGATAATTAAAAGCGATATTGCAATAACTATTGAAGATACTGTAATCAATTTCTTTTTCTTTTTCTTTTTGTTATTAGTTGTTGTATTCATGCTCTTCACACTCTCTTATATAATTTATGTCTTAATTATAAATGATGTTCTTATAGATTACAATACTATATTTTATTTTTTATGAATTAATTTAAGCTTACTTCATCTTTATCGTTTCTTACCATTTTGAATACAGGGAACCTCAAGCTTTCCCCACCTTTATCATTCTTACTTTCTTCAAAATAGCTGATTTCAACGATTTTACCTTCAATTAAATCTTTTTGTTCCCAGAATAACTTTCTATCTTTATCTGAGAAACCTGAACCTACACCTAACTCATAACCTTTATAGTCTACTACAATGTTTCCTACCTTATTACCTCGAACATGTTCCTCTACACGTAAGCAGCGTAAATCAACGGTATGGAAAGTCTTAAACTTTAATAAAGATTTGGTTCTTTTTGCTTCATAATAAGCGTCAATCTCATCTAACATTGATCCTTCAAAGCCGCTGTCTTCCAATTTCTTTTGTACAGCTTGAATTTCAGCCATATCATTACCGATATAATGAATAGGCACAATATCAATAACTTTTGGATCAATCTCTTTTAATTGCTCATAGAATGCTAACAAGTTATCTCTGCGTTCTTTGAATTTAAGTTTTGATTTACCCTCATAAAACTCTTCTAAAGGCATGTTATCAAACATCACAAATTTAATGTCTGACTTGTCACCTTTAACTCTCAAGATTTTTGAAGTAATTCTGAATAATTCATCGTTAGGAATACTTTCAGTTTCATCAATCGCAAGTAATTCACCGTCAAACATCATAGGTGTATTGGTCTGTTCATAGTATTTATTAAATAATGTTTCAATCTCTTTCAGTCCATCAATTGTTTTCCCACTGCGACCAAAGATTTGAACACCTTTATCATTAACTAATACTACTGATCGAACACCATCAAGCTTAGTTGATTGTGCATACTGTACATTTGGTTTAAGTTTTCCTTCAAACTTACTTCCTTTTCTTACATCAAACTTAAAAATAAAACCTTTGCCGAATACTTTATTAATCGTTACTTTTGAAATACCAATCGGATAATCTTTGATGATAATGCCTTTAACCATATCGGCAACATCAGTTCCAAATACTTTTCTAGCATTATTAATCATACCTTTAGCATATGCTATATCTTTATCCTTACCAGAATTATTACTTCTTAGATATTCAAAAAGTTTCATTAAATCAATATTATTAATCGTCATTGGGTTAATCGGCTTAGCGATTTTCTTACTTGAGATACCTGTGACGATCAAATCATCAAACAAGAATTTTAGTGTCTCAGTTAATAATTCATTGTCTTTGTGTTTTCTAAGGATGTTTTCTTTACTAGTCTTACTATTAGTGTTTTTAATTTCTTGTAATATTTCGTATAGCTCTTGCATAATTTCCTCCTATGCTGCTAATACTTCCTCAAGCTGATTTTTATACTCATCATATTGAGGTAAGTATTTTTTAAACAGCTCTAATTTTTCTTCATAGTATTTTAACTCTTTACTTTTCCCTGTGTTGTTGTACTCATCTCTTAGTTGTAAGTTGTTAATAGTTGAGTTAACGCAATTCATATATGTATGACACTCTTTACTCATTCTTTTAAGATATTGAAGCTCCTCTAAGTTCATGTTGTTTACACCATAGTCTTCGATCATTTCAATTTCTTCTTTAAGTGCTAAGATTTCGTTATGTTTGTCAATGTTTAATACTTTCATTTTTTCCTGTCCCCTATCAATTATCAATTATATTAGTAATTAATTTTTGCTAAGTCTTTAGGTGTTAAATTAAGTATATCACATTGTTATGTATTTTGAAACGGTTTTATATATTTTATTTCTTAAAAATTCAGATTTTTTTAAACTGCTGATCCTTCTAAGATTGCTAACGCCTCTTTAGAGAAATTATTTTTCCAACCATTCCCTTTTAAATAACGTTTTACTCTCTTTTCTCTTTTTCTTCTTAATGCTTTAAGTTTTTCTTCTCCTCCAAGTTCATTAAAGGCTTCTAAGTATTCGTGTCTACGATCCTTCCAGCAACGTCTCGCTTCTAAAACTTTTTGTAATTCTTTGCTTAGGTAATAACCTTGATAAGCATTCATGTTTCTAGTTTCAATGTCATGAAGTATTTCACTTACTTGTTTATCAGCTTTAGAAATTTCTTTACTACATACCTTTAACTCCTCTTGTAAGTTCTCCAAATCTTTTTCCAAACGTAGCATTATGTTTACCCCTCTCATACTTTTAACTCCTTTTTATATTTTATTTCTTATTGCTGAGTAAAATATACCATGTGCATATCTTACTCGTCAATAAGAATTTTCAACTTTTTTAAATTTTATTTCCTCTAATTTATAAATAGTCTCTCTCTAATTTATATCTAAGTACACCATCTTTAGAAATACTTTCGATCAACTTAGTTGAAGATGAAGTTGAGGTGTCTTTATACTTCTTAGATACAAATTGTCCTCCACGTCTGAAGCCACTAAATATCAATTTGTTACCCTTCTTAAACCATGACTCTTCAACTACACTTCCATTAAATTTACTAGTCTTGTCATAGTAAGAAAAGTTACCATGATATTTAATTGTTACAACTGAACCATCAGTAGCAAGAATAGTTACTGACTTCTTAGGTGCATTTTTTGCAATAACTGTACCAGCAATATTCACAATTTCATACTTAGGCATTTCTCTTCCCTTAAATTTAAATACATCTGCTACTACTGGATCAACTGGTAACTCTTTAAAATCAATAATGTTATAAGTCTCTTTATTTACGTTGTATAACTCATGCTTATGGTAATAGAACGATAATGTCTCCATTTCCCAAGATGAATAATTACCTAATGCATGTTTTTTCCAAGCTTCATTTAATACATATCTATTTGCTAATTCAATAGGCTTATCTGTCTTCAGCCATTCTTTTAAATCTTTAGTCTTCTTATCAAAGATTTTCTTGAATTCTTTTTCGTCTACTTCGTAATAGCTTCCTACTACATTAACAATAGCTTCATTACCAATTAAACGATCATAAAGTTCAGTGTCTTCAACTTTAAAGATTTTGTGTTTAGTTTTACTCTTACCTGTTTGAACTTTTTTTAGCACTTTATTCTTAATGTTTTCTCTTAATAAGATTAATTCATATTCAGGTCGCTCACTAAGAATATCCGCTTCCAGTAACAATTTAATATTCGCTAAAGTTAAGTTAGTCTTCAAGTCTGTTATGTATTTAACCACGTCCATCATAATCTTTTTACGCTCACCAAATTCATCTAACATACCAGATTTAACAATAGAAATTAAATGTTTGTTAGTAATCAATTTAGTATCGTATAACTTAGTTAACACATCATCTAGTGAATGATATGGACGATTTGCAATGATATGATCCACTATTTCGTTATTAATATTCTTAACTGGTTTTAAACCATAGACAATAGCATTGTGCTCTACGTCTGGACTAAACTCTAATGTAGATTTATTAATAGAAGGCAGCTTAACTGTTACGCCATTCTCTTTCATCTTACCAATACCATTAGCAATCTTTTCGTAATCAATATCTTTACTATCAGTTGATATTGAGTCACTATCTACATTTAAACATGCAGTTTGCCAGTAAATTCGTGGGAACCTTCTATTTAATTCTAAATTTTGAATACCAATAACTGAATAAGCAGTTGTATGTAATAAACTGAAACTATATGAGAATTGCATTGCGAACTGGACATTCCATACATAATCTAAGAATACTTCTCTTGCTCCACACTCTTTACCCTTAGAATAAAACAGAGATTTTATTTGGTCTAAAGCCGCACCTTTAGGCTTAGCAATGGCCTTTCTGAGCTTATTTTGCTCTAAAATAGTGAAGTTAGATATCCTATTGTCCGCAGATAGCCCCATAGAGTTTTCTTGAGTAATGTTCAAGCCTTTGTCATGTAATAAATGCTCTTCCATAATCTTAATTTCTTCTTCATTTAAACCAAATTCACGCATTTCTTTATACCATTCATTAATATCATTCTTATGACGAATGTATTTATCAATAGGTTGTTCTTCTCCATCAGACTGTAATCTCATTAACGAGTTTGCTGCACAGAATTGTTCAAATGTTTCTGGTTGTACTCTCTTTAATGTTGTTTGTCCAATCTCAGTTTGGAATTGGAATAAGTCATTGATTTCTCCAGTTGAAGCTAACTCAAAGTATTCATTACTTTCTAAATCTAAATTTTTAGGGTGTAGTAAATCACTAAAGTTTTCTCTAAGTGATTTTGTATTATCAATTAGTCCATCTTTAGATAATAATTCTAACGTTGCTCTAATTCTATCTAAGTTCTCTACACTTAATAAGTCGAACTTTACTCCGCCCATGTATTCTGAGTCAGATAAATTATATTGAGTTACATGAACATCTCCACCAGAAGCAGTCATGATCGCATTATTCTTGTAAGCTTCATCATTAAAGATAATTACTCCACCAGCATGTATGCCTCTTCTAGTTACTAAACCTTCTAGTTTCATTGCGGTTTCAAGTAATCTAGGATATTTCTCCATTTCATTTTTAAATTGAGTATCTGGTTTTCTATCTTTATCTGGGTTTCCATATAGTGTATCTTTAATGCTCCATTGTTGACCACGTTCAACTTTAATAAATGAGCCTAAGTATTGTGCTTCTGTATCTGGAATATTTAAGCCACGAGCAGCCATCTTAATTGCAGATTTAGCACCTTCAGTTCCATATGTACATACATTTAATACTCTATCTTCACCATAATGTTTCTTTAATGCACCGATAATTCGTTGACGTTTAGAGCCTTCGCAGTCTATATCTATATCCACTTATACCGTTACTTTCGTAATACTTTAACACTGTTTAAAACAGTCGGACTAGACTATATCTTCATTAACTAACTTAATGTAAATGCACTTCCAGTAGTGACAAAATCTACTGTACTCCCAATCAGGATAGTCGTTGCACCTTCCATATAAATGGCTTGGCACAGTATTCTCAGCTATCTATCTTAAAATAGACCTTAGAGTCTCTTAGTCAGTGGCTTCGTCCTTTTTAAATGTCATTATCTCCTTGCAAGGCTTGAATGACGGTCTTATTCAACTGATACTGTTAGCACTTATAATTAAATAAGCACACCGTTTTGTCATACGTTCACATTTAATACCCAATCATTTTAGGTAATTCTGGTCGCTCTTTAGTTAAATGTCTCCAGTGAGGTAAATTATTATATTTTAAAGGGTTGATTTGAGTAATGCCTAAAAGGTAATTTAATAAGAAACCAGCACCAGAACCACGCCCAGAACCTACTAAACTATTACCTCCACACTCATCATCTTGCCACATAATATTTACTATCTCTCTACAAGTTAAATAATATGAACTCATAGTTTGGTTTAATTTATGACTAATACCAATGATTTCACTTAATTCGTCATCAATACGTTTTAATATTTGATGAAATTCCTCTCTACCAATACCTTTATAATGTAACTCTTTAAAGTAACCTTTTTCGATTAAGTAAAGTAAGTATTGATCATCTACCTTATCTGAATTCGCTAAGTATTTAATATGTTCATATGTATCATAAGCTTTACTAAATATGTGAGATAATTCAAATTCTGGAATTGTAGATTTAGGAATAATTGAAGTATGATTAATGTCATATACCTCTACTTTGTCATAAATTTTCTCAGTATTCTTAATAGCTTCCTCAACTATTTCTTCAGATAGGTAAGACATTTGCTTTTTCATTTCATCAATACTATGCATATAACAATAGTAATAAAACTCATCAACTTCTCTGTCTCCTTCTTTTGAGTTCAAGAATACTCTATGAACATCTCTGTCTTCTGGTCTTGCATAATGAGTGTCATTAGCTACAATACATTTCAAACCATTTTCATTAGCTAAGTTAACTAAATGCTTATTACAATAAATTTGTACTTCACTTTCAGCTGGTTGTAATTCTACATAGAAATCATCTTTACCAAACGTCTCAATACACCAATGTAATTCTTTTCTTGCTGCATTATAATAGTTAGCTATTTCTTCAGACGATGAACCATTTTCCTCAGCTGCTTTCATTTTCTGTAATTGAATATTAACACTTGAGCCAATACAAGCTGTCGTAGCCATGATCGTTCCTTTATATTCATTACTTGTAGCTACGCTTCTTAAAAATTCTTTAGTAGTCGGTGTTCTCTCCATCAAACCTGTAAAGAAACTATTCTTCCAAGCTTCACTAGATAGCTTACTTAATGCTTCAAAACCTTTTCTATTTTTAGCCATTAAGATGAAATGAGGGAATTTAGTTACTCCTCCACCAATATAGTTATCTCTAACCTCTTCTAAACTATCAACTAAATATATTTCGTTACCTAAAACTAATTTAAAACTTTCATCTACTATATTTTGTTCCTTTAGTGATTTTAATTCTTGTATCATTTGTACTGCACTTGATAAACTCTCATGTTCGGTAATAGCTAAACCATTGTAACCAAGTTTACTTGCTGTCACTAATAATTCTTTTGGTGACGTAATAGCGTCAATAATTCTAAAGTTAGAAAACATTGTATGATTATGTAAAGCCATTCTTTTCTTGCACACAATTTGTTCCTCCTAATTACTATTTTTAACGTATTCTAAATATTCCATACTTGTAATACTATTAGTTTTTAAATTCTTTTCGATCATATCAACTTGCTCTTCACTTAATTCTTTAGGTTTATCTTCTTGCGTTCCAGTCATAATAAAAGAACCAACTAAATCACTTGGTGGAAAATCATCACCTTTAAAAGCTACTTCAGTAATATGAGTATACTCTCCCGTGTCTAGTGCATTTTCATTAACCCAAAAACCAATACTAATCCGCTTATGTCCTAAGGTAATAGCTGAACCGTTTAAGTTATTGCTTACAACACTTGCAATTTCTTCTCCTTCTTCCAACTCTATTCTTTCTAATGATTTTTTGTTTTCGTCATATTTTAAAATCATATTATCACTCCTTCTTTATTTATTATATTTTATTTCTTAAAGTAAGTAAATAGTTTTTTGGTACATTTAAGAATAATTTTAGAACGATTAAGAAAAAATTAACATAAATTTCTTATATTCTGATAGCCTTTTTTCTGCAAGATACTTTATTTGAAGGAGAGAATTATTATGACAATCTTATCAAAATTATCTAAAGGAATTGCAGTTACAGCTGTTGCTACTGGAATTTCATTATCACCTATTGCAAGTTCAAATATTTCTCATGCTGCTACTGAATCAACATCTACGACTCAAAATAACAATGCAGCTGGTCAAATTAGTAAAGTCGGAGAAAGTGACGCCCAATTTAATTTAAACAAAAATATTACATACGATATTGATGAAAACGGAATTGCTACTTTAACTGATAAAAATAACGGTAAAACTGAACAACTCCCTTACAGTGCTAAAGATAAAGATGGTAAGGATGTTACTTTAGTTTATTATGAAGAAAATGACAAGCTATTTGTACATGCACAAGAAAAATCATCTGAACGTGGATGGAAAAGATGTGCAGCTGGTATAGCTGGTGGAGCAACTACTGGAGCGACTACTCTCGGCTTAGCTGGAGCAAGTGCTGGTACAGTAACATTGCCGGGAATTGGCACAGTAGGCGGTGGTGTTGTAGGTTCTGTCGGCGGTGCTGTCGGTGGCGGCTTAACTGGTGGAGCAACGTTCTGCGGCAAAAAATAAACATTTAAAGGTGTTTAAAAATGACTAACATATACAAATGGTGGATATTAATTATATTGAGTGTGATATTGATCGGATGGTTATTCTTTAGTATTCGCTACGGTAATCTTGCGGTTGAAAAAGCGTTAATCGTCAACGTCTTTTTCATTATAGCTTACTTCCTTTATCTAATTAATTATATACGCTTTAATAAATCGTAATTACTATACTAAGAATAATTTTTAGACAGTTACTATTAACTTAGTGACTGTCTTTTTTATAACTTAATATTTCTATACTAAGCTTTACTATAAGAACATTTGTTCGTATAATAGTATACATAATACTATTTATTGGAGTGAAATTAACATGAGACCTTTACCTGATGAATATAAAAATGAAAAAGATTATCGTAAAATTCCTAGTGAGTATTTAGATAAAAACATCCCTCAAGGTCGTGGAAAAATCAAGTGGCAACCTTTTGCTACTATCCCTGAACAATTTGAAAAACTTAAAGAATACGTCAATGATCAAAATAAATTTGATAGACCTTCCCTCTCAACTGATCAAGTTGAAGATATAAATAATAAGCTTAACTATTGCTATGAGAACCATATCCCTACAACTATTTACTATTGGAATAACGGTTATATAAGTAATCTTTTTTGTTATATTAAAGCAGTTGATGTAATCGAAAAGCACTTAATAGTTTCAAATGAAAAAGGTAATCAAACTAGAAGAATAAGCTTTAAAGATATCTGTGACGTTGATTAATAAATTTAAAAGAAATTTCAAAAAATTTACTAGCCTACCGAACTTTTATAATATATAATAAATATTGTAAAACATTCATAGTTGAAAGGGAGATTAAATATGCCAGCAGCTCTTAAAAAGAAATGTCAACGTTGTGGAAAAACTAAACGTTTAAATGAATTCTATGAAAACTCAACTAAAGCTGATCATCGCAATGGTATTTGCAAAGCTTGTCAAAAAGAAGTTAACGGATAATAAAAAAGGGCTTATTGCCCTTTCTTTTTTATGCTTTAGAGTCATAAACATTTTTAGCTGCTTTTCTCTTACTATTTTTATTGCTTTCATCTAAAACAATTTCTTTTAATTCTTCTTTAGATTTATCTTTATATGCTCTTTCATATCTCTCTACTTCTTGATCAAATTTTTCTTTTTGTTTTTCAGCATTTTCAACCGCTTCTTCAATTTTATCTCTCATCTTGTCAGCATATTTATCTCTGTTATTATAAACATCTTTAGCTGCTTTCATGAAGCCTCTACCAATTTTCTTACCTACATTTTTACCAGTTCTAGCTGTATTTTTAGCGAATACTTTACCTCTCACTAGAGCGTCAATATCAATTAAATCACTAGTAGAGTCATCTAAGAAGTTATTTTTAATAATCAATTTATAAAGTATATTGTAATTCTCTTCTTCCATTATTTCTTTTTGTAAGTCAGTAGCTTTATCCATATCTACTTTATCATTTTTATATAGATAACTTATGTATTCATCACTTTTTTTTGCTTTTTCTTCTTCTTCATATATAAATTTTGCTCTATCTTCTTCGGTCTCAAAGTCCTTCTTTTTTAGTTTAGATTTTATAATTTCTAATAAATAATCATTTTCTTTTTTTAAATTTTTTAATGTTAAATCTTCAACTCTCACAGATAGTCTCTCCTTTTTTAGAATATTTGCTTAATTATATTATAATACAATTTCAGAAATTTTATATAGTCTAACTATCTAATTATAGATATAAATTATAAATTTCCAATTGATTTTAACAAGTCAATTCTTTGATTTAGAGTAAAGATTTTATTTAAATATGTGAAATAGATTATTCTTTGTTATATACTGTTAATAATTATTTATATTTTAAGAGGATGATTTTATGGAAAAAGATAAATATGTTGATTACTTAATAACTGGCGATGATTTAGTACAAATTCTAAGAAAAAGCGTTCTAGATGAAAATAACGAAACTTATCCTGAAGAGGAAATGTATGACTTAGCAACATTTATAGCAGCAGATTTTGACTCAATTGTTAATAAATTTGTAGGAAGAAATAATTTCGAATTAATTAAGGATATTCCGTATATAAGATTTAACACAAAAGAAGAATTTATTGAAGAATCAGTTAACGGCTTTTTAACTGACATTGTTTATCCAGTTACTGGTTTTGAAGAAGAGTATGAGATGAACACTACTTATGAAAGACGTTTTGCAGCTATTGATAAAGTAATGAAAGGAATTAAAGAAACTAGCACTATTAGAAAAAAAGAATTCGCTTCACAACGTAATGAGCCAATTCTTATTGATGAAAAGTTACTTGAAATTATAATTAAAGCAACTATTGATGAAGCTTACCCAATGGAAGACACTGAAGAACGCAAAAAACTAGCACGTCCTATGGTTGAAAGAGCAAAAGGTTATAGCTATCAAAATATGACAAGAAAATTAAATCTAGAAGATGATGGTAAACATTAACCCACAGTTTTCTTTATAATATAATTAAAAACGCCTAGTAGTTAATTCTACTAAGCGTTATCTTTATATATTGATCACTTTTAAAGCGATTGTCTCGTTACTTAATTCACCTTTATACCCAATAGCATTTGTATAAAATGAGCTACCAAATTCATAATCTCCTCTTTCATGCACATGACCAAAGATATTAATTGGAGCAATATGTTCGTCAACTTTACATAAGAAACTTCCATTCGATCCATCACGTAAATGTAGTTTATGACTATAAGTCATTAATAATGGATAATGAGAAATAAACAAATCTGGTTTAAACTCTTTAATATCTTTATATGATTTCATATCCATACTGTTTAAGTCGTCTACTTTATTTGGAATATATCTACTATCATTCATAAAACCATTATAAAAACTGATTTCTTCTTCTGTGCTAGGCTTACTCGTCATTGTACAACCAGCAATTCTTAAACCTTTGTATATGTCAGTAACCTTGTTAACAGCACTATGTAATAATACTACACGCTCATTATCTGCTAACATATCATTTAATTCTATAATTCTATTTAAACTATTAGCCTTGTATTTTCTCATTTGTGTTTTACTAATCAAATAATAATCATGATTTCCTAACACAACATATACTTTATTAAAATGCTTAGAGAATTCTTCAATAGTTAACTTACTAATACTATTGTGATGTGAGATATCTCCAGCGATCACCAAAATTTCAGCTTCTAAACATTCTTTTTCACTCTTAGAGAATATAGTGTTAATAAATTCTTCTATCTTTTTTCTGTTTTTATTTTCGTTATTATTAAATTTTATCCAACTATCAATATGTAAATCATTTAAATAAGCTATTTTCATATTTTATTCGCTCTCCTGTATAAAATTTTTATCTAATATTTGTTTTAAATATTGCAATATACGTTTACTAATATATTTCTTGCTTTTATGTTTAACCTTAGGTATCGCTCGCTCTAATAATAATTCTATATTTGTATTTATATAATCAGTAGTGTAACCAATAATAAGAAATTCTAACTCTCCTTTTGTACCTGAGTAGTCCATGTATAATGGATACTTGAATTCACTTTTATGAACACGCTTTGCTACGTTTGTTACACGTACTTCTATCGTTTCTTTTTTATAATTTTTAACGTTGATCATTATCATAAGCTTAATGTATGTATGACTTTTATAAAAATCTTCTAAGCTTTTAAAATGCTCTATTTTTCTATATTCTAATTCATATCCCTCATTAGTAACTGTTTCAGAAATTTCCTTTGCAATTTTCTTACTGTCCACATATCCAAGAACTTCATTTTGTTCTTCCTCATCGTTTGATAACTCTATAAGATACATAACTCTCTCTCCTTAAATTAATAGGTATCAAGCCACAACTTGATACCCTTATTTTTAATTACATGCGTTTTTTAGCGTAATCACTATATTTAGTTGTCTTATCTAATGGATATTTTGCTTGAGAATAAAACATTACAGCTAAAGCAACAATTGGTGAAACCATAACTAAATGTTCATAATTAAATAAAAATCTTATTAAATCAATAATATTATCTAGAGTCATAACACTTAAAACTAATACTCCAGCGATCACAATAAATAAAGAAAACTTATAAAATAGACTTTCCTCATTCATAACTTTTGAAATAAACTTAATTACCTTTTTCATATTCTGCCACTACCCTTCTTAATCTTTTAATTGTTTCTTCTAAAATTTTGATATGTTCCTCTTGAAGCTTCAATCTCTTATCTTTTAAGCTTTCTGTTGCTTGGTCTAATGTTTGAATAATAAATGAAGCTATATAAGTAATAAATAAATAAATCACTGTTACTGCAAAAGCAATTTTTAAATAAGTGTCTAAATCATAGAACCAGTAATTAACTATAAACATAATTGACGCAGTTATTACTGATAAAGCTAAAACTAAATATGTATCTCTTTTTCTATACTTAACTTCCTTATATTTTATTTTTTCAATTATTCTCATTAGCGAACCAGTAAACTCATAAGTAATAATCACAATACTTAAAAATTCTAATATTTCTAACAACATATACCATTCCTTTATTATATATTATTTCTTTATTTGGAATAGGATAAAGGCATTATTTACAATGCCCTTTGATCCATCTTTCAATATCATAAAGTGTAAGAGTTTTGTCATTTACCACTCTTAAAGTGAATTGTACTGCTTCATCTTGAGTACATTTAAAATTAATACCATTTAACTTCAAGAATGTTACCATAGATGAAAAAGCAGTTCTTTTATTCGCATTATGGAATGCATGCTTTTGAGCTATATTTCTGTATATAAAAGCTGCTTTCCTCTCGATTGTTCCATATAGTTCAACTCCACCGAATGATTGCTTCACTCCTTCAATAGTAGCATTAAGAACTTCTGGAACTTTTACACCAACTTGTTCTTTCGGTGAGAAATCTTGAATTGCTTTTACATTAATGGCAATTACTCGTTTTTCAGTTAAATATTTAGTGCTTTGCATTATAAGTCAACCAACTTTCTCAGAGCTTGGTTATACTCAGCAAATGTCTCATCCAACATTCTGTAAAACTCTTCGTCTTCACTTACCTCCTTTTCAATGGTTACTTTATTATCTTCTATATTAAATTTAAGATTATCACCATCTGACATTCTGAGTGCAGTTATTACTTCTGTTGGAACAGAAACAACTGAGCTATTGCCAGCTCTTCTTAATTTTCTTGTAGTAATCATTTGCAAGTCCTCCATTTCATTTATTGTTCCTATTTTTTTTCCTATTTTTTCCTATTTTTTCCTATTTTTTCCTATTTTTGTGCAATAACATTTACATATCATTTATAACCTACCGTATTTGTTTTTCAATCATTGTGATATGCAAATGATTACTTACATAAAAAAGTATACACGTATATACATATATACGCAACTATTATTTTAAAACTTTATCTTTAAATTCGATCAACTCATCAAAACTAATTGCAATTTTTCCAGTAAAATCATAATCAACATTGATATGATAACCTGTTTCCATAAAGTCAGAATGAATATGACCATGAATATTATATAAATTTTTTCTCCCAATTAAAGTTGGATAGTGACTTAAATAATATCTAACTCCATCACGTCTAATCATATCTGCATACTTGACTGTAATACCTTCTTGTTCAAACAACTTAATCATTTTTCTATGATCATGATTGCCAACAATCAAAATCATCTTTTTATAATTTAATTGCTTTAATATTCTCTTAACGTCTTTTGGTTTCATATTAAAGAAGAAATCTCCGATATTATAAACTATATCGTCTTTAGTAATTGTTTCATTCCATAGCTTGATTAAACCTTCGTTCATCTCTTCAACTGAATTCCAATACTTTCCTCGTGTTTCTTTTTCATATTCCAAAATATTTGAGTGACCAAAATGTAAATCTCCTACAAAGTAAATCATTATTTATCCTCACTTTCTTTTGGAAATTTATAAGGGTTTGAAATAAACTTACTATTTATTTCTTTCAACTCTTCTTCTCTTACATTTAAATCAGTATATAAATAATCACTTATGTAACCTAGTAATTTTCCAATCGTCTCACTAAATTTATTAGTGTAGTTATTAGAATTGATATGTATATTTCCTTCATTGTTTAATACTGAATTCTTACTTAGAGGTTCAAAATCTATCAAAGTGTTTCCAGCATTTAGATAACAAATCTCAATTTTCGGTTTGTTAGTATCATAATAAGCAGAAAAAATTAATGAATAACCATTGTGAGAAATTACTTCTCCTTTAGAATTTGTTTTATTATAGAACTCTTTATCATTTAATTCTTTAATCTTATTCATCAATGTCTTTAATGGTTTTTGTTGTTCTTCTTCATACTGTAATCTAGATACAACATATTTTTCCAAACGGGCAGCACATTTATCGAAGCTCACTTTACTTTTAGCAGAAGTAAATAACCTACGCTTTTTATTAAATAAATCTATTGTGTAATTAACTTCTATATGATCCTCTTGACATCTTCTCAATTCACTTTCTTGGACAACAAAACCTTGCTCAATTAATTTTAATGTTTCTTTTCCATAATTTATTTTCTCCATTATCCAACCAACTCTCCCACTATTTTTTCGCACTTGCTTTCAATCAATGATTTAACTTTATTCTCTTCTGAGTTGTCTAATTCTACTGGAATTTGATCAAATAAATCATAAATTTTTCTAACTAATGATAACTCTTTTAAGTCATCTTCATATTGTTCAAAGTAGAAAATAACTTCTATTGTATTATCGTCCTCTATTAATGTATAACTAGGTTCAAATTCATCAGGTTTAAATATACCTCTAACTTTACTAAAAGAAATTATATATCCATTTCCCTTAGCAAAAACATAATTAATTTTGGTTAAACGATTACTCAATATTACCGACCTCCAACTCAATTAATGGTAATTCAATATCTCTATAAACTGCTCCAACATCACATAACAATACATCATTATGTTCTTCAACTGTTCCTGTGATCGTTGGTGTATGTCCACATACATGAATATGCCCGTCATTTCTTTCAGCAAAATCTCTTGACCACAATAACTCATTAACTGTTTGTTTACTCACATCTTTATAATGAACGCCACCAGAATGAGTAAATATGTATTTCCCTTCTCGATGATATAACTTTGAATTACACATAAGGATATCAAATTTTCTGTACTCTTCTGTTTTCTTCAAAGCTTTAACTTCTTCGACAAACTTTTTAAAGTATTCTGTATAAAAAATTTGATTGTCTTCTTCAAAAGATTTGAGTGGTTTCGTATCTATTTGATAAGCCTCAAGTGTTTCAATACAGTATCTTGCAAACCACTCGACTCCATATATATCTAAAGTTTCAATACTTCTCATTGACTCCCAAAAAGCCATATCATGATTACCTAATAAAGTAATAATATTATCGTCATTAGACTTCAAATTAAATATATAATTAATTACTCTATTGGACTGTTTGCCACGATCAATGTAATCTCCTAAGAAAATAATTAAGTCATCTTTAGTACGTTTATCAAGTATCTTATCCATCAGCCTAAGTAATTTATCATATTCTCCGTGAACATCTGGAACTACAAATATTTTTCTAGTCATTAATACTTCACTCCTGTCGCAAAGTATTCTTCAAATTCGTCTCTATCTGTAACTTCTTTAACATCATTATATTTTAAAATTTGAGCAATTCTTCTAGAAGCGTCTTCTAAATCTAACGTTAAGTCATTGTAAATACCATGTTGATGAAACTCTTTCATTCTTTTCCATAACATATCGCTTACCATTTTTAATGAAACACCACCATTTGTTAATTCAGTCATGTTGTTTCTCCTCTCTTATTTACATTCCTACGTGAACTTCTCCTTCATGTACTAATACTGAAATCTTTTCATCTGAATACATATTAAGATAATCAATCAGTTGTTGTAATTCTGTCTCTTCAGTGATTTTTGTTACCTGTCTAATTACTTCAGCTAACGTTTTGTAATCAAATTCTATGTTAAATGCATTACTCATTATCTTCGTACCCTTTCACTAATGCTTTATTATGAGCTTCTACTTCAACCTTGATTAAATTACCTGTTCTGATTAATTCTTGAATTAAGTATGAAAACTGATCAATTTCAGATGGAGTGAATTCAATTTGATATGTATTACTATTTTTACAACCGAAGAAAATTTCACCACGATTATGTTTACTAGTAGGGCGTGTTGATAAATTTAAATAACCTTTATACTTAGGTAAACATGCTAGAATTAAGTAATATTTTTTCTCTTCTTTTCTTTCTTCAATAGGTGTTTTCGAATATGAAAGAAGTTCTTCTGTTAATACAATTTTCTTATCAATACTTAAATCATCAAAGTCTTTATAGTTTGTGCTAAATTTAAAAACTTCTGTTTTACTTACAACACCATAAACTTTAATTTCATCCTCATCGGTAACATATAATTGTTCTTTCCCACTTGATGTATAAGGGTATACCACATTTTCTTCTACTAAATATAAATTTAATTCTTTTAATTTTTCTTTAAATTCTGTTGTTCTCATTTTATTCTCTCCTATTTTATAAAAGTCTTCTATTTCCTAATGAAGCTAAAATATTTAATGCTTCACGTTTTAATTGCATTTCTCTTTCAACCTCTAGTGCTTTAAGTTCTTCATATGTATGTTCTCTTTCAAAACCAATAATAAATTTTCTACCATTGGTTTCATGGCAGCGATAATCTAAAACATTATCTCCATCATATTTAAGTATTTCGTCAACTATTTGATTGATAACTGTATCGTCCAATTTAGCGTAATCAATCATAAATTTATGGTCTTCAATTATTTTCATATTTTATTCCCTCTCAAGATAAAATTCAGATTTTATTCAAATGTAAGTGATCTGTTTTCACAAAATCGACTGGAATTTCTACTTCATCATTTGCTTCTAAGTACACTAATAAACTTTCTACTGCTTTCTTTACTAATACTAATGCGGTTACAAACATAACTAATTTAATTAATTTCTTCATAATTGTTTTTCTCTCATTTCTTTATAAAATTTATCTACATCAATACTAAAATCTTCTTCAATTTTTTTAATAATCTTCAACGTATTTTGGTCTACTTGCTCTTTTAACATTCTCCATGCGTCATACATCATATTAGTATCACTATATTCATCAATCATAGTGAAGAAATCTTCTGATTTCATATATATACTTTCTTGATCATCTTCAGAAAATGGAGTAAAGTCTGATGTAATTTGACAAGCGTCTTGTGATTGATACCAAAAGTCTACATCATAAGCCATACAAATTCTCCTCTACTATTTTAATCTGCCATTCTCTACATCCAACATTGTTTCTCTGAGCATTAATGCTGCTCTTTGAATTCTCGCTTTCGATACTCTTTCGTAAGAATAAGATAAATTAGGTTGTACTTCTTTTCTTTTTTCTAATAATCTTAAATACTCTTTCGTTAACATAATTAAAATATCTATTGGTTGTTGCATTTTACTTCCTCCTCAAGTTTATCCTCATAAATTTTTATCACTTTATTAATCTGCACAATTGCTTTATTAAGCTTTATAATTTCTTCAGTATTCATATAAGGTTTCACGACACTAATGAAATCAACTGAAGCGTCTAAATTCGATAATATTTTGTCGATTTCCATAACCTATATCTCTCTTTATTTACTTTCGTATTTCTCTTTTAGTTCTAAATATCTTTTATACTCTAATTCTTTTTGATACTTTTCTTCAGCTTCTTTATATTTGTTATGTTTGAAATCTTCATATTCTTTTAAAGCTTCTTGATCAATAAAAGGTAATTTCTCTTTTGTGAACATTCCTTCAAATCTAATTTCATCTCTAATAAATTTATGTATAAAGTCTTCTTCACTTAAATATGCTCTCTGCATAGCGTCAATATCTAATAAATCGCATTCTTCTTTCATATATTCATCTACACCTAAGCAATAAGTAACTATCTTCTTACTCTTTGTTACTAAAATAATTGCTGGTAAACCTAATTCAGTATTCACGCTTAATGCTGCATAAAATATGTGATCAATTGTTTCTCCTTCAATATTTGAAATTAGTGGTTCATATGTATATTCTGGTTTAAACACTTTATCTTCCAATTCTTTTTGAATTTGATAGGCTGACTTCATATTAATTCTCTCCCTCATATTTTCTTGTATTCCAAGCTTTTACTAACTTACTTACTCTATCAGTGTCCATGTAAAGAAAAGTAGATGGTTGTAACTTACATTTGCTATTTGAACACTCGATCAAAGCTTTCTTAAAAGAGTAACGTAATCGTGCTTCTCCGTTACAAAATGGACATGGTTTTAATAACATTTGTTTCAACACTCCAATTCATTCAGTATGCTTTGACTAAGAACTTTACTCCCTACTGCAAAACGATAATCTTTTCTTATATTTTCCTTCTTATTTAAAAGGTAAATTTCAAACGGGTTAACTTTCAAATTAGATACTTCTCCAAATACGTTATCTATATCAAGTTGTTTATTTTGATTTAATTCACTTGCTTTCATAGATAACTTCTCCAACTAGAATTAACTAAAAGTTGTGTTTCAACTCTCATAATTAAATTCTTTAATTCAGTCAAAGTTTCAAACTTTTGTATGTCCGTCAGTTCTTCATCTTCTACTAAATTTTTCAATAGTTTGCAGCTTGTTTTATAATTCGAAGAACTGTTCTCAAGCTCTTCAGTCAAGAAACTATCTACTATATCTAAAGCTTTTTTATATGCTGCCACTAAGTTATTCCTCCTCAAAACCTTTCGTTTCAATCTCAACACTTTTTAAAAACTTATCTATTTGTTCTCTGATTTCTTTTCCACTAAGGTTATTAGGTTCATGTAATGTATGTGCCTTAACAATATTTAATTCAAATATTACACTAACAAATAAATCTGTTAACTCTTTTATCTTTTTACAAGCTTCATTATCTAAATTTGTTTCTCGATGAAATCTAATACCTTTTGTTAAAATATCTTTCGTCATATTAACGTCTAGTTTAATTTCCATTTTTACTCTCCCTTATATATTGTTCTAATTGCTCTTCCAAACCTTCCATCTGTTGCATGATCCCACACCATGCGTCCAATTCAGTTAAAGCATAATCATCTAAACCACTAATATTATCAGCTTTTTCGTAATCTCTAATCTGCATAGACAAACCATTTCTCAAGCTCATCCACATCTGTTTGTAATTTTTCATTTTATAACCTCTCTCTTTTTATTCTTTTGTCTTAGGATAATATTTATCATATTCACTAAAATAAGTTTGTAACCATTCTAATCTAATATTAGTTTCTTTTAGCTCAATATCTGATAAGAATGTGAGTAACTGAGTTATCTCTCCTAATAGAATTGTTGCTTCAATTGTTTCATTCATTTGTTTACTTCTTTTACCTAGCTTCCATGTTACTAACATATGCAGTCTCTCTAGCTTATTAGAAACATTATATAGTAATTCTTGTTTGTTCATAGTCTTTTCTCCTTATGTATTTTACAATTGGTTACAATCTTATTTATGTTTTAATCAATATTACTAACGTACTCGTTCCAATCTCTTATGATAAAAAGGTAGAAGATCATAGAAAAATCTGGCCTCTGTTTTGTAATAAAAATATTTCTTATGATACTTACCATTATTATCTAGCCATACTACATTCCATTCACTCATGCTAAATGTATCTGTAAGCCCTCTAATTATTCCTAACATTTTCCAACACCTCATATTTCTTTTTATATGTTATTTCTAATTATGTTTAGTAATTTGATTGATTACATCTTTCATAGTTTTATCTTTTAGTTCATCAGACGTATATACTTTCATATCATGTGTTTCTACTTTAAGTGTCTTCTCATCTTGATCAATATACATCTCTAATGATCCATCTTTAAGATGAAACACTACCTTATCTTCGCTAATATCCATTCCGTTGTCAGATAATTTCTTTAAAGCTTGATTAATAAAATTTGGTTTACTCATTATATTTCTCTCCTATATTTTCAATTTATTCTTTATTGTTTTTCTCCAGTTCACTAAGCTTATCCTCAATGAACATCATTACATCTTCATCAGAATACTCATCGCTATTCTTGTAAACTTCGATGATTTTATCTAAAGCTTTTGCTTTAATTTTAAATTCCTTTGTTTCTTTTAATAGTTTTTCATACTTCTCTTGAAGCTGATCTAATTCATTTTCTAATTGAATTCTTCTTCCTAATAAGTTATCCAATATTATTACTCCTCTTTATTCCACTTTGAGTTCTCTTTAAGAAGTCCAGATTTCTTTAATTCTTCATTTAAACAACGATCATTTTCAAACCAAACTTTTGCTAAATACCTTCCAAAACCATCGGACTTATAAGTTTGAATGAAAATATCTTTATTTTCTACACAACTCTTAGTAAACTGTGTAGCTTCTTTATAATTTGCTTGACTTCTCTCTGGAGTATCAACTCCAAGTAATCTAACTCTACGTTTTCCATATGTATTAAAACCAAAATCAATTACAATATCTAAAGTATCTCCATCTATTACTTTCGTGCATTTAGCTTTATATGTATAAAGCTGTTCTCCTACTTTCAACTTTCTCCCTCCAACAATTGTGGTGTCTCGTAAATATTACCCACCACTTCAGCATGTCTAATTATTGCTCTAGGTTTTAAATCTCCAATCACAAATGCCATCTCTTCTTCAATATATTCAACTACATATAAGCCATTGATATCCATTCCTACCTTGATATTTAAATTATCAATATCCTTTGTTTGTAAAGGATGATTATCGACTTTAACAATATCTCCTTGATAAATAGGTTGACCATTTTTATCTGTCTGAGCTGTTGGATATAACAATTTAAAATTTCTAACTAAAACTTTTTTCTCTCCATAAATTGAACCATCATTTGCTCTGATCCATTCGTCCTCAATATGTAAACTTTGAACAAACCACATTCTTTTCTCTTCTTCATCCCAAACCTTCATTGGTAACATTTTTTATTTCCTCTCTTCTCAATTTAATATATGTATTTACTATTCTTTTAGTTGATCAATATGCGCTTTTACTTCTTGAGGTGTCAAACCTTCTTTTGCCGGAACCCACGCTAACGTTCCATGACCACCAAAATGAGCAACTGTTTTTCCATTTGAAATAAACCATTCTGCTGCTGCACGCATTACATCATTAGTAGCTATACGTCTATTGTTTGTGTCCATCGCTCCATCATCTTTTGTACGTGTCATGTAAATATCTCCAGTTATCGCTGCTACAACTAATTCTATGTTTTCATATGCCATAATTATTTCACCAATTCTCCTTTTTTCCATACTAATGTTAAATTTGTATCGCCTTCCATAAGATAAACAGTATCTTCTTTGTTTAAATCAATGTTTTCTATTCTTTCGTTTATTAATATTTCTGGTAACGTTCCATCATATAATGCTAGAATTTTAGGAAGCAATGTCTCTTCAGTTATTTCTTCTTCAGTCTCTATAATAAAAACATCTTCACTACTAATGCTTTCATATAGTTGAACAATTCCAAACTGATTGAAATACACTGTATCTAAACCTTTAACACTCTCATATCTCTTATCTCTGATGTCATTGTTCCACGCCCAATTTATTAGTTCGTATAAATTCATTTCAATTTTTCTTTTTAGTTTAACCATAATTATTCACCTATAATTTTTCCATTTTTCCAAATCAAGATGTGTTCTCCATCTTCTTTAACTAAATGAAATGTTTTTACCAACGCAGTAATCTCATCATCTAAAACTTCTTTAACACTTGTGTTTTCATAAATCTCTGAGTAAGTATTAGTTTTCGTGAAATTAGTATAGACTTGTAATAATACTGGTATAACTGTATTTTCACTAATTACCTCTTCAGTTTCTACAATAAAAATATCTTTATCTGTAACACCTTCATCAATTCTTACGCCATGTCCATCGGTACTAAATTGAACAGAACTTCGATCCATAGTGCCTAATCTTGTTTCGGAAATAAAAGTTTTACTTTCAACTTTTTTTGTGTTATTGAAACCCCACTCAATCAATTCTGGTAATGTCATTTCCTTTTTAGTTACTACTTTTTGCATAATATGTATCACTCCTATTTATTTTTAAAATATCTCTTATATGAATAAGGTAGACAATCGTGAAAGTATTTCGCTTTTGCCTTACTGGTAAAAACTTCTTCATGTAATATCATTGTTTGATCATCTAAGTAAATAACTTTATATTTCATTCAATCACCTTTTATATGTTATTTCTTTAATCTTCATATAATTCTTTAATTTTAATTTTTAACCTCAAAAAATCATAATCATTCTCTATATCATATGGTAAATCAATTTCTTCCATCACATTTTCAACTAATGAAACTGAAGGTGGATCATCAAAACCATAATTTCCCCAACTAACCGTTACTTCTTTTTCATAATCAGCGATTTCTTCTTTAATTTCTCCTACAATTTTTTGCTTAACCTCGTTATATTTAGTTAAGCCTTCAGAATGTGCATACTCTTTTAAATCATCTTTGATACTCATTTTTATTTCCTCCTAATTGTTTATTTTAGTTGCACTAAGTAAACTTTTTAATTTTTGTTTTTCATCTTCAAGTAATGACCAAGCAAACTCTAAAGATTGTATTCTCATATAATTTTTGCTTCCTACTTCATACTTATTTTCTTTTTCTAACATCTCATGAATGGCTTGTTTAGCCTCATCATGCATTAAAATAACGTCCATTATTTCCATATAATCACTCCTATTTAACAAAGCCTTCAGTATTTATAAATTCCGTTAAAGCACTTTCACTCATTAAAGCCATATCAATAATGTAAAAGTCTTCTCCATTTTTCATAATATCAATTGAATATTGACCTTCTAAATCAATATTTTTAATTAATTTACTAATTTCTTTTTGCAGTTTGTTTACATATTTATTGTATTCATAGTTTAACTTTTCTTCTTGTGATAAATATGTGAGATAATCTCTTCTCATTTGTTCATCACTCATACGTTTTAAATGATTTTTCAGTAGAACTGGGTGCCAGTATGGTGCAGTACCTATAACTTCATTCGTATCAAAATCAACAAATGTACGATATTCTGTTCTAAGTGGCATTCCATTATAAATTGTAGGGTTTTCTTCTACGTCTTCTATGTATTCTCTTGCTACAATATCAACACTCATCCCTGCTCCAACTTCCATAGCAAAATTGTTGATCACTTGGAAATACTCTCCCATTTCTAATGGTTCAGTACATCTTGCATTATGATATTGAAACTTCGAACTGAATGTTCCTGTTTTTATAAAATATGTTTTATCTTCTTCCAACTCTAATAACTTAAATATTATTTGATTAAAAATTTCTCGTGACTCTTGAGTAGTGTCTTGATAATCTAATCTAATAAATTGAGCTAACTCTACTGGTAATCTCTCTACTTTTGTTTTAGGTACTTTGAAGAAATCTTGTTGATCAATTGCTTGTTTAAGTTTAGGAAACCAATTGTAAAGTGAGTTTTTATTATCACAAAACTCTTCATACAATTCATCATCTAGTGAAGCAACTGATTTCATTCTGGAAGATAAATGATAGAACTTTTCTTCTCCTGTATTTTTATATCGCTCTTCCATGTCTCTCATCATTTCTCTAAACTCTGCGTCCATACCATACTGTTGTGATGTCCCTCTTGCGAATTGGATCGGCATTTCTTGTAGTAATGAATGTTGTTGCTTTAGCTCTTTTTGATTTTCAGATTGAAATAACTGTAATTCTTGTTTTGTAGGATAATAGCCCACTTTAACCGCCTCCTTTTCTTAACTATGTTTATTATATTTTATTTCTTTAAAGACTTCAATACTTTTTTAAAACTTTTTATAATTTATTTTGAATAGCCACATAATTCAGCGATTGTTTCAATTGGTAAATCTCTTAATTTGCCTTCATAAAGCATAGTTTTAATTCTCTTTGGAATTTTTACCTTGTACTCAAACGATAATGTATTTATTAAAATCGCACTCTCATAGTTTTCTTCTATCTTTTTCATTGATTTCTCTTTGATAACATCATGAATTTTCTTAACTAATTTTGGATGTACTATTATCTCTGTTTCTTTTTCGATTTCTTCTTCAAAAATCATTATTCCATCTTTATTAGTTATAAAGCTAAAATAATCTTCTTCGTATTCGGTATCAAATTTGATCAGCAAATCATTTAAGTCTTCCCCTTTAATAACCACATGCTTACTCTGATTTGACTTATTAAATCTAGACATATTATCCTCCAATTATTGATTTTATATTTTCTGTATTGTAAAATTGAATAGGCTTTTCTCCTCTCGCATTTTATCCTCTTTTATTGTGTAGTTACTATTAAAAGTACATATGATGTGAGGTTTGCCCTGACTGATAACTTAACTGTTGTCAGTCTTTTTTATTTTGCTACTTTAATCTTCTTATCTGAATAATGTTTTCTTAGCTTCCATTCATACTCCTCAATAGTATTATCCAAGTGCATTAAATAGACGTTACTATTTTCAAATAGCTCAATGATTTGCTCCAGATTTTCTAAAGAATTTTCATGAACTGGACTATTGTTTAATGAGAAATCTAGATAAATGCTACTTACATTTTTATAACTCATACTAATAAACATTTCTTTTAAATCATCATAATTGTTTATATCACCAGAATAAATCAATTGACGATCATTCTCTTTTTCCTCTAATACAATCGCAAATGCTTTCAATGTATCAACATGATTTACTTCATAAAATGTTATGTTTATATTCTCATCTATATCTAAAGTATTATTATGATGACTATGTATATTAAACATTTCATTGGTGACTCCACTAGCTAATAAGATTGTAATAAGTGGGCTCTCAATTTCTTTAGCACAATAGATATTTAATTTATTTCCTAAAGCAAAGTAACTGTATTCTACAAATGTGCCGACACTACCAATGTGATCAGTATGTGTATGAGTAATGATTAAATTAATAGTTTTGCTTAAATCTAACTTTCTTCTTAGAATTTCATTAAATACTGTTGATCCACAGTCAATAATGTAGATACTATCATCACTTTCAAAATATCCTGAAGTGTTGCCATATTCAACTGAGTTAAAAGCTGAGCCAAAACCTAACATGTTTAATTTAAAGTCTTTCATTACTTTACAACATCCTTTCCATAATAACGTTTCATAAATTTTTTAATGAATTGTCGGTTTGTTTCATACCAAAATGATGTAAGTGATACATCATATCCTAGAATAATATGAAATCGTTCTTTACGATCACTTAAATAAATTTCGGTCTCCATCATGCCTGTGCCTTTAATATTACGAGATTTCGCATAACCTTGTTCAATTTTAAATAAATCTGTTGTATCAAACCATCTCAAATAAGGTTCACCGTTTGGATCACTCAAATGGTTTTCGAGAGATATGATATCAGTAAAAATCTCATCATCAATTCGAGTGTCCCTATAATATATATGTTTTTTATATAATACGATATCTAATTGATCATTGATAGTAATAGATACTTGTTGAGCCTCTCCTCCAACATAATATTTTTTTCCTTTTTTATTACTAATCATGACTACACCAAAATTTGAAGCTGCCATAATAATTCCTCCTTAATTGATAATTAATCTGTTAAATAAGTATTTCTATAAAGAGTATATAACACTATCCATTATTATACAATACTTTTTTATATTTTATTTCTTAATATAAAAAATAGAGTGGTTTCCCCACTCTTTTTAGATTTTATAGATTATCAAATTCTTTTTCTTCTTGTTTTTGTTTTCTTTTTGCTTCATCAGTATCTTCATATTTCTCTTCTTTACCTTCAGATATATCTTTATCCATGACTAATTTAGTATCTTTAGGTACTTCAGTAATTATCAGTTGATTATATCCTATAATTTCATTAGTGTTTCCATCTAGTTGTGGAGTGGCTATACCAGAGTATGTTTTTCCATTAATAGTAAATGGTTCAACCGACACCATTTTATTCTTAGGAAAATTATAGTTTGCAAACATAACATTATCTTCTAATGGCTTCCAGACTTTTTTAATATTATCATCCCAAACGTCACCATCATCTCGAGGATAAAACTTAACGATATTAAAATTTTCAGAAATTATCTTATTATTTTTAGTATAGAATTGCTTTTCAATTTCTTTTGACTCATTGTGAAGTTGTAGTGGCTGCATATCTTCATAACTGTCATTATATTCTTTTAGATTAATTTCCTGTAATTTATGGAACTTATTTTTATTTTCTTCTAAAGAATTCTTTGATAACTTGTCTAATGTTATATCATTAGGTACTCTATCTGGATAAGCCGGATCAAAAACATATTCAAAACCTTTATTATCTTTTACACTGTATACTCCCTTTAACTCAAAATCTTCATTAAATGCTTCTTTTGGATCTTTCTGAAATTTTTCAATTTCATTATAATCTTTTGCACTAAATTGTAAATTAAATTTATAAACTAAATGATCTTTTCCATCGTTAAACACATCGCTCATAGGCACTTCTTTATACTCTTTTTTGCTTTCCGATGATTTGGATGTGTTATTATTCGATTTATTCTTTGACTGATTTTCGTTTGTAGAGCTATTTTCACTAGTTGATTTATTATTGCTATCATTGTTATCTGAATGATTTGAACATGCTCCTAAAATTAAAGCTGAACTTAGTACCCCAATTGCTAATTTTTTCATAATTGCCTCCAAAAATTTATTTACATTATTATTTTATATCAAGCAATATATAAATCAATATTTGAAGGCAAATAAAATTATTAAAGATAAATTATTTTATTAAAATGGCAATTCATCTTCACATAAATAATTCTCTACATGATCCTTTGCGTCACTAATTGAGTATTCTTCAATCATTAATTGAGGAGTATTCATACCTCTGAATGAGTTAACACTCGCTGTACAAATTAAGTCAAAGTACATAACATCTGGTGCAGTAACAATCTCATTCTTTTGTTCTTCTTTTAGGAAAAACTTAACACAATCAATTCCATTGACATTAATTTTCAGTGTATTGCCAGTTTTACCAATTAATTTTATATTTTCTTTTCTAACTAAAATATTTTTTAAATGAATTAATGGTTCATCAATTCCATTACACCACATATCTTTATTGTTAGCTAAGGTGTGAATAATATTACTATCTAAATTATTTGTCCATTGAAAGTCCGCTTCATACTCAATATCAGATAAGTTAACATCTATAAGTTCACTTTCAATAGCTTTTAAAACTTCTAAAGCGTCTGACACATGAAACTCTACACCAAAAGCATTAGCATGACCTTTACAAGTGAATAAACCTGTGTCAGTTAACATTTTATTTAAATCTGGAATAGGACTATTGTTTATATTACGACCTGAACCTTTAAAGTATTCCCCTATTCTTTTAACCATTAACACTGGTCTACCATATTCTCTAGCTAATTTCATAGCAATTAAACCATTTAAACCATTGTTTTCAACGATACCAGTTGAATTAACAATTAAGATTTTATGCTTATCTGATCCTTTTTCTTTAATGCGTTCTTTAATCTTATCTAATACTTCATTTTCTTGTTTCTTTTGTCTACGCTTAACTGCCATTGCACGTAAATAAGCTTCTTCACTAATATGTAAGTCCATCTTCTTGCGTTTATTATGTATAGTATAATCAAATTCGCACATTCCATGAATGACTTGTGTTAACTCATCTTGTGTTCCCATTCTGAAAACTGCATTGATTGTTGGTGCTACGTTGAAACCAATGTCTTTAGCGTTTAAATCAACGCCTTGCTCAAGATTACTACTTTTATTAATAATCATTTTTAACATTAAGCTATCAATATTTTCTTTTCTTAAACCATCTCTCATCATATAGTATGCACCTAAATCATGAGCAAAGTTTGCCCTATCCGCAACTAAACCAATTGCTGCCAAATCTTTTAAGTTTACTGTTAAATCTATTCCTAAAAGCTCGCAATAAGCTACACAGAATAAATATGCCATTGCTGAACCAGTTAAAGCTTTGTTTTCAAATTCATCACTTAATTGGTTGTTTATAATAATAGCTTTATTATCTTTGTTTTTTGGTGCTAAGTGATGATCAATAACTAATGTATTAATACCTTTATCATATAATTCTTCGTGTTGCTCAAAGTCTGAAGACGCTGAGTCTGGAGTAATCAATATATCTCCACTTGTCATTCCATGTTCTAATACTCTTTCAACATTGATACCATGAGACTTATTTAGCGGGGGAATAACAATAATACGTTCTTTATCAAACTGTAACTGTTTAGTTAAGAATTTATACATTATTGAGCCACTAGCTAAACCATCTTGGTCAGCGTCAATCAATATACCAATCTTAGCATTATCATCATCAATCTTACTTTTTAATGCTTTAACGCCTTCTACAATTCCTTCTAATTTTTTCCAATCTGGCTGTAATTCTTTTGTAGGGTTGATATATTTCTCATAGTCTTCTTCCTTAATACCTCTATTAGATAAAATGTACTCAAGAGGATCAAGGTTTGGAGTATACTCTCCTTTAAGTTTCACTTTCATTACTAGTCCTCATTTCTAATTTGTTTTAAAGTTAAAATATGTTTATCCACTTTCATCATCTCTTCTAATTCACTCTTAGTAGCGTCTAAAGGACTATCTTTATAATTCAAGACACCGTTAGTATCTGTTAGATGATAAGTTTGAATATAGGGAGCAAAAAGCTGTCCTATTTTCTTAACTTTCTTCATATACTCATCGAACTCTGGTGTATCTACTTGCATATATTCTTTATCAATAGCAATAATCACTTCTTCGATACCAAGATTTAATAATAATTCGGCTTGATATTTACTCATGTTACTGCCACAAATAGCTACAACAAAATTATCCTCTCCATAAAAAGTATCAGAAAATAGGCAAGACTTTTCTCCTTCTACTATCATTGCTTTCTTTCGTTGAATGATTGCTTCTTTATTTTGATATAAACCATATAAAGCATATCCTAAGGGATGGTTATAACCTGTATCATTTATATAAGTTGGTATGTATTTTGCTTTTTTAACGAATTCTTTATCCCAATTTCGACTTCTTATTCCAATAAGATTACCCTCATGATCGTGATGAGGGATAACCGTTTGAAACATCTCTGGGTAGAATTTGATTTGATATTTTTCCATTGTCTCTAAACTTATCCCAGCTTGATACCAAGCTTTAGGATAAATTTCATCAAAATATGTAAGTATTTTTTCATTATGTATCTTTAATTGAGGTTGTACTTTTTCTTTTTTCTGTATTTTGTTCAACCAGTCCCAATCATGTATCTTTTTAACATTCTTTTGTATACCTTTAACTTTGCTTGTCAGATTAATGTTAATTTCAAGTATTTTTCCTAAAGTTGTAATGCAATCAATAAATGAATGAGCTTTTCCTTCCATTTTTAACCGCTTCTCTATTAATGTGAATACATCGAATGATCCACAACCTGTATAACAGTGAAACAATTGAGTTTCTGGATAGTAGTATAATTTATGCGAACCACCTGTTTTATTGTGACAGATAGTTTCAGCTACTATTTCATCATTTTTCCCTTCAGTTCCTTCTGCGTTATAATACGCTAATACTTTTTCGATATCATGATTAGTTAGTGATGATTTGAATTTATCTTTATCAAACATGATAACCACCTTCTAACTAAAATGGTAATGCTTCTTCTACTTTTAACTCTCGCTCTGGAACATTTAATAACTCATCGTTATCATTAGTCATAAATAAATCTTCCATTCGCATTGTGTCAAAATCTATGTATAAATATAATTTTCCTTTAAACTTAGAATGTCGATTTTTGTATATGTGCCAAATCATATTAGGTTTCTTCTTAATACCTTTAGCTAAGAATTTTTCTATAACCTTATCGTCTTCTTTAGTTGGCCTAGTCATAATACAAGCCTTTGTAAATTTATCGGCCATATTCTTTGCACCACGTAAAACGTTTTGGTCAAGTTTCTTACTATGTTGAATTTCTCCACTAACTTGAGTAGATGTAGACAAATGAAAATTATATTCTTTTGCTAATTCCGCCAAACCAGCAGCAAAGATACCCAAAATCATATCTTCACGAGTAGTCATTCCTCTTGTTTTACTAGCGATGTCCATCATAATTTGGAAGTTCAAGTGAATATAATCAAAGAATACATAATCAACATCATACTGTAATGCATACTTTTTAATGATAGTGTTGATTGTAGTAGGATCAAACTTAGGTACATATTCAATATAGAATGTTTGACACTCGTTTAAGTCTTTAATAGACTGCTCAACAATCTCAACTTCTTCATTCGTTAAATCAAAATCACGAATTCTCTCTTCTTTCACTCCAGAAATATAAGCCCAGATTGTTGGTTCTAACTCTTCTTGTTCCATCTCTGTTGTTATGTATAATACTTTCTCAGCTTTACCTTTATCTTCCCACTGCTCAGTTTCCCAGTTATACCAACGGTTAATAGCTAAATCAGTTGCTTCTCCTAAAGATGTTCTCGATTTGAACGTGTTGGTAGCAGCTGAACGCAACATAGAAGCACCTAATAAATTACCTCTAAAAATACTATTTTGAAGTTTACCGCATGTTGTTACACCATATTGAGCAGCATTTTTAAATGAATGGAATAAATCAATACCATTTTCACCAGCAAAACCACCATCAGTTTCATAACCGATTTTAAATTTACTAGCAAAATCGTTCACTATCCTTTCATAGTGATCAATAATGTCATCAACTGACATCTTTTCGAACCTCATTTGGAATGCTTCATTCTCTTCTCTATTATCTGAGACTTCATAAACACCTTCTAATGAGAAACCTTTATCTACTACATCTCTAAGTAATGAAAACTTTCTTATTCTTGAAGCATAGCGATGGTATGAGTCAGTGTTAGCTAACGTCTCTTCTATACTGTATAGGAAATCAATACCATCATTCTCATTGTAAATTTCGTATAAGTTATCATAATGACTTAAAAACTCATCTATATTCGCTGGAGTAATTGTAGTTAGTCCATCTTGATATAAATTATAAATTGCAGCAAAGATAACTTGGTAAAACTTAGTTTCACCTTTTATGTAAAAATCAGTTCTATCTAACTTGATAGAATTACTTTCTAGTAACTCTGGCTCTTTCATTAAACAAGCTAATGCACTACATATAGCTTTGGTAGGAAACAAGTTCATATTTTTATATCCACCACTTTCTTAGATTTCTAACATATTGATCGTTTTATGTTTTCTACGTTTGTTTTCTTTTGTCTTTTTAATTGTTACGACTTTAGTTTCTGTTTCTTCAATTTCTTTATGTTGTTTTTCTATTCGTTTTAAATTCTTATAAAAGTCTGAGGCCTCATCATACACATATGGTACAATTCCAATTCCTCTTGCATTCTCTGTTGAATGATTTTGTATATTAAAAAAGTAATCTAGCGTTAATGCAATGGCTTTATATCTGTAACCATATTCTTCATGCAAGTTTTTTATTTGTTTTAGTATTAAGCCTGTTGGTTTTTCTATATCAAATAGCTCTAATATAAAATCAATCAGTTCTTTTCTCTCTTGTTTGTCTCTCTCTTTGATTATGTCCTCTTCGGTTTTGTTTTCTTCAATTTCGATCAAATGTTCTTCTAAGCACTCTTCATGCCAGTATCTTCGACCTTTTTTAATCATACCGTCTTTGTTATCTTCTTCTTTACAATGAGGACACTTAACTAATCTAGCCATAAGCATTCCACTTCCTCGTTTAAAAGTAGTCCAGTAACTCTAAAGCTACTGGACTTCATAATTACATCACTTATTTCTATAAATTTTCTTTTAATTCATCAATCAAGATAGATACTGCTTCAACTTGACGTTCTTTCAAGTCAGCTACTTTAACATCTGCACCGAATGTATCTTCCATTGCTTGTGTAAATTCTTCTAATCTATCTGCTTTCAGATAAGTTTTTCCTAATTCTGTTAATTTTTCTTTTAATTCTCCAAAATCTAATTCTTCAGATTTAGTATTCTCTACGAACTCATCATATGAAACTGTTGTTCCACCTTGTTGTTCTTCACGTTCAATACCTTTAATAACTGCTTTTTCTAAATTCTCAGCAGTGAATGGTTCAATTTTATTAGGCATTAAGTCAAATCTAGAACGTGCGAAGAATTCTTCTGTTTCACGAACATATCCAGTAGATAAAACAACATTTCCGTCTTCATCAACGCCATTAGACTTGATATAAACTGTGATATCAACTAAGTCTCTTACAATACCCATTGAACGACTATCTCCAGCAGGAATGATTTGATCAGTATTTTTATCTACTGAAGTATGTCCGATGAATACTACTGTATAACCACATGAAGTTAATTTATCAATTTCTAACCAGAATTCTTCTTTGTAGTTTGACCATAAGCCGAAACCACCATTACCACTTGCAATATCCTTCGCACCATGTGCATTTGCTACATATTTCTGACAGTACATAGAAGCAATATCTACTGTATCGAAAATGATTGTATCGTATAACTCACGTGCTTTATCTTTATCTTTACCTGTAAATTGTTTGTTTAATTTTTTGAAGTCTGACCATTTTGTAATATAGTTAAAAGGAATACCAGAAATTGCGTTCAAACCTTTTTCAAAACCTAAGTAGAATGGTTTACTTAATTTTGTAGCGTTCAAAGTCTTACCTACTGAGTTTGATCCATATAATAAAATTGTTTTCCCTTCTAAACCTTTTGGTACTACTGATAATGTTGGACTGAAAATATCTAATGACATATGTATATCTCTCCTATTGTGTTTTTTATTGGTATTACTAGGGAGAATTGCTCTCCCCAGTTTTTATATTATGTATGTTATTTCTAGATAAAACTGTGATTTTATTCGATGATTAGAATGGTAAATCGTCATCATCAATTTCGATTGTTGGTTTAGCAGCTTTAGGTTTGCTAGTTGCTACACCTTTTTTAACTTCTGTTTTCTTAGTTCCATTAGTAGAAGCTTCTACTTCTGTTTTCTTATCTTCGTATTTTTTGTTTGCTTCTTTAATTTCTTCTTCAGTGATGTATTTTGGATCATCCTCATCTTCAATTGGAATAATGCCTTCTACTAACAACTTACGTTCTACTTCACGTCTAGTATCAACAATAGCTTTACCGATACCAGCTGATGATGAGCGTTCTACTTGTTCAACGATGAATTTATTAATAATTAAACCTTGTAAGATAAGTGATTGACCTAATTCAACTTCATCTTCGATCCATTCAGCTACGCCATACTCATCATTAGCAGTGAATTCGAATGGATGTGCTTGTCCTTTATAATCAATTGTTGCTGCTTTGAATGTTACTTCATCAGTTTCTTCTTCATTCTTAATAACACGTTGTCCTTTTGAAATTAAGTAAGTTTGTAATGTGAATTCTGCACCAAATTGAGCATTTTCAACATCTTTTACACGGTTAACAAAACGAGCTTCAATTTGATTAGCTTCAACAACTTTTTCTGCTTTATTTTTGTACATATTAATAGACATTGATCCATTTACGTTAACAACTGTCGCTTCTACGCCTTCTTCAGCTTTATTTTCTGCAATATCTTCAATTGATACATATTCTTTTTGCATTGTTTCAATTGCTGTGTAACTCTTATTATCAGTTTTAACACCATCACGCTCGAAGTGTTTAACTGCCATCATCTTAGCTGTATGTGTTTCACCTTTACCAGTTTCAATTCTTAATGTAGCAATTTTCATTGGAACTTTCTTAGCTGTTACTAAATCTACTACCTCTAATGATTTTAAAGTTCCTGTTACACTTACTTTGTTTTCGAATTGTTTTTTAGTTTCTGCCATAATTAAATCTCTCCTAGTATATTATATTAATTTATTATTATATTTTATTTCTTATAAGTTTGATAAATATTCTTGCTCTTCTGCTTCTAATTCTTCAGGTGATACTGCATTAAAATCTTCGTCTGAGCCAGATCTCGGAGCCTCATAATAATCGTTTGAACCATTATACTCTTCATCAGTATATTCAAACTCTACTCCAGTTCCTTCAACCTTATCAGGTATCTCAAGCTCTTCGATTTCTGGATAATCGTAGTTATCATAATCTGTTTGACTTACATTTAACAAGCCATCAAATACTCTATCAACTACAATTGCTTCATCGTCTCCATGCTCAACAATCGCATGACCTGTACTCATGAACGCATTAATAATAATCGCATAATCTTGATCGTCAAGTCCATATAAATTGTCTCCATCACATGTTACAGCATTTGCAGTAAATACTACATTACCATGTGCTAAATAATTTTCGTTAATAAGTAAGTTAGGTAAATTCCTTTCAACTTCTAATGGAATTTTAACTAATTCGTCTTGCTCGGTATAAAAATCTCCTCGTGGATCATTAAACCAGACAAAGTAATCTCCAACTTGCTCAACCATCACTACATCTCCGACTTGAGAGCGGATAAAAGTTTCTTTATCGTTTATTTTATTCAAGTCGTAATCAATAACGGTTTTATCTGAGTCGCCAGATTTAGCGTTTCCTCTGGGTTTTACAACAATAAATTTCATAATTTCAATTTTCCTCCTTATGTTGCTGGTGTAAATACATCAAAGTATTCATAAGTCTGAAAAATTCCATTTAATTCTTTAAATTTGTTAATATATGTATCTACTGGGTTTGTGATCGTTGATACTTCTCCATTAGCTGCAATAATATTATCGTAATATCCGATAACTTCTGCGTATTTACTAATCTTAGATGAGATTTCAGTATCAAATTCATTTTCAATTGTTGATGGCTCTGGCTCTTCTACTGTTGGTTCAGTATCAAGTACCTCTTGTTCTCCATCGACAATAACTTCCTCATCGTAACCATCTCCGATTAACTCATCATTAATATCTGAGTCATTCACAGTGCTTACATAAGACGGTTCTGAATGAATTAGTTCTTGTTCGATCATTCGTGATAAATCACTAAATGCTGTTTTTCTCAAGAACATTACTAAGTCTAACACTCTTCCATTCATACTACCAAAATCGGTTTGAACCGACACATAACTTGTCTTTAAGTCCATATAAGTTATCCTTTCCTAATGATATTGTAAACCTAAATCAGTTTTGTATTCTTTGTTACTATAAATCTTAGCGTCACTAACATTCAAATCATATTCGATCACTGAAGTTCGTTGGCTAGGGTCACTCATTTGATACACTTTAATATGTTTCTTCATGAGTTGAAAAATACTTTCCATAGCTTCCTCTTCAATTTTCTTCCAATCTCTTTCAGTTAGCTTACCAAAAGGTTTATCTCTAGTAACTCGAACACTGTAATTTGCCATAAGCAACCTCTCTTTATTATATTTTATTTTTTCATGATCGCTCATGATTTCAAATTACAATAATTATTGTAACATCAAATCAGGAGCGTGTCAACAATTTTCTTATATTTTATTTTTTATGTATTCCCTATATTGATTTATAGGGTTTCAATCTACATTTATAACTCTTTGAAAGTTACATTGTAGTTGAGTAATAATGCGTCTTTATGTTTCTTAGCTAGTGCTTTATAAGTATACATAGGAGAAATTGCATGAACAGACAATTGGTATCTATCAATAACATATTTCATATCTTCAATACTAACTTGATTGTTTTGATCAGCCATCTCACTTAAATAATAAATAATACCAGAATTCATCATAGTTAATACTGAAGATATTTCTCCATCAGTTATTTCTTTTAATAAATTCATTTTTCTATAAACATATTGCTTATCCACTTTTGCGTCATCGTATTTAGTTGTCGCAACATTTCTAAACACATAGTCTCCATCTAAAATCAATCTATGGCTTGTTCTTGATGTGCTTTCACCATTTTTAAGATAATAGTCTTCTTGCATATAAGCTCTCTCTAAAGCTTTAATTAAAGTAGCTGATACGATTAATGTTCTAGTTGATGTACTATGATCACTATTTGTACTTCTTAATTCAATTTCATAAGTGTTGTTAGGTTTAGGTTTGTCTTTTGCTTTTTTAACATCTTGAATTTTTAAATTACTGATTTCACTATAACTGTTTCCGTTTACTCCTTCAAATAAAGCTAAATATAGGGCATAATCACATTCATTTGCTACATTTTTTAAAGAGATATCAAAGTTATCTTTAGAAAAGTATTTTAATTTATGTTTAGCTAAATAATTATCTAGCTGACTATACATAAACGTATTATATAGATTTATATTACTAGACTTCTTACCTGTTTTAATCGCATAGTCACAATATCTTCTTGCTTGGTTAAGGTATGTAACTAAGGTATTTTTCTGTGCAGTATTAATACTAAATAACAAAATTTGAATTTCATTATCTGTAAAATTATATAAATCTTTATTCAATTGCTCTTCTAATTGTTTACTTCTTCTAAAAAGTGATCGGAAGTTCGTCCTATTTTCCTCACTGATAGTTGATAAGAACTCATCTTTAAAAAATTGATTGTAGTAATTCATACTCTTCCCCCTATACTTGCTTGCACAACTCTAATACTTTAGAATACGTTTCTTCCTTGACTAACTTTTCTTTTGTGTTTTTTAAAGTGAAATTGAAATCATTATTTTTAAGGTATTCTTCCAATTTATCCAATAAATGAAGATATTCATCAACATCATTGTTGTATTTTTCTTTAAACAATTTAATAAATGCGTATACATAATATTGAGATTTCAAAGTGTTTGAGTATTGTTTTAACTCATTTACTCTTGAAAGTATTTTGCTAAGTTGCTCAGCAAGAATAACTTCTTCTTTTCTACTATTTAAAGTATACATCTCTTCTATAATATTAGTAAGATTATTGAAAGTTATCAATGATTTGTCATTTTTTAATCTTGAACCTGTGTAAATTAAATAATTAAACTCATGGTCAGAATTCTTAATCGCTTTTACTACCTTTGAAGCTCGATTTTCCAATTGCATTTCACTTATTCTATTTTTAGACCAAGCAGTTGCTTTTGAATGTTGAGCTTGCCATTTAATAGCTTCAGAAGTAGTAAAGTTACTAAATACAACGTTGAATTCAAAGTCGATCATAGGGTTCTCACGTAACGCTCTTTGAACAGATAAAAGTCTATGGAAACCATCTAATACATCTATTCTCGTACCTTCAGTGACTATTAATGTGTACGTTGAGTTATCATAAATTAACTCATCTCCTACGCTACTAGTCGTTGGAGCAGCATTTAAATAAATTGTACTTTCTTTAAGACTATCATTTAACAAATGGTTTACCATTTCTCTAACGTTTCTCTCATTGATATTAGGTGTTTTTATTATTTCATCAGTTCGTATTTCCAATTTTGCTTCTCTTTGAATATCAAAATTATAATTAATAATACCGCTATTCATAAATGCTCCCAACTCTTTTACCGACATTTTCGTACTGTAAACATCGTTAACTGGTAATGTTGGTGTAAATTCGTAGGGTAAAGTGATTTCTTCAGCTTTATTATATGCTAGGAAATCATATTGTTTAGCTTCTTGCTGCTCACCTTTCGGTACATAACCTTCAAGCATTTCTTCTCTCCCAAGAACCTTAAACGCTTCCATGATATATAAAGTGATCAATCGTAAATCAGTTGTATCAAAAAAATTTCGATCCAAGTCTCTTGAAGTAAATGAATAAGTTAGCCCTTTTGGAATTTTATAATTGTTTTCCATATTTGTAGCAATTTTTTCGATTGCTGTATCGTCTTTTTGGTTTCTTAATTCTGAAACAATATTGATCAATACATCTTCTTTATTCATCATTTTCCTCCTCACTAAATTTCTGTTTTTATTTTTTTATATTTCATTTTTTAGATTTTCCATTTTTCATTTTTTGAATTCTGATTTTTCGTTTTTTAGAATTCGTTTTTTGGTTTCTCTTTTTGTATATTCTTTATTTTATTTCTTAAAGGAATATTTTCGATTTTATATATTTTCTCTTTCACGTATTATACCATATTTCTGTTTTGGAAATAAACTAAGAATACACATGTTTTTTATGATATTTTAGTAATATAATTCGTAAATAGTATAATAAATTTCGTTAAGTGATATAATACATTTTTCATATTATTACTTAATTTTATTCAATTCGGTTTTGATTTGAAGTTGAATAGCTTCTGGTAATGATTTTAAAACTTCGACTAGTTGATCCTTTTCAAAGTCATTAAAATCTACATCTTTAACTCCAGTTGTAAAATTATTAGATACTGCTCCTTTAAAAGCTTCTTCATTATCAGCTATATAACGTTGAGTAGTTTCCATATTACTATGGCTACCAACATTCATAGCTACTCTTATATCCTTTGTACATTCATATGCGTATGTTACTGCACCTTTTTTAAAACTATGGAATGTTATATTTCTATTTTCCCAACCTAAAGACTTTTTAGCTCTATTTAGCATGTCAGTTCTATTTTTTCCTGAGAAATTAAAGATGTTATCAGTTAAGTTAAGTTGATCGAACTTTAAATCATTGTGCATATTATCATAAAACTCACGACTAATAACTTTAGTATAAGCTTTTTTACCTTTATCTACACCTTTAATAATTACTTCATCTTCTTTAAGAATAAATGACGCTTTGGTTAATTTATTTAATGCTTCTGCACGCACTCCAGTGTCAAGTGCTAATAAACAATAGTAATACTTATCTAAAGCTTTTCTATTCTCATTATCTTTGATCCAGTTTATTAAAGTGTATGCTTCTTCAAGTGATAAAGCTTCATACGAATTATTAGTTGTCTTTAATTTAGATAACTGATTAATGATATTAATATCAATGTCATAACCATATGATGAAAGATATTTAATGAACTCTTTTAAAGCACACATTTTACGATTGATCGTACTAGCACTTAACTTCTTCTCTTCTAATAAGTATGAACGATACTTAACAATATTATTTCTTGTAAAAATTATGTACACAACGTCAGTTGTACTTTCATTATTACAATTAAAATATTTAAAGAACTGTGCTACGTCATCTCTATATGCGATTTTAGTTCTCTCTGAATTGATACCAACTTCATTTGAATAATTCTCGATCAACTCAGTTAATTTCATATTAAAATGTGTTACCTTTTGATTTAATTCTACTTTTGATAAAGCGTTCATTTCATTTCATCTCCTTAACTTAATTTTATTATATATTATTTCTTAAACACTTTCAATAGATTTTTGCATTTTTCTTAAATTTTATTTCTTAACTATATTTCCCCCGTGAATTTCTCGTTCGCTGTTATATAGTAATATTTCTGAAAACCCCTGTGGAATTTTAGGATCGCTGTTATATAGCAATATTTTTCGTCCCCTGAACATTTTAAAAAAAGGCCGCCCATCGCAAACCCAAACCCCCACCCATCGCAAAAACATCGAACACAATACAATTATTTATATATATTATTTTTTATTTTCTCTTTGTTCGTCCGCTGCTTTTTGATCTCGTCACTACTTCGCTACTTTAAAATATAGTATCATGATTTAATTAATATATATGTGCTATTTTATGATCTCAATTGTATATTTAATTATCTTAATACTATATAATAAAGCCATTTAATTATTATAATATGCTTATATATAACGTTTATAGCGTCATTTTAAGACTTTTAACGTGTTTTAATGGTACTATACACATATTTTTATATGGCTTTTATAGGCTCTTAAATGGCCATATAAAGCATATTTATATAATAAAATACGTGTTTTATTTTAAATTATGATTGTGTTAATAGCCTTGAAACACTAGGCAAAAACGCAAAAAATAAAACGCCTATTATAAAATATAATAAGCGTTTTACTTTGTCATTATTCAATTAATTCATATTGTGAACCGTATTTTATTATAAATTCTTTCTCACTCATTTTTTTACCGTCAAAGCCACTGTATAGATGGCGTTCGTCTTTGTGTGCTCTTTCCGTGTGGTAGTTTTCATATAATCGCATGGCCTCATTTGTAGTTATCAAATAAGTTGTATAACTTTTCCTAACTTCTGCCGCTTTCATTAGTCCGCTTTTAAAGTCTCTTACACATGTATTAGCTGGCAATTGATAAATTATTTCACATTCTTTAAATGTCATGACTTGCGTCAATGATTTTCTTAATTTAAAAAAATTAATGTGTTTATTTTTAAGATCGTGTAATTTTGTAAATCGTTGGAATGGTTCCCACTTCATCCCGTTTGTGTCCGATCTCTTGAAATTTGAAACGCTATTTTTTTTGATATATTTTTTCATTTTTTTATCTCCCTTAATGATCAATTATTATTTTATTTATGAAACGATCAAAATATAATTATCTAACCGCAAAAGGCTAGATAATTGTATATGTGTTTTTAATTTGTCCGTTTTCTGTTTCTTCCGTTTTTATGCATATCTTATATTTATATATATCTTTTAATTGTTTATTAATTTCTTTCATGATGTTTAATTGATATTGTGAAAAATTATAATTAATATATTTAACACCATAAGAAAGCAATTTATAAATGTGTGTCGCTGCTTTATCTTTCATATATTCATATGAAAATATATAATTTAAGCTTGTGAATTTGCTTAAATCATTTTTAATAAAATACTTACTTTTTAAATACTCATGTTTTTTAATTATATATTTTATTGCCTTTTCTTCCGTGCTAAACTCTTTAATTTTTATTATCCTTTCAATTGATACATCAAAATTATACTTTAAAAAATCAGCTTTGAACGGACTAAAAAAAGCCCGTTCAAGTTTTGACAATCTTATTTTATTATTATGTTTTTCTAGTTGGTAATATATAACATTAAAAAAATTGTTTTCAGTTTCTAAAAAATCAATATAATATATCTTTTTCATTATTTAATCACTTCATCATTTATAAATTTTTCTATTTCTTCCATAATTGATTGATAACATAAATCAATAGAATGATCTGCAATGTATGGCGTGTTTATTTCATCATCTTTCATTATTTCAATAGTAAAAGTATAATTTTGTGGCTTATAACGATTATTAAAATATGCATTTATTTGTTCATTTGATAAATTTTCATCATTTAATTTTATTTGTTCGATTAAATCATTTTCATCTATGTTGCTATATTCGTATAAATCAACCATGAAAGCCGCTTTATAATATAAATCAAAATAAATATAATTATCAATATCATTATTATTAATGAATAAAACATGGTTATAACTTCCGTTATCCTCAAAAAATATATTTATATCAGTATTATATTTTTTGTTAATGTTTGTTAATTCTTCACTTACTCTTTTAATTACTTTGTTAATTTCATTTAATTTCATTGTGTCCACTCCTAAAATTAATATATGTATTTTTAATAACTCAATTGATAACACCATTTAAAAATGATGTTATCTATCAATTATTAAAAAATTGGTGCTACTGCTTCCCCCTTGTCATTTATCCAGTAAATATAGTGATCTTCCCAAAGTTCGTTATCGTCCATGAATTCAAGTATTATATTTTCATTAATATTATTAAAAACAACGGTATCAATATTTTTAATTCTGTAATAACTTTCTATGATGTAACTATTTTTGTATTTTTCATATAATTTAAAATTATCAATAGGTTGATTTTTGTGCTGTTCATTTACTTTATTTATTAATGTGTTCATATTTTTATACCTCTTTTATATTTTATTTTTTGTTATGGTCTAATTGGACAAATAACATAATTAAAAGAATTTGCTTTATCCGTGATATTAATCGGAAAGTTGCCTTTACTTAAATACATATAATAACTATTTGTTAAATCTTGCGTTTTTACATCGTCTTTTAAATATTCAAATGCATTTAAAAGATATGAAACATTAAACGTTATTTTGTGCACTGGTTTATCGCTTAAATTTATATTTTTTAATTTATAATTTAAATTGAGATGTTCAAGAAGTTCATTATCATTAAAATTAAAATCGCTATAATTCATTAAATAATATTCTTTATCTTTATCAATTATTAATGTTAAGCGATCTAATTTAATACCTTTATAGGCTTTTAAGATTGCGATTAATAAATCAATTTCATCATGGTTAATAATAATTTTATTGTTTGCGTTCTCACTTTCTGGAATTATTCGGCTTGTTTCTGGATATTGTTGAAAGCTTCCCCCATTTTCTCCAGTTTTTGCATTATATAAAACATTAGTTTTATTGTGCTTTTTGTTGATTTGCAATAGTCGATGGCTATCAGTTGCCACGATATAATTATCATTATAATAAATATGTTGTAAAATTGGTCTAGCGTCTGAGACTTTGCCCGTGATCTTCTTCATGTTTTTAATTATTTTTTTATCTTCCATAGTTGAAAAGTTTTTAATTTCTTTATTCATAATTTTATACCTCTTTCAAAATTTTTATTTAATATTTCAATTGTTAGCACTTAAAAATTAATTATTCTTAAATGCTAACTATCAAACATTAAACATATTTTTTATATTTTATTTCTTAATTTGTTAATTAAAATAATGTTACAATTATAATTGTTTCGTTTAATTTTCCCACTTCATAAGTGCCAATAATTACATCGCTATTTGCATTTAATTCGATTAACTTATCACGTCCGAATTTTTCAAAGTCAAAATAATTAACAACTTTTTGATTTATTTTTTCAATTGCTTTAAAATTGATATAATCTAATTCATCAATTAAATAATTAGCAAAGTTAACAATACATGTATTGTATTGATCTTGTGCAAAAATTCGCATACCTTCTATATTTTCAATAATTTCATCGGTTGTTAATTCGTCCGCTTGCTCTTTTGCGTAGTCGTTTAAAATTTCCATAACTTTATATTTATCATCATTAAAATAAGTTATTTCTTGATCTGCACCAAAGAAATTATATAATTTTTCATTAATAGCTATTTGAATTTTTGCCATCTCGTTTATACGTTCAATATTTGAGTATTGACTAATGCCGCCGATATTTTCCCAATCTGTTAAAAAGTATTCTTCATACTGTACACCATCAACACCGATATTTTTTAATGCTTGATTAAATTGATCTTTTGTAGCTGGTACATTTAACCATTGGCCAACGTGTTCGCCCTCCGTGTATTTTCCTAAATTAGTAATATAAATCGCTGGTTGATTTTCTTTAATTGTTAAGTTTTTCATTTTTGTTTACCTATCCTTTTTTATATTTTATTTCTAAAATCTTAATTAAAATTAAAATTAAAATTTTAGTTTTGTGTATTTACTAACCTTATCACATTTATAATTATACTACTTTATCATCATAAAAACAATAGTTTTTTTATAATTTATTTCTTAATTTTTAATATTCTTCATCAGGTACATAAGCAATTAAGATATAATTATCGTTTTTGTTTATTATACTTATTTCATTTTCAAAGTTCGTTACATAGTCATTAATAAATTCTTGATAATCTTTTGCATTATCAAAGTAATACAAATATTTTAATAATCTGTAAATATCATATTCATCATTTAGATCATTATCATCATAATAATTTATGATATCTTTAAATGATAAATCATTGACAGTTAAAAACATTTTCAGATCATTTAAAGCACTTTTATATAATTCTTGATCTTCGATCTCTGTTAAGTCTTCGAAGTCTTGAAAATATTCAGCCACTTCATTATTAAGTTTTTCACTGATTTTAATACCTTTAGTGTTTGTTAAATTTTCAATATTTAACATCTTGTGTTACCTCCATAATTAAAATTTTAGTTTGTGATTTATTAATTACTTACTATCACAAGATCTATTATACACATATATTTTTTAATTGCAATACTTTTTTATATTTTATTTCTTAAAAATCAAGAAATTTTTAGATCATTACACTAGAAAATTTAAAGCCTATTAAAGTATTAAAGCCATTAAACATAGTGACAATATACAAACATTTAAAATCTTTGTAGTTATGATCTACTATTTTTGAGTGATCTAAATAATAGCTATTTAAATATTTTTCTATCTTGTCGGCTGCCTCTTTCTCATTTTTTAATTCTGTTCTATATATCAATTTTTGATCTTGCAGCCCTAAAGAATTTGTATAAATTTCAGTGCCTTCAAGTGTTAAAAGATCCATTTTATTATATCCCTACTTTATTAGATCATTAAATTAATTTAAATACTTCTTTCATATAGAATTTACTGAGTAAATACTCACGGTGTCCGAATTCTGTATAAACTTTTAACCAAATATCATTATCAAAAGTATTATATACTTTCTTCATTATTCTATTTAAAGTTATTTCATATTTTGAAGGTGTGGCAATTTGTTTTAAAAAATGATTGTCCCATGCTTCCACTTCTACAATTTGATAGCCTTCACAAGTGAGATCATTAGTAACATAAACAGATTTATATATAGATTTGCCCGCTTTCATTCCTAAATAGTCATACAAAGATATATTAGTTTCAGTTGATAACATTTTTAAATTCCTTTCTATTTTGTGAGATCAATAAATAATCAATAAAAATGATTTATTCATGATCTTGTTGATCTCCTTAATATCCTAATTTGTGGCAATATAAAATAAATTCATCATAGCGACTTGAACCAATTGAAAGCAATCTTTCATAAATTGACTTGTATTTTTTTGTTGGCGTTCTCCAATTAAAATAATATTTTGCGATTTCTTCGATAGTTTCAACATGTTCAAAATTAATAGAAATCTTTTTAAAATCGTTACAACTTCCATTGTCCATTGTCAAAGTAATCATTTATTTGATCTCCTAACTTATTTATTATATTTTATTTTTTAATGCTCCTTTTGTTCTTCTCCCTCAGGGAATAAACTTTTTTGCATTTCTTTGTTGCCTATTAAATAACCTATTCCAATAAAACCAATAATGGCAATAAATAATGTAAACATTTTAAAACCTCCATTAGTCAATAATTAAATTAGTTACGTTGTAACCTCTTATAATGTATTTATTATCTTTAATGTGTTTATAGTCTTTCACTATGATGTAGCTACTTTCTATTAAGTCGCTTTCATTCGTAAAAACTTCTACAATCTCATTTATTTGTACTTTCTGGTACACATTCCCCGTTGAGTTAATTAAATTATTTTGTTCCATTTTTCCGCCTCTTCGCTTTATAAATTATAATATTGTGCGATCTCTTTGACTTTCTCAAGTGCCATGCTTGCGGCGTTTGTTTCTTGCTTTTTGCTTTTTCTTGTAACTTCAATTAATAGCATTCTTGCAGCTCCCGTTGGTTGTGTTAAGTCCTCAAATGCTCCAAACTCCCTAGCATTGCGGCGTATTTCCAAATAATAGCCTCTTGCTTTGTTTTGTCCGGTAAAATGGTTGTAGCCTCCTAGATCGTAATCAGTGCGATAATATAAGTTTGTTCCATTTTCTGTTGTGTATAATTCCATTTTAAAAACTCCTTTATATTTTATTATATGTTATTTCTTATTAAAATTTTAGTTATTAATTTAAATTTAAAGCTTTTCTAACTTCTTTATAAGTTAAAAATTTATAAGTTTCTTCATTTTTAACATCTTGTGAAGTAACTTCATTATATAATAGGTTTAGTCTTCTATGTCTAATGTATCTGTAAAGTTTTTCCGTTGGCTCTTCAGTAATTTCATATACTTTTATCGTGCCAAACTTTAAAACAGTGATTTGATAACCTTTTTCAGTTTTTTCAATGTTTAAAACATAATCTTTCATTTTTTGCGTTCCTCCTTTTTATTTTACTTTTTGGCGTTTAGTGGTAACGCCTTGTAGCTCTTGAAGTAATTGAAGTTTAAAGCGATGATCTGCGGTAGTGTGTGAAGTGTTTTATAACTACCATTAACTTAATTTTATTATATCTTATTTCTTATAAGATGTATATACCAATTTTACACTTTTGTTAATTTTTTTGAAGTTTTTTATAACTTCTTTTGTTGCGTCTTAATCGGTAATTATTGAACATTTGGAATTGTTCAATTCGTTTATTTAGTTGTTATCCTTATTACATTTATAATTATACCACTTTAAGAAATAAAATATATAATAAGTATGTTACTAAATAGATCAATTGTATTATTAAGTGTATAAATACCCTTTTAATTTGATAGATCATTATATTATTAATTAGATATATACATATATGTATTAGCACAATAGCACTAATGCATAGCGTACATATAACACATATACAAGCATGTATATATATGTATGTGTAGTAAGTACAAGCATATTAATATATGCGTAATATGGTTATTATATGCGTGTGTATGGCTATATATTAAGCATATAAATATAATTAAGATCATTCATATTATTATATGTATCATTTATTTATTGATCTTATTTAGTTAGTTGATCTTATTAATATATTAGGTGCGTTATTTATTATATTATTCTATTGTTTGGCAGCTTAATATATGCGTTGATCTTATTAAGTATATACATTTATAAGATCATTATCATTATATTGTTAATGCGTGCGTGTGTGGTGTGTATATATTATATATATGTGCATATGTTTATATGTGTGTATGCATTCATGAATAGATGAATACAATTAAGATCATAATAAGTTATTAAGTAATAGTTATTATTTATATGTATGATCTTATTATTATGTGCGTATGTGTATATAGATGTGTGTATATATGCATGTGTGCATATGGTGTATATGTATGTGCTTATGTATGTATATGTATATAGTATATATGCATGTGTATATATGATTAAGTATATATGTATGTATATGTATGTGTATGTATATATGTATGTGTGTATGTATATATATGTATATATATGTATGTATATGTGTATATAGTGATAACATAGTCATGCATGTATATGTATGTGTGCATAGTGTGGCAAGGTAGCAAGACAAGGCAAGGCTATATATAAGCGTGTGGCTAGTGTGGGTGCGTGTGCGATCTTAAATAATTGTATTGTTATGATCTAGATCATATTAATATAATCAAGTTTATTAATTTGTTTGTTTCTTTGTTCTTTGGTTTCTTTGTTCGTTTTATTGTTTCTTTATTTTGTTTTTGTTTAATTTGCTTGTGTTGGTTATTTTGATTTTTTGATTTTTTGAGCGTGTGAACGTTTAGGTTGTTTGATTGTTGGTTGGTCGTTTTGTGTTTGTTTATATTTATGTGAATAGTTATTTATATTTTTGTGTGGTGTTGTGTGTGGCTTGTTGTGGCTGCGTTGTGAATGGTTGGAATGTGTGAGTGTGTGGATAATTTGGGGATAATGTGAGTATGTATGTGTGTGTTGGTTTTGGTATCTCTTAACAATATATGAACGCTTAAAACGTTTTAAAAAAATTTAAAAAAATTTATTTCTATCTATGCATTCAGTACAAAACACAAATAAAAATATAATTAAGTAGATCATCATTAAATTGTTTAAATCGTCTTATATATTCCGTTATTTTGTAGTAATAAGAAAATACATATAATAATAACGTTGTGCAGCTTAAAAAGTAATATAACCGTTATTATTTTACCTTTTTTAATGCTGGTATTACTTGGCTTTTTAGTGGGGGGATATGTTAAAGATTTGAATTTGGTTTGTTGTGAAATTTCCGCCGACACTGTTACAAAATCACGCACTTTACTATATCCACCAGCAAAATATCTCACATCAATCTCATCACCGATCAATCAAATTTCACTCATCTCATCCATTTCCATCTCACTCAAATTTCATCACTCAATCATCTCATCAATATCCCTAACTATTCCAACTCAATTTCCACCTAACCACCCAATTTTCACCACTTTATTTAACTCACCAATCTCACTAAATCAATATTTCCCACTCGTAAATTCAGTCTAATTTCCACTCCATCCGATCCAAAAATTAAATGATTTAATTAAAATTTTAATCACTTCATAGCAATTTCATCTCATTTTATTTCCATCCATTTTTCCAAAACTACAACTAAAATTTTAACTTTGATTTTTGAAAATTGACCACTTTATTAGACACCTAAAATCACAATCATTAAAATTACGAAATTTTTTCTCTGATTATTTCCTAAATAGCATTACATCAATACTTATCAGTTAACACTTATATCACCAATCTCATTAACTCATCTAACTTTTAATCATTTTCACATACTTTTACTGATCACTAACTATGCTGCAATTTCTTTTGGTATTACATTAACCAGTCTGAAAATTAATTCTCAATTATGAAAGTAAAATTTTAATAAATATATTCTTATAGTCATTAATAATTAATCAAGCCTATAAACACCAAACTAATAATTACAAACCACTACAACATATCTGCTAAATTTTAAATTTAACCAAATCAACATTCGACATAGTGTTACTAGTGTCGATCCACTTTTAATGCTTATCTAAAATAAAAAGACTACTTAAATTTCAAAAAGAAATCTAAATAGTCATAATCTAATTTCTATTCATATGTTTTTACATACTTGCTATCGGGTTCATCTAATTCACTTGATTTAGTATTTTTACCTACTTCTGTAATTAAATACATTCTATCCCTACCATACTCACCATTATCTAAGTATGCATAATTTTTATCATAAATATTAATAGTGTCTGCTGAGCTTCTCATAATATAATAATAGTAATTATTCAAAGCTTTTGTGTCATTGATGTATTCCGTACCATCAAAACCATCACTTGTAACATAAAATTTTTCTTTTCTAGTATGATTTCCTGTTCCATCTTCAAAGGCATCAATCTTGAGATCTCTTTCTTTTGGTTCTTTATATTTTAAGTTTTTTACCTCGTTCAATGCTTTTTCGTCAGCGTCCTCAGCTTCTAAGTCATTAATTTTATCTTTTTTTGACTCCTCAAAATGCTCTTTATTTTCTTTCTTAGCCTCTTTAAGTATATCATCGTATGATTTATCTTTCATATCTTTTAACTTAACATCTTTTTTAGAATGATAAACTGTAATTTTACCGTTATCTGAAAAAATATAGCAATAAATAGGGTTAAATTTATTCGGAGCATTTGTTTCAGCTTTATTAGTTCCAATAGCGTATGTAACTTGTTTACCTTTATTCATTATTTCTCCGAATTTAACATTTTCTTCTTTTGCAGCTGGACTTCCATTCGATCCACATGCAGTTAATAACACCCCAGCCGCTAAAGCTATTCCTAACACTTTTTTCATTTCTTTATTCACCTCATAATTATGTATAAATTTATAT